CCCGGCTGCGAGGTCGTCGAGAGCGCGAGCGCGCGCGTCGTCGTCCCGAGCGGCGGGCGGATCGTCGCGACCCGACCGAAGCAGCCGTTCGCGGAGGCGTCGAGCGCGTTGCTCCGGAGCTCGTTCCGGACGACGTTGCTCTGCCGGGCGCTCGCGATGATCGTGATCTCCTTGCCGACGTTGCGGACGCTCTTCGTCTTGCCGACCGCCTGCACGTACCGCGCGTCGATCGCGGCCTCCGACAGGGCCGCGGAGATCGGCAGGAGGTTCGTCACGGAGAAGGCGCCGAGCGCGATCGGGAACGCGCCGGTCGAGTCGCCGACGACGTCCACCGTCGCGACGCCCGCCCCGAGCCCCGTCCCGTCGTCGAGCGCGTGCCGGACCTTGACCGCGTAGGGCCCCGACGAGTCGGCCGCGACTGCGAGGTCCCGCATCGTCACGAAGTCGATCGCGCCCGTCGAGACGCGCGTGCCGGCGGGGATGGAGCCGGCGGTCCCGACCTCCGCGTCCGCGGTCACGCCCTCCGCGAAACCGAAGGCGTCCGCGTCGGTCGTCGCGTCGAGGACGATCGTGGGCTGCGCCGTGTAGATCCGCGCGTTGCCCGACGAGGTGCGGTCGACGAACGTGTCGGGGTCGGCCGCGTTGACGATCGCGTTCGCCTCCGCGACGGTCACCGCGTCAATATCCGCGACGTTGCCGGTCCCGGGGACCGCCGCGCCGGCCGCGAAGCCGGTCGCCGTCGTGACGATGAGCGCAGACACGGCGACGACCTGCACGCTCCCGTCCGTGCCCCGAATCCGGCCGTTGATCGACGTGACCGCGCCGCCCTCGTCCACGAACGCGGCGTAGCCGGCCGCGAGGTTCATCCGGGCGATCACCTGCGCCTGCGTCTGGTCGGCCGCGAGGAAGACGGCCGTGTACTCGGTCCCGTCGAGCGCGAACGTGATCGACTCGCCGCCCGCGAAGGTCGACGGGTAGGTGCCGGCCGCGCTGTTCAGCGTCGCCGCCGCGGCCGTGAAGGTCGCCGTCACGTTGCCGGCGCCGACGTCGAAGACGAGCGCCTGAGCCGGTTCCAGGTCGAACGTGAAGTCGTCGCCGCCGACGATCGAGGCCAGGCGCGTGAAGGTCACCTCGCCGACGCTCGTGTCGACGCGCGCGAGCAGCAGGCGCCGGAACGCCTTGCGCGCGAGCGCGACAGCGCCGTTGCCGTTCCAGTACTCCGGGACGACCGCCCCGTCCGCGAGCCGGGAGCGCGCGCACGGGTTGTTGCTCGGTACGCCCGCGTACTCGTAGCCGAGGTCGCCGAAGCGGCTCAGCACGTCGCCCGAGCCGAACACCTCGACCGGCCCCTGACTCGCCCCGGGAGACTCGTCGAACGCGAAGGGGCCGTTCTCGAACTCGCCCACGACGCACACCGTCCCGGTGCCGATCCCCGTCACGATCTGCGGCGGCTCGCGGTCGATGACCGCGACGCCCTCGATCTTGGCGAGCTCCTCGACTCCGGGGTCGAACCCGTACCTGCGGATGAACCCTACGCCCATGCGCGGGAGGGTATCCCGCGCGGTCGCCGGACGCCGGTCAGCACGCGCAGAGCGAGCAGTACCACCGCGCGCAGAAGCCGCAGAATACGCAGGGCCCGCGCCACCCGCACGCGGCGCACCGGAGCCGCATCCCCCTGCTCCGCCTCGTCACTCGGGGCGGTACGTCGCGCGCCACCCGCGCATCCCCCGCGCGCAGTCCGCCGCCTCGCTCACCTTGGCCGGGTCGGAGGGTCGCCTGAACAGCGCGTGCCAGAGGAGTCCGAGGAACGCGGCGCACATGGCAAGGAGCGACACGCGAGACGACGCGAGCAGCACGAACAGCGGCTCGTCCGGCTCGGCGTTCTCATAGCAGTCGTACTTGCCCGGGTTTCTCTTCGTGGCCATGGGCGCGATGATGCTCGGTTTGTCCTTGAGATAACACCGGTGTTATCTCCGGCGCATCATCCGGGTCATGAAGCGAATACTCACGAGGCGACAGAACCGCAAGGCGAGGGGCGAGGTCGGCGCGGTAGCCTTCCGGTGCAAGGCGGGGCGGGAGATCGTCCGGTACCCGTCGACCCCGACCGAGCGCGAGCGCCTGCTCCGCCGACGCGAGGCGCGGGTCCTCTTCTAGGCGCACTCGGGCGGCCGCTCGACGGTCGCGCAGTAGGAGGGCTCGAGGACGAGCACGGACTCGGCGGGCCGGAGCACCGGGTAGCGCGCGAGCCGCACCTCGGGAACCGTGAGCTGCACGCTCAGGCCGGCGCGCCTGCGGTTGCGCGCGACGTCGGGGTCGTCGAAGTTCTGCGCGCCGAGCAGGAGGAAGGTCGCGACCTGCCCGTAGTAGTCGGGCAGGACCACCGCGAGTGCCTGGCTCGCCTCGCCGACGAGCGCCGCCTTGAGCCCGGCGACGAGCGCGCGCCGTTCCGCCCGGCTCGCCCCCCACACCTCGACAGTGAAGGTCTCGACGTAGTCGCTCTCGTAGACGAGCACGGTGCCCTCGCCGAACTCGTCGACCGTCTCCTCGAGCTCGCGCGGCGGCCCGAGCGCGGGCGCCTGCAGCTCGCCCGGCGCCGGCAGGAAGGCGACGCTCGGCAGGTGCAGCTCGTGGTTGTTGTCGGGCCACTCGGTCAGGACGTCCTCCGGCCGGACGCGGAACTCGACCGGGGCGCCGCCCTTGTCGCCCGTCCGGCGGAACCGGAGCAGCGAGACGTAGAGCTTCAGCCGCGACAGCGCGGCCGAGCGCGCGTCGGTCGTCGGGAGCGGCTCGAGCGGCAGGGCGCCGGTGACGAGCTCTTCGGGTGTCATCGCCCGAGCATTATCCGCGCGAGCGGCGCCTTCGATTTCGCTCAGTAGTTCACCTGATCCGCCCGATCTCCCGCTGCACTTCATCCTCGATGAAACGCGGCAGGTACTTCTCGACGAGCTCCTCGAGGATTCGGAAGCCGGGCGCGCCCGCGCGCCAGAAGATCCCCCGCGCCTGCATGCGCTTCGCGATCGCCCACGCGACGGAGCGCGCCTCCGACTGCGACGCGAGCCCCTTCCGCGCGACCCACGACGCGAGCGCCTCGATCATCTGCCGCCCTACCCGGACGCGCGAGCCGGCGACGCCGTGCTCGACGAAGACGGCGTGCGGCTCGTTGTTCTCGACGCTCACCGTCTTGTGCGGGATATCCAAGTAGGCGCGCCAGCCCGCGCGGAAGAGCCCGCGGTCGACCGGCTGCGGCGTCCGGCTCGGGACGATGAGCGTCTGGATCGTCTGCACGCCGCGCAAGGCCGCCGAGTAGAGCCCGCGGAGCGCCGCCCGCTCGACCTCCTCGCCGAGCTCGTCGACCCCCGCGGCCGCGTCCTTCAGGTCGATCGAGGCCACCCGGACAAACTCCTTGACGTATAGGGCATCATGTCTTAGAGTCTCGACCCATGAGCGACAACCACCTTATCGCCTCGGTCGCCGACTGCCTCGGGCACGAGCTGCCCGTCGGCGACGGGAACGACCCGGTCGGCTCCCTCGCATACGTCGCCGACTGGCTCGCGTCCGGACGCCTGCGGCTGCCGCGCGAGGGAGAGCACGTGCCACCGCGCCCGGTCATCGAGCGGGTGGGTCAGTCGCGCTTCAAGGAGATCAGGCGGGTCGATTGCGCTGACGGAAACGCCGTGTGGGTCGGCCGGCCGCTCTTCGGCGCGCCGCTCGTGCTCGACGACCGCGGGCACCTCGTCCGGTCGAAGTCCAAGGTCCGAGAAGCGCTCGACGCCTAGGGGAACTCGGGCCGGTCCGGGTCGTCCCCGAGCCGGCTCCGCGCCTGCCGCGTGCGGTCCTCGTGCGCGCGCTCGAGCAGCACCGTCCACTGCGCGTTCTCGGCCTGCAGGTCGGGCTCCGCGGCCAGGTGGTAGCGCTGCCGACGCGCCGGGTCGTCGCCCCGCCCGTCGTCGACGACCTCGTAGAAGAAGTCGACGAGCTCCGGGTCGACCCTCCGCCCGAGCTCCCGCGGGTAGTCGTCCTGCTGCTTCTTTCCCGGCGGCGGGGGCGCTGTCGGGACCCTCTCCCCCCGCAGCTCGTCGCGCGTGAGTCGCACGCTCACCTCCGTGAGCCGCACGGTGCCGACCGGGTAGCGGCCGGCGGTGAAGGGGTTCAGGAGCGCGGCGGACAGGTCCGTCACGGCGGGGGACGGGACGATCTCGCGCCTGGCGACCTCCCGCTCCTCCCCCGAGCCGCGCTCCTCCCCGCTCGTCCCGACCCACACGAGGAAGACGCGCAGGGGGCGGGCGCCCAGGTCGACGGCGATGTCCTGCCGGATGTCGTCGGCCACGTCGCCCATCTCGTGCGCGAACGAGTCCTCGGCCTGTCGCGGGGTGAGTGCCTGGCGGGTCATGTCAGCATCATCCCCGAACGCCTGGCCCGGGCGGTAACCCGCGAGGGAGGGCATTCCTCACATGCGAGATCAGTGCACGACCGGCACGTTCGTGAACGAGCCGCCGCCGTCAAACGCCTTGCTGAACGGGTTGGGCGGGCAGCCGAGCAGGTCCGCGAGCTTGCCCTGCCAGAGGAGGTACTCCCTGTCCAGGTCCCGCTGCTCCTCCGGGTTCGTCTCGAGGTTGCCGATCTTCCGCGCCTTCAGCCGCTTCCGGGCGGCGCTCTTCTCTCTCTCGATCGAGTTCAACTCGGCGACGTACTCGCGCAGCCGGGGGACCGCCTCGACGAGGACGCGGTTCATCGCGCCCTCGATCAGGAACTGCGTCTCGGTCGCGGCGGGCGTGCCGAGCACGAACGTCTGGACCTCGGAGACGTTCAGGTAGCCCATGTGCCGGCGGATGTCGACCTTCTCCATCGCCGTGATCCCGTTGCCGCTCACGGGGCGAGCCTACGGGATCACGGCGATGGAGAAGGCTCAGTACTGGTCGCGCTCCTCGGCCCGGATCTCCTTGAGCCGCACGCCGCCGCGCCGGAGCGCCCTCGGGTCGTAGTTGCGCGTGTCGATGACCTTGCCGGGTCGGAGCACGTCGCCCCCGACCCGCTTCTCCTTCTCGCCCTCGACGACGTAGAAGCGGACGAGCGCGTCCGGCGACAGGCGCTCCTGGACCTCCTCGAGCCGGCGGGCGACCTCGTCCCGCTTCTCGACCGCCTCGTCGTAGGCCGCCTTCTTCTCGACGACCTCCTGGCCCTTGGCCGCGAGCAGGTCGGCCTGCCGCTCGCCGACCACCTGCACTGCCTCCTCGAGCTCCTCCCGCAGGCTCGCCGCGAGCTCCTGGTCCTCGCTCGACGCGGCGGGCGCCGGCTGCCGCGAGACCGCGCTCCGGGTGACCGCGTTCGGGCGGGGCGGCGGGACGAGCGCGCCGGAGGCCCTGTCCTGCGCGTACCGGAAGCCCTCCAGGTCCCCGGCGAGGGCGCTCGGGGGCGTCGGGTCGAGCACGCTGACGTGCTCGCGTCCTGGTTCCCGCTCGCGCCTGCCGTCGGGCGCTCCTATGAGCCTGTCGGATCCTGTCTCTTCGGGGACTGCCTTGCGTGCCATTGATTCCTCTCCCTTCCGGGGGAGAGGATAAGCGCGGACAAAGAACGCATCATCCCGAGACGATGGGAATCTTCACGCAGGGCGGATACGTCGAAGGCGTCGGAGCGGTCGCGCTGAAACCGAAGCGCTATCCGGGAAGAACGACGGTCGGCGGCATGACCTCGCTCGTCGTCGATGACGACGTCACGCCTCGAAGGCGTGCTCGATCGTGATGGCGCGCTTGAATCGCTCGGCCAGGCCGGACGAGGCGTCGCTCGGGACCGGGAACGCGGTCGTGATGGACCACGTCGCGGCGACCTTGTCCTGCAGGCGGTTCTGCGGGGAGCGGAGGATCAGCCGGATGCCGCGCGTCTCGACCTCGATGCCCGCGTTGACCGTCTGGAACTCGCCCGTCTTGCCGGTGATCCCGGCCTCGGAGACGTAGTTCTTCTCCTCGTCGAGGCGCTTCTCGTAGATCACGCCCCGGCCCGTGATGACCGTGCGCGCGACCGGCACGCCCGAGTCGTTCACGGTCTCGGCGCCGATGTCCTCCGAGTAGGTCGCGTTCGTCCCGGTCGCCGTGCGCGCGCCCGAGTTCGAGAAGTCGGGCGACTCGTTGTTCAAGAAAAACGCGCAGCCCGCGATCGTCCCGAGGAACGCCTCCCGGTAGTACACGTGGTCCGGCAGGGCAGTGTTGAGCCGCTGGAAGGCGGGGTCGGCGAACACCTGCTCGTTGCCGTCGGTCGGGATATGGCAGTGGTAGTAGCCGTCCTCGTGCGGCGAGACGTTGTTCTTCCGCAGCCGGGAGACGGCGCGGATCACGTCCTGCAGCGTGAGGATGTCGGAGGTGCCGATCGCGTCGACCGAGAGGCCGCCGCCGGAGCGGATGATCCGCGGCGCGTAGGCGCTGATCACCGGCGTGCGGGCGGCGACGCCGACCCCGAGCGCGGCCGAGAGCTGCAGCGTGCCGGGGCCGAACGGGTCGTCCGGGTTGTCCGGGAAGAACGCGATCACGTTCCGCGTCCCGGTTACGCCCGAGATCTGGACCGGCAGCGGGATCGTCGGGGAGACGACCGACGGCCGGACGTTGAGGCCGCGGACGATGACGTCGGTGAAGCCGTTGAGGGCCGCGACGCGGATCGTCGTGTCGCCCGCGAGCGCGGCGGCGATCGTGAGCGTCTGACCGCTCGTGTACGCCTTGAACATCTCGTTGCGCGGGATGCGGTTGAGCGACTGCCCCGCCTGCAGGCCGAGCTGGTGGATGTTCCGCATGAACAAGTTCGCGGACGCGACCGCGGATGACGGCATGTGCGTGTCGATCGTCCCGGCGTAGCGGCGGAGGATCGCGACCCACTGCTCGTAGGGCACGACCTGCGGGACCGGGTCGGCGTCGGCGACGAGCGGCTTGACGATCGGGTCGAGCAGGCCGGGCCGGGTCATGAAGATCTCGGTGCCGGTGTTCGCCTCCCACTCCTCCTCCATCGCCTCCGATCGGTACTGGAGGGCGGGGAAGAGGCCGTCGTGGAACGCGCGCTCGATCAGGCCCTCCTGGACGAGCGACAAGAGGGACGGCGGCAGTCCCAAGAACAGGGATGAGACGGTCATTGGTGCGGGCTTTCCTTCGCGAGGGGTTGCGCTTCGGGCCCCTGCGACGCCGGATTGACCACCCTGGATGACCGCCGGGCGTGCCCGCGTGTGGAGTCGCGTCGAGACCTAGATCCCGGACAGGAGTAACACGCGCGCGGGAGTCAGAAGAGCCGGCGCACGTCGCCGGGCGTGATCGAGAACGGCCGGTGCAACTCCTCGTACCACCGGCTCAGTACATCTTGCGGCCGGTCTGCGCGAGGTAGTGCCCGAGCTCGGCCTTCGTCATGCTGTTGGGCTGTCCCGGCTTGACCGTCTTGCCGTTGAGCTCGCCGCCCCTCGCGTCCTGCTTGGCCGGCGAGGGAGCCGGGCGCTGCGCCGGGGCGCCCGCCGCTCGGCGGAGAGCGCTCGGGGGCGCGACCTGCCGCTTCGGGACCGGCTGCTGCGCCGGCCTGCGGGGCGCGGCCGCGGCGACTGACCGCGGCGGGTTCGTCGGCGCCTCCGGCTCGGCCGCGCGCGCGAGCTTCGGCCGCTCGGCGACGAGGCGCCGGAAGAAGCGGCGCATCGCCCCCTCGGTCGTCGCCTCTGCGATCTGCTCGTCGCTCATCCCGTGCAGGCTCCGCTTCAGGAGCACGAGCGCGTAGTCAGCGAACTCCGGGTCGACGTGCGGCGCGGCCGCGGCCCTGGCCATCGCGTCGCCCTGCCCCGCGTAGATCGTCTCCTCCAGCTCGGCGATCCGGGCGTCCCGCTTCGCCGTCTCGGCTCGCGCGGCCTCGAGGTCGGCCCGGTACCGCTCGACCTCCGTCATCTGCGACCGCTTCGCGTCCTCCTCGGCCTTCTTCAGCCGCGCGAGCTCCGCGCGCTCCTGCTCGATGCGCGTCTTGAACGTGTTCGGGTCGTCGACCCCGAGGTCGGACAGGAGCTTCCTCCGGGCGGCCTCTTCTGTTCGCCGGAGCTTCGACCTGAGCCCTTCATCCCCGAGCGCGGCTGCCGGGACCGGGTTGCGCGGTCGCTCCTCCGTCGCGGCGGGCTCCGCCGGCCTCGCGAGCGACGCGCCGGTCGAGCTCCCCCGGAAACCCGTGACCGGCGCCTGCTGTTCGTTCCCCGCGGGGTTCGCCCCCGCCGCCTCTGCTGCTGCTGTCGTCATCGCCCTTCTCCCTTTCTGGTTTGTCCCGGAGATAACACCGGTGTTATCTCAGACGGTCGCCTCCGACTCGAGCAGCGCGTCGAGGTCCTGCAGCGCGACGAGCAGGAACTTGACCCGGGCGCGCGTCACCGCGTCGGCCGCGGCGAACGTGACCGAGAGCTTCTCGTCGTCCGTGAGGGCCGCCTGACCCGCTGCCGGCACCGACCCGGGCACGAGGACGACCTTGTCCCCCGTGCTCGTCGCCTCGACCGCCTCCGCCTCGAGGAGCAGCACGATGCCGCGCGGCGAGGCAGTGAATGTGGTCGAGGGGGTGAGCACGTCGGAGATGACGGGCATCGTCGTCTCGTAGACGTCCCCGCGCTCGGGCAGGTAGTGCACGTCGATGTCCGTGATCGCGTCGGCGGCGAGCACGACGATGTCCCCGTTCGGGGCGACTGCGATCTGCGTTGTCGCGGGAGTCGTCCCGTACGTCTGCGGGTCGAGCTCGCCGGTCACGCCGCCCGCCCGGACGGTCGCGCGGATGACGACCGACGCCTTCGCGTTGTCGGCGAGCACGAGCGTCTCGAGCGTCGCGAGCTGGACGCCGGCCGCCGGGACCTTGCGCCGGAGGAACTGCGGGACCTGCCCGCGCAGGACCTGCGCGAGGTTGATCTTGCGGAAGATGTCGGCGAGGACGTTCGGGTCCGCCTTCGAGAGATGTTCGTCGAGCTTCACGGGGCTTGCCTCCTCGCGTCTCGCAGGAGGCGGACGCGAGGAGCGAGGATAAGCGCATCATCCTGCCGACTGGGCGGCCGGTAGGCCATGGCTGCACGGGGGCGTCGCTGGAGACGTCACTCGCCGGGCGTTCGACTCCCCGGGTCCAGACCCATCAGGTCCCAGAGGCGAAGTACTCGATCGTCCCCTCGCCCTCGGCCTCGACGAGCAGGAGCGCGTTCTCGTCCGGGAACTCGAGCGCGAGGATCCCGCGCACGTCGAGCACGCTCGTGTAGTCCGGGTCCGCCGCGCCGTCGATCGTCAGGCGCAGGCGCATCGCGCTCTCGCAGCGGAAGTAGAAGAACGTCGCGCGAGAGACCGCGCCCGCGAGCGAGGGGGATACCCCGGAGAGGGTCACGAACGCGCTCGGGCTCGCGAGCGGGTAGCTGAGCAGGCCCGTCGCGACCGTGTACGGCTTCTTGCACGGGAGCAGGCCGACGTGGGCGTCGGCCGAGCTGCTCGGGAAGATCGTCTCCGAGACGACCGAGGGGCCCGCGTGGAGCGAGCCGTCGAACGTGACCTGTCCGCCTGCCATGCGCGGACGGTAGCGCGCGTCAGCCCCTCAAGATCTTCCGGGCGCGCTCGTAGGCGTCCTTGACCTTCGTCCCGGCGGCGATCGCCTCGCCGATCTCCGCCGCGACGACTCGCTCTGTCCCTTCACGTCGCCCCGTCTCGACGGCGAGGTAGCACCCGTCCGCCTCCGTGACGAACACGCCGGTCGCCATCCGGAGCACGGAGTCGAGCATGCCCACGTGCCACCCGAGGCGCTCGAACTCGGGGAGGCCTCCCGGGTCATCACGCGCCCGGCGCAGATCTGCTGCGCGTCGAGGATGGGGTCGTTCTTGCTCTGCATGCCGCGGATGATGCGCGGCCGATCAGCCCTTCAGGCGGAAGGGCGGGGGCTTGCCGGGCGTGCCCGCGCCGAGCGGGTTGCCGTACTTCTCCGTCGGCGCCTTGAACGGGAGCGGCCCGCCGTCGGGCACGCTCCCGCCGTCGAGCGCGGGGTCGCCGCCCGACTTCTGGACGTTCGGGTGGACCGGGCGCGTGAGGTCGCGCGGGGTCGGCCCGGGCGCAGACGTGCCGCGTGGGTTCGTGACGAAGTCGTTGCCGGCGCCGACGGAGACGCCGTTGCCGCCGCGCCCGTCGCCGAAGGGGGAGACCTTGCCTGTGCCGCTCGAAGTGGGGCTCGCCATGGGCCGAGAGACTACTCCCGGAGCACCCGGCAGACGGACTCGATCACGCCCGCGAGCGCCTCCCGGTGTTCGGCGGGCGCGGGGGAGTCGCCGGGCAGCACGGACGACCAGAGCGTGCCGTGAACGTCGCCGCCGCGGTGCTTGACGCCGAACGCGAGCAGGTCGACCTCGCCGCGCCTGGCCATCCGCAACAGCTCCTCCAGCGCCTCGACGATCCGGTCGTTCACGGGACAGAGGATGCAGTCATTCCGGGGGGCGGCGACGGCGCGGTCCGTGGTCGTCCGGGATCGTGTCGAGCCTGTCCCGGACCGCCCGGACGAGGTCGGAGATCTGTTGCTCCCGGACGAGGGACTTCAACTCATCGAAGTCCTTGCTCGTCGCCGCGCGGAAGGACTCGATCGACTCGGCGAGCAGCCGGAGCGACGCCTCCCGCGACTCGCGCTCCGCGCGCATCTCCGCCGCGATCGTCCCGGCGATCTGGTCGAGCACGCGCAGGTGTCGGTCGAGCAGGATCTTCGCGAACGCGACGATCGCCGCGCCCACCGGCGCGACCACGACGAGGACCGCCTGCGCGGCGTCCACGGCTCAGGGCTTCAGGCGGAAGGGGGGTTTGCCGGCGTCGTTGAACGGGCCAGCGGGCCCCCACGGGATCTCGGAGGACGTGGGCGGCGAGCCGACCGGTCGGTCGTGCTCGGTCGCCCTGTTCTCCTCGATGACTTCGCGCACGTCGACCCCGCGGTCGGACGACCGGCGGACGACCTCGGGGGGCGAGAGGGGGACGACCCGGGCGGCGAACTTCCCGTCCGGCAGGCGGACGATCCCGGAGTCTCGCGGCGCGGGGTTCAGCTTGAACGGGGGAGCCATGCCCCGGAGTATGTCAGCCCGGCGCGACGAGGCTCTCGGCCCGCTCGCTCGTCCGCATCGCCCTCGTGCGCTCGACCTCGGGATGAGCGACGAGCGGATCCGCAATGAGATCCAAGTCGTTGCCGGCGCCGACGGAGACGCCGTTGCCGCCGCGCCCGTCGCCGAAGGGGTGGTCTACCAAGCTACCGCGACGCCGCCGATTCTGTCGCGCGAGGAATGGGACCTGGAGCGGTGGCGCCTCGTGGACTCGTCGCGCCACCTATATGGCCTCGCCATGGCCGCGAAACCGATGGCGGCAAGCATCCTCGTCGACCTCGCGGCGACTGCGGCGATGAAAGCCGCCCTCATGGCCGCGCTGCTCCCCGGTGAGCCGACCGAGGTGGCGATCGTCTGCCGCTGGGCGGCGCAGTGCTGCTTTGACGCTGGCAAGTACGACTTTGCGATCCGGCTCGCTCGGATCGCAGCCGCCGCCGTGTCGAGGTGGGTGAAGCCGAGCGAATTCATCCCGCACATGCTGCGCCGCCGGGCGCCCCGCGAATTCCTCGCGCTCATCGTGAGCTTCGAGGTCGATCTGCAGAGCATCATCCGCCGGGCGAAGAGGCGCCTGGCGGAAAGGAGCCCGATCGCCTGGGCGCACAGAGAAGATCAACTGGTGGCACGGGCCGGACCCGAGGCGCCACCCGCATAACCACCCTTGGGACTTCGAGAGCACGATCCTGGCCGGCGCTCTGACGATGACGCTCTGGCGTTTCGGCTGGTTGGCGCTCGAGTGGTCGCGAGAGGTCGTGACTTATGGCGCGGGCACGACGTACGAACTCACCGCCGATTGGAGGAAGGGCGAATGACGACCGAGAGAACCGAGGCCGAATTTGAGGCAATGCAGGTCTGCCCAGCCGATGATGACGGGCACTGCTCCTGCTGGTGGGACGGCAAAGCATGCTGCCGCTGCAAGGCTCCGGAAGATCCGGATGTCTGCAAGCGGTGCGGCGCATGGGGCTGCGAGGACGAGAGCTGCGGCAAGGAGAATGCGGCATGAGGGAAGAGAAGCATATCGGCGGCGGTGTGTACGAGGTGACGGAGACGCCCGAGCGGAAAACGACTGCCGGGCTCGCGTTGGCCCATGCACATCTGACCGCGCCCCCGCTGCACATCCCAGACGGACACGGCGGCGCCTACAAGACAGAGCTCGTCATCTTCCGATCGCCTGGGCGCACAGAGAAGATCAACTGGTGGCACGGGCCGGACCCGAGGCGCCACCCGCATAACCACCCTTGGGACTTCGAGAGCACGATCCTGGCCGGCGCTCTGACGATGACGCTCTGGCGTTTCGGCTGGTTGGCGCTCGAGTGGTCGCGAGAGGTCGTGACTTATGGCGCGGGCACGACATACAAGCTGCCTGCCGATGTATTTCACACGGTCGATGCAGTCGAGCCCGGGACCGTCACGCACATGGTTTGCGGGCCGCTGGCACAAGCGACGGAGCTCACCCCACGCAGCAAGCCAGGAGAGTGGGGCCATCTGATCGGCGGCTGCTACCACCTCACGGAGCCTGACCCGGCGTTCATGGTTCAACTGCGGGCACTGAACCCGCACCTAGTTCGGACCGCGGCATGAAAGCCGAAGCGCCCGGTGCTGGCCACACCGAGCGCTTCCTGACCTCTCCCGGGGTCGTGTCGCGGGAGTCTGTCAGCCCGGCGCGACGAGGCTCTCGGCCCGGTCGAGGATCTGGTCCGCGCTGCGGGCCCACGCCGCGACCGCTTCCCCGGCCGTGTCGAACGCGGCTACGTCGTAGCCGATACCCCGCCCGAGGTCGAGCCTGCCGAGACCGTTCGCCGTGTCCCAGTACAGCTCACGGATCGTCGCGTGCCAGCGCGGTTCCCCGGCCGACGTCTTGCCGTAATTGAGGTCCCGGAAGAGCTTGCCGGCAACGACGCCGCCGTGACAGATAGGCCAGCACTCCGACCAGAGCGAATCGCCCGCCCACCGCTCCGAGCGCGTGCCCGGCGAGACATCGAACGCGCGACCGCCCGGACTCGTGAACGCGCCGAGCGGCGCCGGCAACGTCGGCTCTTCCGGCGGGTGAAGTCGGATGCTTGGCGCATCCATCGCGGCAGCCCGAAGTCGACCGTCAGAGCTCGACCGAGTCATCTTCGGCGTGCGGGTCCCGGCGGTGACGGAGATCGCGAGTGCCTCCTTGCCTATCGGTCTCCGTCTCCGCTCAGCCTTCTTGCGCGCCCTCTCCTCGGCCATCCGTGCCGGGTCGGACGAGAACTTGACGAAGTCAATGAACCACGCGGGCGTCACGCACGGGCAGACGCACGTGCCGGTCGGCTCGGGCCACGGGTAGATCGTCGCCGTCTTCTGCCCGCACCGGGCGCACGTCACGCCCTCGCGAGGACGCGAGCAGCGGTCGATCACTTCCGCAAGGATCTCCTCCCGCGTCTTCTCCTCCCGGACGCGCATCGGAATTCAGCCGATCGGCCTGCCGCCCGCCGTCTCCTCGGCCAGGTGAAACGCGGAGAGGAGGAGCACCTCGTTCTCCGGGTCGCGCAGGAGCCCGAGCAGATCGCGTGCCTCGGGACCCCCGGGCGGCCGGCCGATCTCGCGCCATGCCTTATAGGCGGCGTCGACGCGGGCGGATTCCCGCTCGTCCGCTTCCTCTCTCGCGCGACGGAACTTGACCTTCTCCCGCTCGACCGGATTCGCCTCGTCGAGCGGCTCGACCGTCACGCAAACGCGCCCACCCAGCGGAAACGCGGGCAACGACTCCTCCCCGATGAGGATCGAGACGTCCGCGCCCTCGGGGTCGTCCGCGTCCGCGAGGAGTCGCACCCGATAGAGGTGCTCGTCGCCGTCGTTATCGAACCGCGCCTGCCCGGGCTCGAGTTCGTACCCGACAGACACGACACGACATAGAACCTTGTTGACCCTGTTGACCTCGTTGACCATCTCGCCCTCCGGCGCCGATGATGCGTAGTCGGCGACGGTGACCGCAACACGAGATCGTTTGTCTCACAAGTGCGTGGCTTCTGACCCGTCGACAGTCGCGTGTTCATTTCCCGAAGATGCGCCGGTCGACGGTCGTCATCTTCGGCCGCGCGGGCGGGCTCCCCTTCCGGCCCTCGGCCGACCAGCGCGTGGCGACCTCCCCGTCGCTCCTCGGCTGGAGCTCGGGCGGAATCGGCCACGCGACCCGGTGCGGCACGACGACCCCCCGGTCGTTCGGCCGGTCGGGCGGGTGCTGGAACAGCCCGAACCAGGACGCGAACGCCTCCTCCGGTCGGCGTATCTGCCCGTGCACCGCGTAGCTGTCCGCGCCCGTCCGCGAGTCGAAGACGCACGAGACGACCTTCACGACGTCCCCGAGCTCGCGTTGCGCGAACCGGATCGACTCCCACCCGGCCCGATTCTGCGCGCCCATGAGCTCGGTCCGGACGATCCGCTCCGCCCAGTGCGCGGGTTTCGCCTGCAGGAAGTCGCTCGCGCCGACGACCGCGTCCCGCACCTCGCCCCACGACTGCCGCGCGAGGAACCGGGTCTGCAGTCGCTCCTCGAAGTCCCCGACCACGCTCTCCCCGTACCGGTCGAGCACGCCCGGCCTGCCCGGGTGCGCCGGGTCGGAGGCGATCCGGCGGAGCACGCTCGCCTCGGTCCCCCGCGCCGCCGCGTCGAGCATCCCCGCCTCGTCGATCGGCAGCGGCCCCGCGATCCCCGTGAAGCGCTTCTCTGCCCGGTTCAGGTACCGGAGCGTGTCCTGCGCGCGGCGCTCGGCCGCCTCGCGGGAGGCGTCGACGATCGCCCCGCGCATTCCCGGCAGCAGGTCGCGCAGCACGGCGCGGACCTGCTCGAGCGTGACCCGGAGCCGCGCCTGCGTGAAGGGCTCCTCCCCCGGCGCGGCAAGCCCCTCGGTCTCCCGCAGCCGACGCACGAGGTCGGCCTGCGCGCGGAGGAGCATCCGCCGGACGCGGGCGGGCCCGGTCCTCTCCGCCAGCGCGAGCGCGCGCTTCTGGTTCGTCTTCAGGACATCGGCGGGCGACGGTCGCTTCACCCGGACGAGTCTGGCGCCTCGATGACGCGCAGCAGTTCGTTCTCCGCCTCGTCGATCGCGACGTAGTCGTTTCCCCGGGTACTCCGGTATTCGACGGGCTGTCCGATCTGCCGCGCCCGATCGATCCCTCGCTTCATCCCCGACGAGACCCCGAGGTCGCAGTAGACGACGCGCAGCTCGGCCCGGTCGCCCCACGCGAGCCCGGCCGCGATCCCCGCCTCGCGCTGCTTCGGGTTCGAGTCGTCGAGCACCCGCGGGTAGAGCAGGTGACTCAGGAACGGCGCCTCGCCGCGCAGGAACGAGTCGGTCATCGCCTCCCGGGCGTACTCGACGTGCCGCTCGACCTGCTCCGGCGTATCGCCCGCGTACGGGCTCTCGACGACGACGAGCTTCATCGATCGCTGATGATGTCCCGCACGAGGACGCCGAGCCGCACCGACAGGAGGGCGACCATCCCGAGGCTCACCCGTCCCGTGAAGACGGCCGAGAACTGCTGCTGCGAGACGCCGAGCAGTCGCGCGGCGTTTGTCTGCGACCCGCTCTCGACCCAGAAGCGTCGGAACGCGGCTCTCGCCCGCCTGTGCTGCGCGTCGCTCAGGAAGAGCGCGGATTCCCTGAGTTTAATCCCGACCGCGGGGGGCGATGCTTCGTCGATCGATGTCGTCCCGTTCATGCGCCCGATGATGCGGGCGCGTCCGGTTCCGCTCCGAGCGGCAGCTCGTCCTCCGCCGACACTCCCCCGCCGATCCCGGGGGTCATCTCTGCCTCTCGCTCACTCGCGCGCCGCTGCTCCTCGACGACCCGCCCCCACTCGCGCTTCGGGTCGACCCCGAGCACGTCGCAGGCCATCTCGACCGCCGTCTCGTGGCTGATCAGCGCCTTGCCGCCGGCCGCCGCCTGGATCGCGGCGAGCTCGACCTGCTTCTCCGCGGGCGTCCGCTCGAAGTAGTCGGGCCACACGAGCGCGACCTGCCCGCCCTCTCCCGGCTCGCGTTCGACGAGCGTGGTCGTCGTCTCGCCCGTCGGCTCGCCCGTCTCCGGGTCGAGCACGTCCTCCGTGTCGACGCGGTAGGGCAGGTCGACGAACTCGCGCGCCGGCCGGAGCCGCCCCTCGTCGTCCACCTCCGCGCCCCGCCTGCCGTAGACCCGCCGCGCGCTCGCGAGCTGCTGCTCGAGCAGGCGCACCTGCCCCGCGCCGTACGCGACGCGCATGTCGTTGCAGGCGCTCGTCATCGGCCGGTAGAGGAGCCGGATCGCCAGGCCGCTCGTGCCGGCGGCCGCGACGACGTTCGGGTCCGGCGAGACGCAGCCGGAGATCTCCAGGGCGTGCTGCCGGCGCTCGGCGGTGAGCCGGTGCCCGACCTCGATCGACGAGCCCGACAGCTCCATGTAGTCGGCGTCCCCGTCCTTGCCCGTGACGATCGCGTTGTCGCTGCCCTTCTTCACCCCGAAGCGCTGGACCACCTCCGGGTCCATCCGGAGCTTGAGCGTCGGGTCGAGGTTCACCGTCGCGCCGCGCGTCGTGACGCTCGCGACCTTGTCGAGCGAGAGCAGGTTCTCGTAGAGCCCGTCGTAGTCGGGCAGCCCGTCGACGGCCGTCTCGTCCGTGTCCGCGACGTTCGGCACCCAGACCAGGTGCGCGAAGCCGTCGCCGTGCTCGTGCGTCTGCTCCTCGTCGACCACCCAGAGCGGGTCGTCCTTCCCGACCGGCGCCTCGTAGAAGAAGACGTCGGCCTCCGGCGTCCAGTCGCGCCGGTACCAGAAGAGCGCCGCCCGGGGCTTGCCGCCGCCCGGGTCGCACACCGCGCGGCTTACCTGGTAGAGCTGCGTCGCGTGCCGGACGACGTGCCGGCCCCGGTCCTCCCACTCGTGCACGTGCACGAACTGCGGCCGGTGCGGCGTCGCCTGCGGCCTGCCGGCGACGAAGCGCCACGAGACGACCGCCGTGCCCGTCGCGCCGCCGATGTTCCGCGCGCGCGCCATGACGCTCGTCAGCCCCTGCGCCTCCGCGAGCGCGAGCGCGAAGTCCTCCGTCTTCGGGTCGCCGCGCACGACGACGCGCGGGGCCGTGCCCTCGCCGTAGAGCATCGCGGTGAAGTCGCGCGTGATCTTCCGGGCGAGCCGCTGCGGGTCGGAGGGGCGCCGGTCGTCGAGCGGGACGTAGAAGGTCGGCAGGCTCTTGCCGATGAACGGCTGCGTCGAGAGCGACCCGGGCCGGATCACGCGCCCGTCGAAGTCGTAGATCTTCCGGTCGTGCTGCTCGCACCGGAAGAAGGACTCCCGGAACGCGAGCTCCTTCGATCGCGGCGAGTGGAAGAACTCGGCCGCGCGGAAGCCCTGCCCGAGCATCGCCGGGTCCACGCCGAACGAGGAGGGGAGGACCGTCGCGCCGCGCGGGAACGTCGGGGAGGGGCCCGCCCTCGCGGCGCCCATCGCGGGCCCGGGAGCGACGACCGACAGGACGCGCGCGAGGGCGCTCACGGCCGGAACACCCTGCGGGCCGGCTTCGCGGAGAAGTACCTGTCTGCCGGGACCGCGTCGTCAGGGGGCGGCGGGGACTGGGCGCCCGGCCCGTGCTTCCCCTCGTACGAGCACGTCGCGCAGTCCTTCGTCATCCCGTGCGCGCACTCGCCGCGCAGCAGCGCGCGGGCCTCGGGCGTCACCGGGTCCTGCGCGGGGACGTAGTCGTTCTCCGCTTCCTGGCTTGTCCCGGAGATAACACCGGTGTTATCTCCGATCCGGCTCTCCAGGACCTCGGCCGCCCATCGCAGGAGAGCGGCCGAGCCGGAAATCAGTCTGTTGACGAGCATGCCCGCGAGGCTAGCCCGCTCAGGGACAGCACCACGCGCCGATGCTGTCGCCGGGCAGGGGGGTCTCGACGCAGCCGGGTTCCGGCTGCGCGTAGCACCACGAGATGAGCCGCGGCAGGGACGAGTCCGCGCACGCGACCGCGCTCTCCGCCGCCGAGCGCTCGCCGCAGCAGCGGCCGGGCCAGTTGCCGCAGGCGAAGCCCGGGGCGCACGCCCCGCAGTCGGTCACGTCGCCCTGCGCGTCGATGACCGGGCCGCACTCGACGCCGTTGTCCGCGCACCAGTCGGAGAGACGAACGTCTGGCGGACCGACGAGGGACGCGGCGCTCGTGCCCGGCGAACACCAAGCGAGCGACTCGCCGGCCGAGAACGCGGCGCCCAGGTCCGGCGGGTGCTCGCAGGCGGAGCCGGCGGGGCACTCGCCGCAGTCGAGCGGCTCGCCCCCGCAGCCGTCGCCCGGCCTGCCGCAAGCCGCGCGCAAGTACTCGCACGTGTACGGGACGCAGTCCGCGGTCCCGAACCCGGTCGGGTTCGACGGCGGCGGGTCGGTCGGCCCGTCGACCTGAGCTCCGGCGCCCGGGCCGCAGCCAGCATAGGCGGCGAGACCCGCGCACCACAGCAATAGGGCGGCGAACGCCTCGCGGCGCGCCTGCCGTCCCGCCTCTTCGATCTTGATCGTCATGGGGGACAGGATGCCCCGAGAATCACTCGCGCGCCTGCGAGACGGCGACCCACGCGACCGCGATCCCGCGAGCCGTCCCGTAGAGGGAGAGCCCGAACAGGCCGCCCGAGAACGACGCGAGCGACTGCCTGCCGGCGACCGTCCAGCCGCCCCACCGGTCCGCCGGGCCGAGCGCGGCGACGTCGACCGACGCGCCCTCCGACCCGAGCCCGCCCGCCGCGCAGCCCGCCTGCCCCGGGTCGGCGGAGAGCCGGAAGGTCCCGCTCAGCTCGTCGGCGCTGCCTGATCTCCGCAGCGCGACGACGACCCGGACTGCCCAGTGCAGCAGGCTGCCGCGGTCCCGGTCAACCCAGAAGGTGACCGGGGCAAACCTCCGGCCGATCACGCTCGCGCCGTCGTTGCCGGTCGGCAGGCCCGCGCCGAAGGACCGCTTCGCCCAGCCGGAGATCCCGTTCGGCGGCCGGTCGAGCAGCTCCGCGTCCGCGGGGAGGAGGACGATCCCCCGGCTCTCCAGGGCGAGCGCGGCGCGCGGCCCCTGGACCACGTAGCCGTCCGGCAGTCGTTCCGGGCCGAGACTCGGGTCCCACACGACGACTCTCTTCGTCTGCATTATCTGCTCCCTTCGCGGGCGAATCATGCCGAGTCGAAGGAGGGCGACTCGGACGCCTCGCCCTCCGAGACCGGCTCGATGACCTCGCCATCGAATGCGGGCGACTCGGACGCCTCACCCTCAAACACGAATCACCGATGCACCGCGGGGTGATCGAAGACGACGAGCGTCCGGGTCCGGCCGACGACCTCGCCGGGCCCGAGCGAGGTCAGGACGCGCGGCTCGAACACGATGTCGTCCGGCACCGGCACGTCGCCCGCCTCGAACGGGCGCGCGAGCGTGAGGCACCGCGGCGACTTGCTCCGGATCGTCGCGGTCCATGACTCGTCTGCCGCCTGCCCGCGGTTCCGGCGCAGCACGAACCGCGCGCTCGTCGCCTTGCTCAGGTCGACCGTCTCGCTCCGGAGCACGTAGACGAGCTCGATCGGGGTGAGCGCGCCGGCGGGAACTCGCGTCGGGTCGGGCATGCGGGGAAGACTATTCGCTCAGAGGAAGAGCATCGCCGACGGGACGCGCGCCGCGTCAGCGGGGGACGCCGGCCGCGCGGAGAGCACGCTCGCGTAGTCGTTCGGGTTGAGCCGTTCCAGGCCGTCGGGGACGAGCAGGCTCCCCGCGTGCGGCGCCCACGCGAACACGCCGTCGGTCGCCATGCGCCCTAGCCCGGTCACGGGGCTCGCGGGGTAGGTCTGGGTCGCGGTGACCGTGAAGCCGGCGAGCTCGACGGCGGACCACTTCGGGTCGTCCCCGACGACCGTCCGCTCCGAGACCCACAGGCGCGAGGAGAAGAACACGACGGCCGACGGGTTCTCCAGCGGCGCGCCCGGGATCGACGCGTTCCCGCCCGCGAGCGTCGTCGGGTCGAGGCGGTGGACGATCGAGGTCGACGTGACGACCCACAGGAACGGCGCGCCGGTCTGCTCCGCCGTGCTCGCCGCGAGGCACGCCGCGTCCGGCAGGAGCCCGCTCTGCGCGACGACCGAGTCCGTCACCGGGTCGACCTGCCAGACGAAGGCGTCCCCGCTCGGGTCGGTCGCGAGCACGTAGAGGTAGCCCCCGAGCGCGACGAGGTCGGCCGGGTCGTAGTCCGTCCCCGAGTCGGTGAGCGTCAGGCTCGCGGCCGGCTCCATGTCGTCGAGCCTGAGCCGACGCAGCCGCTCGGCCGCCGTGTCCGCGACCCAGAGCGTGCCGGTGACCGGCTCGTGCTCGATCGCCCGCGCGCCAGCGTAGGAGAGCGCGCTCCGCGCCTCGACCGCCGCCGTCTTCGCGTCGACCCGATAGGCCGCCCCGTTGCCCGCGGAGGCGACCGCGAAGAGCTCCCCGCCGCCGGCCGCCAGGTCGAGCACGGAGCGCGCGCCGATCAGGACCCCGGAGAGCGGCGTCGCGGACAGGAGCGCGCCCGAGTCGCGGTGGAACCGCACGAGCACGCTGTCGTTGACGGCCCGGTCGTAGACGACCCAGCCCGACGGGGGAGCGGGCGGGGGGACGATCGGCGCGGTCGACAGCGGGGAGAGCGGCGCGTAGTCGACCCGCCCGCCGTAGAGGTCGGGGTCGACCGGCACCGGCCTCTTGGAGGCGGCGGACACGTCGAGCGTCCACTCGCCGGCCTCCCGGTAGACCTCGGCGGGGGAGACGGAGAGGGACAGGGCGACCGACGCGGCGACGTCGGCGGGGATCGGCTGCAGGCCGGCGTCGATGCGGTCGAAGAGGCGCGGGTCTACACCCGCCGCGGCTGCAACGTCTTCCTGCCGAACGTCGTGCGCGGCAAAGAGGGAGGCGAGGGTCACGGGCCGAGCCGCCACGCCAGCACGAGCAGCCCTTGGTTCGCGCTCGTCGTGCCGACCGCGCCGAGATACTGCCACCGGACCAGGTAGGTCCGGTTGCCGCCCGCGAACTCGTTCCCCGCGACCGTCGCGAAAGTCAACGGGATCATGACCGAGATCACCGTCGACTGGTTCACGCCCGTCACGAGCGGCGTGAACGAGGCGTTCAGGACGGCGCCCGCGAGGGGCGTCCTGCCGTCGCCCACCTCCGAGACCGTGATCAGCCCGGCCGCCTTATCCGCCGCGGCGACGACCGTGAAGTCGGCCGACAAGTAGAGGTGTACCGCCCGGGCGTTGCCGGGGAAGTCGTTCGTCGTCGTGACCGTCCACTCGATGTAGGACGGGTCGGAGACGGTCGACGGTGCGACAGGGGGCAGGTTGAAGTTGACCTGACTCGTCCAGTCGCCGTCCTCGACGACGCCGAACGGGACGCCGACCGCCGTCCTCGCGGTCCAGGCGAGCGTCGCGTACACGTTCGTCCCGGGGTCGAGCAGTCCCGTCGAGGCGGGCGTCGTGACCGCTGCTACCGGCCGGCCGTTGAAGTTCGGCAGGCTCATCGACACGCTCATGATCCCGCGCGTGCCGACCGGCACCCGGGCGCCCGAGGTGAAGTCCGAGTAGCGCATCCACCGCGGCAGGCCGAAGGGGAAGACGAAGTAGACGGAGTAGTAGCCGTTCGGCCCGTTCGCGCCGAACCCCGTGAAGCCGACCTCCTGGTTCGCGGGCGACCGGACGTCGAAGAACCCGGTCGGCTCCGCCCCGAGCGCGGTCACGCCGACCCGCCCGCCCGCGCGCCACGGCCCGAGGCTCGTGTCGACCTTGCCCGAGACCTTGACGTTCAGCGGCACGCTGATGTCGGTCGACAGGTGGCCCGAGCGCCGGCGCGCCCAGCGCGCGCTCGAGGCGAAGGGCGAGTTCACCCGGTCGCGCGCGAGGGGGCGCACGTCCCAGATCTGGACGACGTCCCAGCTCGCGGCGGCGGCGGGGACCGAGCAGACCGCGATCGGGCACCACCCCGACGCCGTGCCCGGGAAGCCTGCGGCCGGCGTGCCCGTCCTGATCCGGTAGGCGAGCCGGCCGCGCCGGACCTTGACGACGTTGACCGGCGTGAACAGGCCGGTGCTCGGGTCGAAGACGTCCCGGTTGTCGAACTCCTGGTCCTCGACCGTGCGGGAGAACTCGACCACGTCTACCCGGGTCGCGCCCGCGCCGGGCGTCATGACGAGCGTCCCGGTCGCGGTGATCCCGGGGTCGACGACCCACTTCCACGGCACGTCGTCCGCGGAGGGGGCGCCGTCCGGGTCGGCCAGCGCGACGACGCCCGAGGACACGAGCGCGTCGACCGTGCCGTTCAGCGGCATGAACCGGATCCCGTCGAGGACCGCCGCCGTGAGCGGGTCGGTCACGCTCGAGACGAGCGCCTCCTCGCCGGAACCGATGTCCTCGTCGTCGGAGGAGAGCAGGAGCCGCGCGAGCACGCTCGCGGTGTCCGCCCCCTTGAACTGCTGCAGCCTGTTGTGGTCCGTGCTGACCAGCCGCTCGCGCGTGTTCAGCACCATCACCCGGTCGCCGGATCCCGCCATGGCGGGACGGTATCAGCGCCCGAACGCCTCAGTCGAGCGAGAGAGTCCGGAGCTGCGCGGAGAGCGCCGCCTTCAAGATCGCGGTCGTCGTCTCGGGGGTGACCCTGAAGGCGGCGCCGGCCCCGACAATGTTCTCCGCTGCCTCCCGGACTGCCAGGCCGGCGAGCTTCCAGAGTCGCAGCTCCGGCGCCTCCAGCACCGTGAACGCGCCCGACCGGAAGAGGAAGGCGTTGCCGTCCTCGAGCTCGACGACCGACTCGCTCACCGGCCGGCCGCTCGTCTCGACGCCTTTCGGCTTGACCAGGTACTCGCCCGGCCCGTAGATCCGACGTACGGATCCGACGACACCGCTCGGTCCGTGCAGGACCGTTTTGCCGAGCAGATCGTTCGGCCGTTCGGTTTGTCCCGGAGATAACACCGGTGTTATCTCGCCGCCCGCGTCCCCGCGGAGGAGCTCCCGGGAGTCCTGCAGGAGCAAGCCCCCGCACGTCAGATCGATCTTCTTCGCCGCGGACACGTATCTCGCCGTCTCCGCCGGTATCGAATCGATGAATCCTTCTGCTTCCGGGTCGATCGGTCGTTGGCTCATACGCCGGATGATGCGCGGCCATGAAGCAGCGCATCCGTCCCGCGGCGACCCTCGGCCTCGAGATCGCCGGCTCGGTCGTCCTCTCCGCCCTCGTGCTCTGGACGTGGTTCGCGTTCCCGTGGTTCGAGCGCGTCGAGTGCCTGCGCACGACCGAGGACGAGTCGCTCCGGGGATTGTGGGTCCTCTGGAACGGCTCCTTCTCCGCCGCCTACACGTGGATCCCGGTGGTGCTCGTCGCGGTCTATCTCGGGCTTGCCGTGCGGCCCGGCGGCCGGCTCCTGACCCTCTTCGGCCTGTTCATCGTCCTCTGCGGCGCGACGCACGCCGCGAGCGTCCTGCTGCTCTACTGGCCCTACTACTGGCTCGCGGTGAAGCTCTACGCGGCGGGGGGCGCGGTCTCGGTCGCGACCGCCTACGTGCTGCACAAGCGCCGGCCGGACCTGCTCGCGCTCGGCCGGCAGGGAGTCGAGCTGCGGGAGCAGACCGCGCGGGCCGAGCGACTGGCGGAAGATGCGCGCGTGTCGGCCGAGAGCGCGGAGCGGGAGGCGGAGTCGTCGAGGGTCGCGAACGAGCGACTGCTCGCGCTCGTCGCCGAGCTGCAGGAGACGAACGAGCGACTCGCGGCGAGGGAGACCGAACTCGTCGAGGCGAACGAACGGCTCGAGACGCTGGTCGACAAGACCCGCGCGCAGGAGCGGGCGATAGCCGAACTGTCGACGCCCGCGATCGAGATCGACGAAGGGGTGCTCCTGCTCCCGATCGTCGGCGTGTTCGACAGCGCCCGGTCGCTGCAGATAGTCGAGCAGGCGTCGGCGACCGTGACGGCGAGGGGCGTCGAGGTCGTCATCGTCGACGTGACCGGCGTGCCCGTCATGGACAGCGGCGTCGTCGACGCCTTCGTCAAGCTCGCGCGGGTCCTCGCGCTGCTCGGGGCGCGCTGCGTCCTCACCGGCATCCGGGGCGCGGTCGCGCAGACGATGGTCGAGCAGGACGTCGCGATCGAGGGCTTCGTGACGCGGGCGACGCTCAAGGCGGGGATCAGGGAGGCGCGGGCGATGGCCGCGGCCGCGCGCCGCTAGGGGTCAGAACGTCGCCCGCCGCGCCTCGAGGTCGCGCTTGACCGCGACGATCGCCGCGACCATCGAGGACCACTCGTCGCTCCGGTTCGGGTCGTCCCGGAGCGAGTAGTCGAAGCCCGTCTTCGAGCACGCCTCCGCCGCCTCGACGGCCGCCTTGCGGGTCCGGATCCGGTCGATCGCCCGCAGGCCCGTCGGCACGTGCGTCACCGCGTAGGTCGCCGCCCGGACATGCCCTTCGGGGACCGACGAGCGCCGGCCAGAAGGCAGGATCCGACACTCGCGCGCGTCCGGTTCCCGCGAGAGTACGGAATAGGTCTCACCGTCCAATCGCAGACGCTCGGTCGCCGCGAAGTCGCCGAAGACGGCGAGCGCCGGGATCTCGATCCGCAGCTCCTTACCTTTCGGTCGCACCATCGTCACCGTGATCGACTTCTCCTCTCGGACGCGCATGCCCCGGATGATGCTCAGCAGGTGACGCTCATGATCGCACCGTCCCCCGGAGGAGCACCCATGCAAACCACAAGTACGCCGCGCTGATGCAGCTCCCGATCAGGCAGCCCGCTCCGCCGCTCAGCGTCCACGCTTCTGCAGGATAGGAGTCAACCATCTGGACGCCCATTGCCGCGAAGAAGAGCGCGAACAAGCCAAGACCGCGTGCATGTCCGCGTCGTTCGATCGGACACGGCGATGTGCGATAGGGATTCATTCGTCGTCGGATGATGCTCAGCGGGAGAGCAGCGCGGCCGCGACGCTCTGCTGCTGCTCGCCGTCCGGGTCCGGCCTGCCCCGCCCGCGCGTGACCTCGCGCTCCTGCTCGCAGGCGAGCCAGCAGCTCATGAGCACGTCGCCCGTGTGCGCGCCGGGCCGGAAGTAGAGGCAGTCCTCTACCCACTGCTGGACCTCGGGCTGCACGCTGCCGTCGTCCTCGCAGGGGATGACCCAGACCGCGTTCTCCATCGCGATGAAGACGCCCTGCACGCCGTAGGTCGGGTCGTGCTTCTCCCGGCCCGTGAAGTGCGCGCGGATGAGCGGGAGCGACGCGGGCTCGGGGGGAGCGGTGTTGGCCGCCTGCCCCGCGCGCCGGCGCGCCTCGCGCCGCTCCTCCCGCTGCAGGTCCTCCTCGTCGAGCGCCCACTGCCGCAGGTAGTCCTGAGCCGCGTTGGATTCGACCCGTTCAATCGACTTGAAGTCGCGCTCCGTGTTTCGGACGCGCGTCACGATCTCCCGGCCCGACCAGCGCCCGATCTGGATGTTGAGGATCTTCCGTTTGCCTGTCGGCAGGAGTTCGTACGTGAAGAGGCTCGTCTTGCCGCTGCCGGCCTTCTTGCCGACCGCGAGGTCGACGCCCGTCACCGTGAGGTTCGGCCCGTCGTAGCGGGAGACCATCCGCCGGTGTCCCATGGCGAGCCCGTTCGCCTTGCAGGCGTCCACCCACGCCTGCTTGCACGCGGCCTGCTCGTCATCGCGCGGGTTCATCTCGTACGCCTGCGCGAACTTGCCGGGCAGCGCCGCGAACTTCTGCCGGATGCCCGGGATCTCCGCGTGCCCGAACTTCCCGGGCCAGAGCGGGACGACCTCCTCCAGGTCGAAGTGCTCGAGGCGGGCGCCCGCGGCGGTTTGTCCCGGAGATAACACCGGTGTTATCTCGACCGGCCCGACGCGCGCGAGCTCGCGCGTCCCGTCCGGGTAGGCGACCGTGAGCGGCGCGCCGTGCTCGGCCGAGTCGTGCGCGGTGAGCCGGTGATACGGGCCCTCGCGCCGCGCCGCCGGCCGGATGTCGTCCGTGTCGAAGTCGGGCGCGCCCCAGATCCCGACGTTGCCCCACACGTCCATCTCCAGCGTCGGCCAGCCCGACTTCTGCAGCACGTAGGTCACGTCCTCCGGGTGCCACGGCTGCGTCGCGTTCCAGATCTTCGTGTTCCGGATGTCCTCGCGCGTGAACACGGTCGAGAGCAGGAACGAGAGGACCTTCTTCCGCGCCTCGGGCGTCCGCGTGTTCGCCTCGTTCAGGACGTCGTCGAGGACGATGAATGACAGGCGCGACCCGGGGAGCGAGCCCGTGTCCATCCCGACCGCGACGAGGCTCGGGTCGCGGATGCCCGCCGGCCGGTCGACCACGATCTCCGCCTGCGTCCACGGCTCGCTCTTGCGCCGCGTCGGCCGGAGGCGCGGGTAGACGAGCGCGAGCTCCGGGAAGGCGTTGTCGGGGTTCTCGATGAACTGCGAGACGAGCCGCAGGGGCTTCTTCGCCTGGTCCTGCGTCGCGCTCAGGATCGCGCCGCGAGCGGTCGGGTCGGCGCCGAGCAGGGTCAAGACGAGGTAGGTCAGGACGAACGTCTTGGAGCTGCCGACGAAGGCGCGCAGGTTGGCCCGGTCGTGCTGTGCCAGGAAGTCGATCATCACCCGCTGGTGGGGCAGCGTCGTGATGCGCCTGCGCTCGCCGTGCTCCTCCCGCATGACGAACGAGAAGCCGACCTTCGGGCTCGTCCGGGCGAGCGCCGCGCGGCGCAGGACGGCGTCCACGAGCGCCCTGTCCCTGGCCAACTCGGCGCGCGATACGGCTCCGTCATCTTGACCCATGTCGGGGCTCTGCTCGCGGACCCTCACGCGCCCCTCGAGACGATCGGCAGCCCGATCGCGCGCCGGACGGTCCTCGCGAGGGCGCGGCCCATCTCGTACGGGACCGCGTTGCCGAGCGCCTTACGCTCGGTCATCCGGGAACGGCCGCCCCTTGAGCCACGAGAGCGCGCCGGAGAGGAGCTCGGTCGCGCCGGCGCGGGCCATCTGCGCTCGGGGCGCGGCGAAGGGCTCGAGGCCGAACACCTGGTAGCGCCAGGGCAGGCACCCGACCGCCGAGTGGTCCTGCCAGACGCGGGCGACGACTCGCCCGCGCGCGTCGAGGACGACCTGGCAGTCCGGCTTGTCCGGACCCGCGTCGACGGCCGTCCAGGGAGAGAGCGGGGTCAGGTCCGTCGCGGGGCCCTGAGCGCCGGTCGACCGCGACGCGACCGCGACGATCTCCGCGTGCAGTCTGCCGACCAGGTACGGGGCCAGCAGCGCGCACAGGTCGCAGGTCAGTCGGGCCGCCTCCGGCCCCGACAGCGACGCGATCTCCCGCGCCGCGCCCTCGACCGAGTCCGTCTCCCGGATCTCCCGGATCAGCCGCACGAACCGCGATTCACCCTCGCTCATGCCCCGGATGATGCCGGCTCGCACGCGTGCGGGTCGAAGACCCTGACCCCGCCGACGTGCAGCGCGCGACGGACGAACGCGACGAACAGGTCGGGGCGAGCGGCCGCGACCTCGACGGCAGGGAGGGGGAAGCACGCCATGAAGCGGATCGTCGTCGGCTCGCCCGTGTCCCGATCCGGGACGTCGTACTCGACGACCCCCGGGGCCGCACGTCCTGTCCCGGTATCACCGGTCGACCGCGACGACCCGGGCGGGCGAGTCGAGCGTCCCGTCCGGCGCGTGGTACTCGCCGCCCTGCATGTCGACCCAGCGCGCGAGCCGGCCGCCATCCGCGTCGAGCGCGACCCGGTCGAGCGACGCGACGAGCCGGCCGCCCGGCCCGAGCAGGAAGTAGCAGCAGAGGACCCGCCTCGCGGCCCGCTCCGGGTCGAGGTGACCGGCGCAGACGACCACCCGGTCGAAGCCGCCAGAGACGACCGCCGGGAACCGCTCGGGCGGGTCGCCGAGCACGCGCCCCTCCATCGCCCCGGGGGGCCACGCCTCGTCGAACATCCGCCACACGGCGGCGCGCGGCCCCTCGGAGGTCTCGATGACGTGCAGCCCCGGGCCCGTGTTCGGGGGACTCCTCCGGCGCCGGTCGATCCGGAGGCGATGCGCCCGGAGGAACGCGCCCGCGAGCGCCTCCCCGCCGTCCACGAGCAGGACGAGGTGCTCGTCCCTGACCCCCGCGACCTCCAGCAGTCGGTCGGCCCGCGCCCCCGTCACCTCCGACGGAGGGACGACCGGCACGGCCGCCGCCCGCCTGACCTCAGACCTGACCCTCACGGAACGCTCCTCTCCCGGCGCACGCGGCGCACCTCGGGTTCTCGAATGCCCCCTCCAGCCTCGCCTCCCGCTCGTCGTCGTCCCGGCAGTCCGCCAGGTGCACGAGCACCTCAGTCCCCACGCCGCAGCCCGAGCACGGCAGCCGGACGATCGCCTGGACGTGATCGAGCCGGAAGCAGCGCGCGGCGAAGGGGCGGACCCTCACGCGTGCGGGACCGGCTGCCCGCCGCGGGGCGGGACGGCCTCCTTCAACAACTCCGCGTGCACGAAGTCGAGCAGCGCGACCGCCTCGGGAGGGAGTCGGCCGAGAGCCCGAAAGCGCCGGTAGATGTGGATCGCCCTCTCGCGGATCGACACGCGCCGCGAATCCCATCCCTTGACGGGGGAGAAGCAGTCGCGCACGAGCAACGAGAGTTCATCGGCGAGCTCGCGGTCGATGTCGGCGGGCGCGCTGTCGCGGGTCGTCGGCGGTAGAGGCGGCCCGTCTCGGTCGCGCCGAGTGCACGGGTGCCGCTCACCCCCGGCGACCGGTCGCCCGCCCAGCAACTCGTCGAATCGCTCCGCGAGCGCGTCGACGTCCGGCCCCGGCGAGCTCTCCTCGAACTCCAGCGCGTACTCGGCCAACCTGCGCGCCCACCGAGCGCGCGTCGCGCGGTGCTGCCCGAAACCGTAGCCCGCCTGCCGGTCGCTCGGCCCCGACGCCTGCTCGATCTCGCCCGCGTCTCGCAGCTCGGCGATCGCGTCCCTCACCGCGTCCCCGACCAGGTCGGCCTCGACCAACTCGCCGAACGCCGCCGCGTCGACGAGCATCAGGATCATCACGCGCGCCCGGTCGACCAGGTCGACGTACGTGAACTTCTTCTGGCTTTCTCGCTCCATCACGCCCTCGCCTTCTCCGCCGCCCGCCGCCTCGCCCGCTCCCGGGCCTCCAGCGCGCCCCGCACGCTGCCCGCCGAGAGGACCGGCGGCGGCTCGACGTCCGCGCCCCTCGGCACCCGCTCGTTCCTCTTGGCCGGGTCGCCGACGGTCACGCCGACCCGCCTCGCCACCCGCTCCGCCCATGCCCGCTGCCGCTTGGAGAGCGGGAACCGCCCCCGCCGGAGCTCGCGGAGCATCTCGTCGAACGCGCCCCCCTCGCCGGCAGTGATCTCCGAGTCGTCGAGCAGGTCGCGCAGGAGCGCCATGTCCGCGAGCCGGAGTGCGTCCCGGTCGCCGACGCGGAGCGCCATGTCCGCCTTGAACCCCGGAGTCTCGCGCCTCTTCTGCGCCCGCTTTGCGTCCTGCGCGAGCTGCAGAACGAGGTCCTCGCCCGCCTCCGCCGTAGTTCCGTCCTCGCTCATGCGCCCGATGATGCGATCGAGCGCCCCCAACGAGCGAAGAAGTCCTCGATCTCGGCGTTCACTTCGCGGATCGACGGCACGAGCGCCCGTAGCAACCCCGCCTGTATCTTCAGCGCCGCTGCCGCCTCGCGGGCGTAGAGGTGGGGTACCCGGTCGATCTCCCGCGCCTGCGACTCCAGCTCACCCGCGACGCTCTCGACCGCGTTCGCGCAGAAAGTCAGGTCTCTCGCTTCGCCGTCCCTCGCGTCCCGGGAGATGTTATCTCCCCCGGCCGCCAGGAAGCCGGCCGCGTTCTTCGCGGCGTTGCGGGCCGCGAAGTGCTCCCGGGGCGCGGCCAGGACGCGAGCGACCTCGCGCGCCTCCTCTTCGTCCGCGCTCGTCCCGGCGGCCTCGGCGAGCGCGAGCAACGTCGTGCTCACCCCGCCGATCTCGCGGCCGAGCTCCCCGACGGGCCGCGAGAACACATAGTCGACCAACGCGAGCGCCATCGCCCGTTCGCAGCCCGCCGCCTGCGCGAGCTCGACCGCCTCCTCGAGGAGACGAATCCCCCGCTGCGGCAGGGACGTCGCCTGCTCTCGCCCGAAGCACTCGGCCGCCCACCTCGCGACCTCGGCCTGTCGTCGATCTCGGTTCTCGCTCGCCATGTCGCCCGCGATGATGCGGGTCGACGTCCGGGATTATCCGGCGAACTCGAAGACGAAGAGCTAGTTGGAAACTTCGAGGACGCGCAGCACGGAGCCCGCGCGCGGCGTGACGCTTCCGAGAATGGTCGCTCGTGCCTGCAGCTTCACCGTGTAGGTCACCTCGTCGCTGCCCGGCAGCACGACGACCGCCTGGGTGCGGTACGCCTTGCGGGAGAGGAGCTCGAGCGAGATCTCATCGACGAGGATCTCGCTCGAGAATCCGCCACCGTCGATCAACAACCTGTAGCCGCCGCCGATCGTGCACCCCAAGATCGGCGTGCCGACGATGTCGAGCCTCGTGTCACCGAAGCTGTCGACCTCGACGACGAGCACGTCGGTCCACGCGGTCGGGCTGATGGCCGACGCGTCCTCGGTAAGAGCACTGTGTTGGAATTGTTCGACGCTCAGACTCATGTCGTTCTCCCTATCGTGACGTAGACGTCCATCGGCGCGGTTGTGAGGGTGCCGCTCTTGTCGTTCTGCATACCCCAGGTATCGCCCGGCGCAAAGGTCACCGGTGCGCCCGTCGTAGACGCGTCGACAGTGCCGTTCAGGGGACTGATCACGAGCGCGAGAGCTGTGGGCGCACCGTTCTTGCGGAGCGTGAATGTCACTGAGTCGGTCGCATCAGCGCCTGCGCTATTTATGTGGACGCCGATCGTGTCGATCACTTCGGGAGCGACGAGCTTTACGTCCTGCGGCGTTGTTGGAGCGTTTCCAGACACGTAGCCGTACGGCAGGTACCGCGTGGTCGTGCCGGTTGTCAGGTTACCGGCCCCGAACGTCGCGGCGTTCTTGATCCGGGACGGGGACTTCTTCAGTGTCACCCCGCTCATGACGTAACTCCCGAGGCCATGAGCGCCTGCGTGCCCGAAGCAGCAACCGCCCAGACCGCGTTCGTGTTCGAGAGCTGCAGGGTGACCGCATCTCCCGGCGCGAGCTCGATGCCCTTGCCGACGGTCGCCGCGCTTGCACCGGCCAGGTAGATCGAGGCGGTGTTCGTGCTCGGCGCTTGCAGTGTGAAGCCGTCGGGAAACGAGTTGGAGCCGAGCTGAGCAGAGGTCGTCACGCTGAATGCGGCAGGCGTCGTGAGCGCACTACCAACAAAAGGAACGGTCGAGAACGAGCTCGCCGGCGCCTTCGGCCCGAGCGTCGCCGGGAGCTGCGGCGTGTTCGGCGACAGCGCGACGACTGCCGCAGGATCGGTCGCGACCGGCGCCGTGCTCGCCGCCTTCACCGCCGTTGTGTTCGTCCCGTCGGTCACGCGGGCGAACGGGGCCCGGCTCGCCACGTCTCCCGCGGGCGTGATGTGACCGCCGGACCCGTCGGTCGGGATCACAGGCCACGCGCCCGCCACGGCCGCGGCCGTCCCCTGCGTCACCACGGCAGGCAACAGGCCGTCCTGAATTTCTGGAAAATTCGACGCAATGCTCCCGAGGAAGGTGTTCCCGGTCGTCTGCAACGCCGACGTCGAAGCGCCGGCCGGCAGGGGAAGAGAAGCCGCCGACACGGGCTGCGTCACGCCCGACCCGTCGACCGGGACCCTGCCGGCGACCAACGCGGGCGACTTGCTGTCGAGGCTCGCGAGGCTGACGTTCCCGACGTTCTGCTTCGCCTCGGTCGCCGCGCCCCCCGGCAGGGGGAGCGTCGAGACGGCACTCGGGGTCGTCAGGCGGCTCCCGAGGAACAGGGTCCCCGACGCGGTCGACGCGACGATCCGCGCGAAGAGGACCGCGTCGTTCGGGACCGGGAGCTCGCCCGACAGCACCCCGGCCGCGACGTCGATCGAGTCGACCGCGAGCCACCCGCGGCCGGTGTAGATCCAGATCTCCGCGGTCAGGGTCCCGGTCCCGTCGACCCACGCTACCAGGGACCTCGGCCCCGCCTGATCGGGCAGCGTCCTGAACCGGCGGTCCTCGGCCGGCTCCGAGATGTTGGGGGCCGCGTTCGGGATCGTCCCCGCGGACGTGAGGGGGAGAGCATAGATGTCGCCGAACATGTCCGGCGCGAGGGTACCAGCGTCAGACGAGCGCGTGAGAGTGCGCGACCCCGGCGTGCGCGTGGCCCGCGTCGGTGACCGCGTGCGCGTGGCCCGCGTCGGTGACCGCGTGCGCGTGGCCGGCCGTGTACCAGACCTCGTACGTCTTCGTGCCGTCGGGCGAGGTCGTCGGCACGAAGTAGCCGTTCGCGAGGCTCACCGAAGTCGCCGCCTCGTCCGCCCCGTCGACGGAGAGCTTGACGAGCGCGAGGAACGGCACGGTCGCGACGCCGATCCCGGCCGCCGTCTGCACGGTCGCCAGGTCCGCGGCGCCGCCGGTCGCCGAGTTCGTGATGCCGCCGGGGTCGTCGATCAGCGCGAACGGCTTCGTGCCGCTCACCGTCCCGCCGCCTATTCCGGGGCTCGTGAAGGTCTCCGTCTGGGCCGACCCGTCCGGCTTGACACCCGTCACCGTGACGTCGCCGCCCTCCCAGCCCGCCGCGAACACGACGTCGAGCACGCGCGGGTGCCCCGGCTGCGCGGTCGGGTTGGCAGTCGCCGCGCTCTCCGCGATCGTCCCGAGGGCGACCGCGGCGGCCTCGACGCTGAAGAGCGTCTCGTGCGCGACGAGCGACGCGGAGTCGACAGTCGCCCCGGTCACGGCGGAGTCGACCGTCAGGCCGGTCGTCGCGCTCGCGACCGCCTGCGCGACCGACGACGTGGCCGTCGGGATGCTCCCCGCGACCGACGCGATGCTCGCGCTCTGCGAGTCCTGCACGCCGCTCTGCATCAGGCTCTCGGCCGCCGACAGGTCGCCCGCCCGCTGCCTGACCGCCCGGGCGAGGACCGCGTAGGCGGCGACGATCGGGTCGGCGCCGTCCCAGAGGAGCCCGCCGGCCGCGGTGATGTCCGCGATGTCCGTCGCGTCCTTCACCGTGTCGAAGGTCGAGCCGGGCCAGAGCTGAGAGGTGCCTAGGAGGACAGAGTTGACCAGGATCCGCGTCGCCATGGGCGGCGACGGTATCAGGGGAGCCGCTCGCTCATCGGTCGGTCGTCGTGCTTGTGACTGCGCCTGGCCAGCGCCAGCATGAACAGGACGCAGCACGCAGCGTGCGCGAGGTGGTGCAGACCGGTCTCCGGGTCGAGGTCCTCACCCGTCCACCACGAGGTCAGGTGCTGCATGGCCGCCGCGTAGAGGCGACTCGCCGCGATCCCCTTCTCCCAATTGCGCGGCTCGTACTTGCCGCCGTTCTCGACGAGGACCGAGGACATCACCCGCGCGACCTCCCGGAGCGCGTCGTGCGGCAGCAGGTCCCAGCGTTCCTTGCCGCCGTCCTTCTTCTGCCCGCTCACGCCCGCCTCTCGTCGAAGAGCGCGAGCGTCCGGGGGAACGCGGGCACGAAAAAGCGGTCATGCGCGGCCGTCGCGTACGAGCGGATCTCCAATTGGGCGTTCGACGGCATGCGGAGCGACAGAAAGCCGAGCCAGTTCCGCAGGTTGCCGCTCGCGCGCATGCGCGAATAGCGCCCGACCGTCACAGCGAGTCGCGCAAGCTCCTTCGGCACGCCGCGGCGCAGCCCGCTCTGATAAACGCGCTCGCAGTGCTCGTAGAGGTCGGCGAGTTCAGCGAGCCACTCCAGCGCCGACTCCATCGTGATCTTCTCACTGCCCGCGAGCGCCTGCGCCTGATGATTTTTCGGGTCGACCATCAGGACCCGTTCGACCGTCGGCAGGTAGTCGACAGCCGGCAACGGCGCGTACCGCGCGCTCATCTCGTTGTAGCTCTGCGTGCGGTGTCGGTGCCACTCGCGGAACACCATGATCGGCGCCTGCACTTCGATCGTCGCGCCCGCCATCTCGAACGGGGTCGCGTGCTTGTTCTCCCACAGGAATCGGAGGAGCCGTTCGTCTCCGGGCACCCACGACGCGGCGAGTCCGGGATCCGCCGCGCAACCCACCTCATGGTCGCCGCACTCTTTCGGGTAACCGCAAGATCGGCAGCGTTCGCCCCAACCGAGGAACCTCTTCCCCGTCGACATCCGCGCCGCCTCGACGATCCGCTCGTCGCTCCCCCATGTCTCGACGAGCTCGACGTACCCGTGATCGAGCAGCTCAACCCTGCTCACCTCTCCCGCGCGTCCGTAGGCTGTGTTCGCTTCTTCCTTGTTCACATCTTCTCCCTTCCACACGCACCGAACCGTCCCGCACCCGACGCACCGGGCGACCCCGGGTCGCTCGTGTCCGACTGACGGAAGCTCGTCCCGCCGCACGAGTCGCACTTCGGGGCACCCGTCCACCGCCTCTTGCGCCACATCCGCGAGCCGCGCGGGACCGGCCCGCTCTCCCTCGCGTCCGCGTAGCTCGCCGTCTCCTTCTCCCCGTACGGCACGAGCACGCGACCCGCGACCTCGAAGAACCGGAGCTGCGCGATCGGCTCTCCCCCGAACACGCGCACCGGTCGCACGACCGCGAGCTCGAGAGTCCAGTGCCCCTCGAAGCCGACATCGCCGATCCCCGCCGTCTGGTGCACGCTGATCCCGAGCCGGCCCGCGCCGCTCGTCCCGTCGATGACCGGCAGGTAGGGCCCGCTCCTCGTGCGCTCGACGGTCGAGGCGAGGTAGAGCTCGCCCGGGCTCAGGCACACGCCGACGCCGGGCGGGATCGGGACCTCGCGCGTCGGGCAGTCCCGGTCGGTCCGGAGCACGACGTCGGCGTAGACGCGCAGCGACGGCGCCAGGTGGAGGTCGATCGAGTTCGTCCCGAGCGCCCACGGCGCCATGGGATCGACCGCGATCTCGCCCGCGTCGAGCGCCCGCCGGATCTCCGCGTCCCCGAGGATCACCCGGATTCCCCGTCTCGGAGGACTCCTAGAGAACGGTCACCGCGCGATTCGCAGAAGCGACGGAACAACTTGAATTCCCGGACCGCCGCGTCCGGGTCCGAGGAGCCGTGCATCGCGTTGTCCGGGAGCTCGTTGCTGCCGAACCGGCACCTGATCGTGAACGGGGCCGCCTTCTTCGGGTCCGTGTCCCCGAGCAACTTCCGCAGCGTCTTGACGGACAGCTCGCCTGAGTTGTCGAGCGCTGGCATCGAGAGCACGAGGAAAACGACGGGCTCGCTCGTCATGAACGCGACGTGCTCGTCGAAGAACGGCTTCCCCGCGTGCTCCGCGTAGAACTCGCGCGCTTCCTCGTCCGTCAACTCCAGCACCCGCACCTCGTCGATGACGAATCCGCCGCGCGTCAGCACCTCGAGGATTCTCCCGAGGTGCCGCGTCGCGCGCGGCTTGACGATCCCTACCGTGAAACCCATCGCCCGCTCCCTTCTCCGAGACTCTCGGCGGCTCCGGTCCCCGCGCGCAATGTCTTTCACGCGAGGGGGAGAGGCGCGAGCGAGCCGGCCCGGCCCCGATGCCGGGAACTCGGCCCCTTTCGTCGCCTTGCGCGCGGATTGCGGATTGCGGATATCGAGAAACCCGCCCCGGTATCCGGGCCGGATGCCCTCCGGGGGACGCGCCCCGCCAGAACTTTCACTCCCCCGATGATGCCGGCGCGACCCTGACGCTCTTCGGCGGCTCGTCCGGGTCGAAGCGCGGCGGCGCGAGGACCGTCGCCAGGTGCCCGAGCGGCTCGAGCAGCTCGGCGCGCTCCTCGACGACCGCCAGCCGCGGCTCTATCGCCCTCACGCGCGCGAGAGCGAGGAGACCGGCGACCGCCCCGAGGCACCCGGCGACCGAGCCGAGCGAGAGGAAGACCGAGCGCGCCAGATCCATCGGACGTGAGCCCCCGCGAGCAAGAGGTAGAGGACCGTCGACTGGAGACCGGACGCCCACGCCCAGTGTCCCGCCGGGACGAAGACTACAGGCACGACCCACGCGAGCTCCCCGCCCGCCAGGTAGAGCGAGGCGGACTCCGTCTCCGTCGGCGCCCGACGCCGCCTCAGGAGGTCGACGACGAGCGGGGCGAACGAGAGGGCCGCGAGCGAGTGCGCGCAGGCGTAGACGGCCCGCCGCGCCCCGTAGTCGGCCGAGCACGAGGCGGCCGCGGACGTGAGCGCCGCGTGCGCGACGACCACGCACACGAACCAGCGCGCGGAGCGCGGCCGGACCAGGCCCGCGAGGAAGGCGACGGTCGCCGGCCACGCGAGGTAGAGCGCCGCCTCGGTCGCGAGCGACGCCGAGACGAGGCTCCGGATCGCGTCCGTCACGCTGAAGGCGCACAGGGCCGCGACGAAGGAGAGGTGCGCGCGCCGCTCCCGCGTCAGGAGATACGCGAGCGCGAGCACGGCGACGAGCAGGGCTCGGGCGACCTCGTTCACTCCGCCCTCGCGATCCCCGGGCGAGACGGCCGCTCGTCCCGGAGCGGCGGCGGTCCGGTCGGCCCGGCGACCGGCTGCGGGTCGGTGGACCCCTGCAGGTCGACGGTCGCCGTCAGGTTGAACTCCTGCTCGCTCGGTCCCCAGCCGAGCGACGAGAGCGCCGCGGCGACCGTCTTCGCCATGTCCACCCCGTCGCCCGGCTCGACCGTGATCTCGACCGCGCGGATGGACGCCCAACCGTTCTTGTCGCTCATGTCCTTCTCCCTCTGGTTTGTCCCGGAGATAACACCGGTGTTATCTCCGGATGATGCCCGCTACGAGTCGAGCTCGCGCGCTCGCTCCTCCTCGACGAGCTGGTCCTGCTCCTCCGGGGACATGCCCATCACGACCATCAGGAGCGACCGGCGCACCGTCGCGTCCACGTCGACTGCGACGCGCTCGGGGGCGAACGTGCCGTAGACGCGCCCGAGCAGCTCCTCGTGCTTGGCCACCTCCCGGTAGGGCGCCGTCCCCTTCGCGCCCCGGGCGTGCTGCCGGAGCGCGACGAGGTCCCGCGAGAGCCGCTCCGCCTGGAAGGCGCGCGCGCTCGCCCGGTCCTGCTCGAACCGCTCGAGCGCCTCCTTTTCGGCCACGTCCCACGCGTACGCGACCTGCGCGTCCGAGAGCGGCGCGCCGATCTGCTCCGCGAGCAGGAGCTTCTTCGCGGCCTCGACCTCCGTGTCGCCCGGGGCCGGCGTCGTCTGGTCCCGGATCGACTCGCGCACCATCGGCAGCGTCAGGCCGAAGGCGCGCAGGCGCGTCACGAGGTCCCGCCTCGCCCGCATGGTCTCCGGGCTCGTCTTCGGCGGCGGCGGTCGCATCGCCTCGCCCTCGACCGGCGGCCGGCCGACTCGTCTCCCTCTCACCCGCCCCAGTCTAGTCCCCCTCGAACTCGTCGCTCCGGCGGAGTCTCGCCGCCGCCTGCTTGAGCAGGTCGAGCCCCGCCGCCTCGATCTCGCGCACCCGCTCCGGCGCGAGGTTCATCAGCCGCGAGACGTGCTGCACCTTGAGCCCGCCGGTCGCGCGGTCGAAGAGCGGCGAGTCGTCCGCGCGCTCCCGCGCTCGGTCGACTGCGTCGAGCAGGCACGTGTCGTCCATCTCCTCGAGCGACTCGAAGTTGAACCTGATGCTCGCCCCGTCCGCCTCGAGCATCAGGTGGTGCCGGCACGAGACGAACGGGCACGGCCGCGCGGCGAACCGCCCGCCCGGCTCGCAGTCGGCACGCATCTCGGGTCGGGAGACCCTGAGTCTCCGCCGACCGTCGCCTTCCCGTATGACCTCCTCCGAGAGCGCGCGGGCGCCCAAGACCCTGGCCTTCGGACCCCTGACCCGCTCTCGCACGCGCATCAGAGGACGATGATGCGGGGCTCAGTGCAGGGCCCGGACGTCGAGGTCGCTCCGACCGGTCCCCCGCTCGACCGCGACGTTGCTCCCGACCGCCGGGTGCGCCACGCCCTCGCGTCGCATCGACTCGAAGAAGTCGTCGAGCACCGCGCCGACCATCCCGGCGAAGCGCGCCGCCGTCGCCTCGTCCGACCCCCGCGCGAGCGGGACCGTCACGACGAGCAGCCGGGGCACCTCCTCCGGCCTATCCTTCTTCTTTCGCATCACCCGGGAAAGTACCCCCGGACCGATGCCTCCGAGGGAGACGGGCCCGGCCAGACGAAACGTGTGACTAGATCCCAACCATCCGCCGAGAAGTCGAAGCCGTCCGCCTTGAGCCGGGCGGCGTTGTCCCGCACCCGAGACTGCAGCGCCCTGGCGATGCGTTGCCGGATGCGACCGGTGCACCCGGCGACCGTCGACTCTTTCGCGACGAAGGGTTCATTCGACGCCCAGCTCGGCCGTAGGGGAGGGTCCGCGATCGAGTGACCGGCCAGCTCGAGCGCGCCGACGTCGCTCATGACCTCGAGCGCGACCTCAGACGTCCCTCGCCCGTCGACGCGGAACTCGACGAGGACGCCGGGAGGAGGCAACTCCGGGTATCGAACTCCTCGACGGTCCCGATCGACGCACTCGACCTTGACCCGCCACGACGAACCGTCGGCCTGACCGACGTCGAACCGCACGAGGTCGCTCTGCTCTCGCCGTTCCAGCCGGAGCGCGAGGATCCGGATCGCCTCGAAGTCGTCGACGACTCGCTCGACGAGCGCGGGAGGGGGACGAGACAGGACGTTCGAGTCGTCGCTCACCGGATCTCCTCCCCGAGCTGGAAGCCCTCCTGGTGCCAGCCCGGTCGCCGCTCGACCGCGAAGAGCTCGCAGTAGGGCCCCGCGAATAGCCGCTCGACCATCGCGTAGAACTCGGGCGGCTTCGCGCTGTGGCGGCCACCGGGGACGACCGCCGAGAAGAGACTCCGGACCGAGCGGTCGAGCACCTTCGGCCGGCCGCGAGTCGCGACGAGGCAGACCTCGTGCGCCGCGCGCGTGATCCGCCCCATGCCGAACCAGCGGTTGCGCCCGCCTCCGCCGCACTGCTCACAGGGTCTCGTCGGGTTGAAGCGTTCTCCGCCCCCCTTGCACTTCGAGCAGACGCTCTGCTTCTCCCACACGATCTCCGTCTTGTGCGTGAATCCCCACGCGCGCTCGACCGCGTGCGCCTCCTCCGACATCGACGCGACCCGCCAGAGGAAGAGGACCGCGTCGTCCGCAATCGACGGCAGGGGGAAGTCCTTGATCCCTTCGAGCGAGAGCAGGTTGTAGTGCTTCCCGGCGCCCCTGCCCGATCCCGGGAGTTTGTCCCTGAACGGCCAAGGCGGGTCGGCCGAGATGACACGGAACGGTTCGGTCATGTCGCAGATGATGCGAGGAAGCGGCCGACGTCGGCGAGGTCGCGCGACATCCGCACGCCCGCCGGCAGGCACTTCAGGAAGAGCTTGCCGTACGGTTTGTCCAGGAGACGGGAGTCCAGGCACACGACGGCGCCCCGGTCGGTCGACGCCCGGATCAGCCGGCCGAACCCCTGCCGGAACATGGTCGTCGCGCGCGGCAGCGACTGGTTCCGGAACGAGTCGTCGTCCCGCTCCGCGAGCGCGTCCATCACCGGGTCGGACGGGTTCGGGAACGGCAGCCGGTCCATCACGACGCACGAGAGCGCCTCGCCCGGCACGTCGACGCCCGACCAGAACGACTCCGCCCCGAGCAGCACGCTCGTCTTGTCCTCCCGGAAACGCCGGACGAGCTCGTGCCGCGGCGCCTCGCCCTGCCGCATCACCCGGTAGGGGAGCCTCGCCGACGCGAGCTCGTGCGCGACCGTCAAGCTCCGGTAGCTCGTGAACAGCCCGAGCGTCCTGCCGCCCGCCTGCCGGCACGCCTCGACGAACAGGCGCGCGGCCTCGCGGTGCTGGACGTCGAGCTTCGGGTCCGGCGCGTCGCGCGGGACGACGAGCAGGCACTGCTCGCGGAAGTCGAACGGGCTCTCGGCGACGAGCTCCTCGACGTCGTGCGACTCCGCGACCCCGACCTCGCCGGAGAAGAACTCGAAGGAGGCGCCGACGCGCAAGGTCGCGCTCGTGCACGTGACCGACCCGACCGACTCCGCCTCGAAGAGCTCGGCGCGCAGCCGGCCGGAGACGTCGATCGCCTTGCTCGCGAGCGCGACCCGGTCGCCCTGCCGGTCGACGAAGTAGACGCGGTCGTCGTCCCCCGCCGGGTCCGACATGGCGGCCGTCACCGCCGAGACGATCCCCTCGCACCGGCTCGCGCACTTCCTGAGCTGCTCCTTGCGCTTCGGCTCCTCGGTCCCCGCCGCCGACAGGTAGACGGAAGAGGCCCGCTGCATGAGCCCTACCAAGCGACCCCAGTCCCGCACTGAGTCTGCGCGTCGGAGTCGGGACCGGTAGGCCGGCGACGCGGCGTGGTCCCCGAGTGCCTCGAAGAACCGGTCCGCCTCCCCCGAGATCCGCTCCTTGAGCTCCGGGTCGAGGTCGCCCTCCTTGCCGGCGAGCAGGCGCGCCGCCCACCGGCACGCGCCCGCCGTGACGCGCGCGCCGAAGAAGTCGCGCGCGATGTCCGCCGCCCTGTTCGCCTCGTCGAGGACCATCGCGTCGAACGGCGGCAGCACCGCCGCCTCGCCGCCGCTCCCCCGGACGACCTGCAGGTGCGCGAAGAGCAGGTGGTAGTTCGCGACGACCACGTGCGCCGACTCGGCCCTGACCTTCGCCCTGTTCGCGAAGCAGTCGCCGTGCCTCGGGCACGCCCGCCCGAGGCAGTCCTCCGCGCCGACCGTGAAGCGCTGGCGCAGGCTCGGCAGCGGCTCGAACGGCAGCTCCGCCACGTCGCCGCCCGTCGTCTCCGCGGCCCACGAGTTGACGCGGTCCCACTGCTCGACCTCCTCTCGCCGCCCGAAGAGCGAGCCGAAGACGGACTCGGAGAGCGAGTCCGCGTGCCGGTCGAGGCACAGGTAGTTCGCCCGCCCCTTCATCACCGCGAAGTCGAACGGCCACGGGAGGCAGGCACGGAGGAGCGGGAGGTCCTTGCCCGCGAGCTGGTCCTGCAGGTTCAGGTTCGCCGTCACGACGAGCACGCGCCGGCCCTCGTGGACCGCGTGCCAGACCGCCGGCACCGCGTAGGCGAAGGACTTGCCGACGCCCGTACCGGCCTCGCCGAGCAGGACGGTGGAGTCGCGGATCGCCCGGTCGACGGCGCGCGCGAGGTCGACCTGCCCCCTCCGCGGCTCGTAGCCGGGCAGCGCCCGCGACAGGTGCCCGCCCGGCCCGAACGCCTCGTCGATGTAGTCGCCCATCGCGCGGAGGATGCCGGTTTGTCCGGGGAGATAACACCGGTGTTATCTCGACCGGTCGAATTTCCCTTGACGGCTAGGACATCATGTCCTAGTCTGTTCGTCGGAAGGGAGAGAGACATGCGGATCGTTGCGAAGTACGCGGGCAAGTGCGAGAGGTGCGGCGGAGGGTTCGCCTCCGGAGCGAGCATCGAGTGGGAGAAGGGCAAGGGCAGCCGGCACGTCGCGTGCCCGGCGAAGCCGTCGCCGGCCCCCGAGAAGAAGTCGTGGAAAGAGCCGAGCAGGGAGGAGGCGCCGGTCGTCCTCACCCGCGACTGCGGACCGTCCAAGCCCGACCTCGACTCCGAGGTGGGCCGGTCGTTCCGCCTCGGCAAGCGCGCGGGCGAGCACGCCGAGAAGGTCGTGACCGTCGTCGCGCAGCGACGGACGTGGATCTCCGAGGACGGCCTGAGCTTCGGCCTGTCCGACGACCGGGGCTGGTCGCTGACCCTCTACTGCCGCCTCGCCGCCGCGGACGAGATCGCGCGGGTCGAGGCGGACGAGCTCGCCGAGCGCGAGAGGCGCGCGGAGCGGGCCCGGAGAGCCGAGGACGCGAAGCGCGCCGAGCAGGCCGAGGCGGAGCGGATCGAGGCGCTGCTCGTGGGTCTCTCGTGCGCCGACTCGTTCTCGTACGACGTGCTGAAGGGCGCGTCCCCGGCCGAGCTCGTCGGCGAGATCGGGAAGGAGACGACCGTGCACCGCTACGTGCTCGCGACCGGCGAGGTCGTCTACGTAAAGCACTGGCACTGCTACGACGACGACCGCTCATGGCTGTACGCGAGCCGGGAGACGGTCGAGCGCTCGTGGGCCGCGCTCGCCGCCCAGATGAAGCTCACGCCCGAGCGGTCGGCGAAGTGGCTCGCCGAGTACCGCGGCTGCTCCGGGACCGAGTTGCACGAGTTCGTCGTGCGAAACGCGGAGGCCGCCTAGGTCCCGTGCCGGTGAAGCGTCGCGAACCTCGCGATCTTCTCCCGCACGCGCCCGCTCTCGCAGGTCCCCCGCCACTGCTCGCCGCACGCCTCGCACCGCGCCTCGACGGCCTGCGGCAGCCGGCGCCCGTCCTCGAACTCCGGCGACTCGTAGCGCCCCGTCACGGATGAGCCGGGCGGGGACCACTCGACCCACATCACCGCAAGAGCTCGCGCAGGTCGTTCAGCTCACCATCGAGCAACGAGACCGCGCGGTCGTCTGCTAGCCGGTCACGCGTCGACAGGAGAGCGACAACGCGGTCCCGTATCGGCGCGGCCATCTCTTCCCGTATCCGGTCCTCAACTGCCTTCTTCTCCGCCTCGACGCGCGCGAGCTGCTCGGTGAGCTGCCGGATCACGGCGTCCTTCTGCGCGCTCTCCCCCTCATACGCTGCAGCCGAGGAGGCCGCGAAGTCCACGACCGCCACGATCGCGTTGACCGCCTTCACCCTGATCGACACCTGCTCCCTCATGGCCGCGATGATGCCTCCGCGTCCGAGGCGACCAGGACGACCCGGTAGCCGCCGAGGGCCCGGCCGATCTCGTCGAACGCGGCCGCCCGCTCGTGCGGCGGCACCCCCGCGAGCGGGTCGCCCTCCCCGTCGCCGTCCAGGTGGCGCGCCATCGCCTCGGACTGCTCCTGCAGCGCCCACTCGTGCCGCTCCCGGTCCGCCGCGTCGTCGAGCGGGAAGGACTCGGGCTCCCGCCTGCGGAGCAGCGCCTCGACCCCGCGCGTGAAGCCGTCCCGGTAGGCGGAGGCCGCGAGCTCGCTGGCGAAGAGTTCCCAGTCGAGGGAGGTCGCGTCGGGGCGGGAGAGAAGGAACAGGCGCGCCTGCTCGGCGAGGCGGGCGGGCGGGGTCGGCCCCTCGTAGAACCGGGCGGCGACCCGGTCGATCGCGCGCGCGACGCGGATCTTTATCCTTGACATGTGAGACATGTTGACCTATATCTCTCCCATGCGAAGACTCATGAACACGAAAAATCTGTACCTCGTCGATGCTTGCTGCCCCGCCTGTCTCGCGGCGGGCAAGGTGGACCCGAAGCACTCGGCCGACTTCCACCACTACCCCGGCGGCTGCTCGCGCGCCGACGACTACCTCCGCGCGGCGCGCGAGGGGCGCGTCGTGCAGACGGACTACTCGTCAAAACACGTCCTGGTCCTCTCGGACGATCTGCGATGGGTCGAAGCTGACGCCGGGCGGTGGACCGCGGTCGTGTCCGGCCCGGATCATTCCCTGTATCCCGGCCACGTGTGGGACGACCGGTTCGGCGTCGTCTCTCCCGGCGATCCGCGGATCGCCGGCGGCGCGATCGACACGCGGCCGAGGGCGTCGTGACCTCGGTCGACCTGATTCACGCTCGGATCTCCGGCGAGACGTGGCGCTATGAGCGTGCGGCGACCCTCGCCCTGGAGACGGCCCTGCTCATCGCCTGCGCCCTGCCCGCGGTGCACGATCTGCGCTCCGGCGCCATCGCCGCGGTCACCGGACTGCTCCGCCTCTACCAGGCGGAGACGGCCCGGGAAAAGGCGAGCATCGAGGGACGACACCGCGAGCGGCACGCCGCTCCTCCGTACCCGCCGCGCAAACAGGCGCTGATCGACGCGCTCGCCTGGCGCGAGCAGTTGGTCACGTGGGCGTGGCCCGCGCTGATCGTGCTGGTCGCGGCCGACTCGTGGGGCTGGCCCGCCGCGACCGCCCTCTTCGCGACCCTCGCGCGGGCCGCGTGGGCGAAGCTCGCGTTCCCGGCGTGGCGCCGCTCCCGGGCGGCGTGGAGAGCGACTCAGTGAAACGAGCCCTCTCCGTGCGGTGGCCGTGGGCGCCGCTCATCGGCCACGGCCTGAAGACGGTCGAACTGCGCACCTGGGCGACAACCCACCGCGGCGAGCTGCACGTGCAGCAGGCGAGGGGCCGAGACGAGGTCGAGCCGTGGCTGGGCGAACTCGCGGGCGACGACGTCGCCGGTCACGTGACGAGTCGGGTCGACCTCCTCGGCTGTCGACCGGCGACGCTCGACGACGCGGACGCCGCGTGCGTCTCGGTCGACGAGCTGCGCGCCCTCATGTCCGCCGCGGAGTCACGGGGCAGGACGCTCTTCGCGTGGTGTCTCGACGGCGCCGCGCCCGTCGCGCCCGTCCCCCTGCGCGGGATGCCCGGCTGTCTGCTGCGGTTCTGATTCCCAAAGACGGGAATCGACACTTGAACCCACGAACAAGAAGGTCGCCGTTCGTCTTATGTCCTTTACTAAACAGGGCACCGTCGTCGTTCTGCCTTGTCGGGCGGAGAAGCTCGAACGTCGAGTTAACTCCCACTCGGGCGATCTCGCCATCGCGGCGATCAGCGAAGGGTGAGAAGTTACAATCATCACTCGAAATCCGCGCGCCTTGCAGATACCAGCCGTCAAAGAAGCCATCAAAATTCCGAGACCCAATCCCTGGTAGTCAGGGTGTACGACCAGACGACTGATATGTCGTATATCTCTGCACTTGGGGTGAGGAAACGGCAAGAAGGCCGCGAACGCAACCGGTCGATCGGCGATAAGACCGACGAAGCACCGCGCCGCCCTGTGCAGCTCCGCGCTCAGATAGTGAAACGGAGCGAACCAGCGCCACGCCGAATACTCGGCTCGAACGACCTCGAGCTCGAGGTCCGGTCGTCGCCGAAGAGACCTCCATGCAAACCGTCCCAGGTGAGGCTCGATCACCCAGTCGGGTTGCAGCCACTCCTCGACGTCGTAGTGGCACGTCACGGCGACGAGCTGCTTGGCCCGCTTCCGGACAGACTTCGCGATCGCGTGACTGCCGACCTGCGCGACGGTCCGGTCGACCACACTCGTGAACTCGTCGACGCAGATCCGAGGGCGCGGATCGACGAGCGCGCGGGCCATCATCGCGCGGAACTGCTCGCCGCACGAGAGCAGCCGGAACGGCCGCAGCCAATTGGGAGGGCTGGAGAAGCCGACCGACGAGAGCGCCGCGGTCGTGTCGCGGATGCCCCCTTCAAACGAATCGACGATGCTCCTCGTCTCGTGCCAGTCGTAGCCGGAGACGAGACAGTCGCCGAACAGGTGCCGAGCGACGCTCGTCTTGCCCGCGCCGCTCGGCCCGACGATCAGCCCGACACTCCACGGTCGCTCGTCGAACGGCGCGTCGAACGAGAACGACACCCGCGAGCGCTCAGTCGCCGGCACGTCGAACATCCCCTCGAGCTGGACGACTCGCGCCGTCCGCTCGACCGGGTTCTCCAGCGTCAGGTCAACGCGCGGCACCGGTATCCCCTCGACATCAGGTCCTCGATAATAGCGAGCTGATGGGTCTCGTCGTCGCAGTCGACGAGGACGACGAACCCGACCCGCGCGCGCTCGGTCTGGTCCGGCGCGCGTTCCGCCGCGCCGGTGAGTCGGGCGAACGCCCGATCGTCGAGTCCCAAGTCGAGCGCGTGTGAGACGTCCCCGAGATCGACCTCCCCGATCGAAACGACGTTCGCCGCGAACTTCGCGGGATCGAACGAACCGCCGCCCGCTCGCCTCGCGTTGAGCTTCACTGTGAGTCGACGCGCCGCGGCCTCCGTGATCCCGTCGAGGAACGAGACGGGCCCCTCGGTCATCCCCAACTCGTCCGCGACGGTGAAGCGCTGCTCCCCGTCAATGATGACGTTCCTGACCCGCCCCCGCTCGTCCGCGCGCCACACGAGCAGCGCCTGCGCGACGAGCCACCCGTCCGTCTTGAACCCGTGTCGGATCCTGTCGCGCTCCTCCCCCGTGATCGCGGTCGGGTTCCACGGGTTCTTGCTCAGGCCGGCGATCGGGACGATCTCCGGCACCGTGCCGACGAGTCGGTTTGTCCCGGAGATAACACCGGTGTTATCTCGTCGTCTCTTCTCCGCGCGCCTCATCGCGTGAAGTGCTGGTGGCAGTGGGGGCACTCGATCGTCACCGCGACGCGCGTCTTGCCGCGCGACTCCTCCCGGACCGGCGGCTCGGTCACGCGCCGGAAGAACGCCGCGTCGAGCCCGAGGTCGAGGGCGACGTCGACCCCCGCGCTCTCTGCCCGGATCGCCGGGATCGTCGCCGCGAGCTTCGAGACGTCGAAGGCCGACTCGCCGCCCGACCGGCGCGCGAGCAGCTTGATCGTGAACGCCCTCGCCTGCGCCTCCGTGATCCCGTCGAGGAAGACCATCGGCCCGCGCTCCATCCCGAGCTCGAGCGCGACGGTGTGCCGCTGCTCCCCGTCGATGATCAGGTTGCGCCGGGCGCCCTTCTCGTCGAGGCCCCACACGAGCAGCGCCTGCGAGACGATCCAGCCGTCCACCTCGAAGCCGTGCTTGATCCGCTCGCGCTCGGCCGCCGTGATCCCGTTCGGGTTCCACGGGTTCTTGCGCACCGTCGAGAGCGGCAGGACCCTCGGCGCGCTCCCGCGCAGCCCGTCCGCCGTCCTCTCCGTCCGCCCCGCCCCGCTCCCCTTCGCCTCCGGTTTTCCCTTCCGCATCGGGGCGCGATGTTGTCACGCCGCGTCGCACACGGTCGCCGTCATCCGGTCGAGGTCGAGGCACGGGGCGGCGGCCGAGTCCTTCAGGACGACCGCGCCCTGCTGCAGCGCGAAGTAGGCCGTCTGCGCGACGACGTGCGCCCCGCGCCCGCTGTCCCGCCGCCTCACGAGCCACACGACCGGCTTGTGCGGCGGCGCTCGGAGCTCCCTCTTCTCTGCCCTCACGCGCCGTCTCATGGCACGGAGATCATGCGGGCGCAAGCGCGACGATCGCCGCGAGCGCGTCGCACGGGTGCTCCCACGAACCGCGCTTCAGGTGCGCGAGGTGCTCGCGCATCCGGTCCGGGCCGAACCGAACGTCGAGCGCGTCCTGCACGTCCCGCTTGCTCGCGTCCGCCGCGCCGGCCACCGCCCGCTTGATCCGCTGCGGGCTCGCCTCCCGGACCTCGACCCCGTAGGTCACCGCCGCGACGACGCCCCACGCGATCGAGATCTGCGCGGCCGCCACCGCGCCGGGCGGGTAGCTCATCGCCTCCGCGCAGACGAGCGACACGGGCTCCGCCGACCGGCGGAGCACGCCGGCCAGCGCGACGGCGAGCTCGCCCGCGCACCGGAAGTTGTCCGCGCTCCTCGCCCCATCGCCCGCCTCGGTCGCGATCAGCCCCATCGCGACCGGCTCGATCCCCGACCCGGCAACGCGCGCGAGCGCCCAGCCGAACGTGCGCAGCGCGACGTCGAGCCCGAGCACGAGCCGCGGGGGGCGGACCCTCACGCCGCCCGGTCGCAGGCGGCCCCGTCGTCCGTGCCTACCGGCGGGGCCCTGCCGGGACACGGCTCCGCCGCCGCCTCGCCCAGGAGCTTCTCGTACCGCGCCTCGTAGTCCGGGAAAACGACGGGCGCGACGACTCGCAGGCGGCGACCGCACCCCGCGCACTCGTAGACGCGACGCGTGTCCTCGCGATCCCGCCACACGAGTCTCAGTTCGTGGTTCACGCGGGGGATCATGCGCGCGCGAGGCGCTCGATCTCGACCGACTCCTCGCGCCACGGGCCGAAGAACCAGCCGCTCTCGCCGCAGTCGACGAGCACGCCCTGCCGGCTCGCCCACGCGAGCGTCCCGTGCAGCTCCCGCTCTCCCATGCCCGTCAGGGCGAGCAGCTCCCCGAACCGGAGCCCGCCGCCCCACTCGTGCAGGTGACGCGCGACCGAGAGGAGCCGCCGCAGTCGCCCCCGCGCCCCGCGGAGCATCGGGCGAGATACCCCGCGTCCGAGACCCGCCGCCAACGCCAGGTCGAGCATCCAGGCCGGCGCCGCGCCCGTCACCCGCCTCGCGGCGAGCCGCCTCTCCCGCGCCCGAACGACGAAGAGCCCCGCCTCGATCGTCCTCCACGACACGCGGCGGAAGGGGTGCGACCAGCGCGCCTGCTCCTCCGCACGGCGGGCGAGGACCGAGAGGAGAGAAGCGCGCGCGTCCTTGAGTGAGACCTTCTTCATGAGTCATTGATAAGACATCTTGTCTTATCTGTCAAGCTTCAAACCGGCTGCTCCGCCCGTCGCTCACGATGCGCACGAGCCCGGGGAGCCCGTCCATCAGTCCCGGGTGGTGCGCGACGACGAGCGCCTGCTCGTAGCCCCCGTGCTCGCGCGAGAGCAGCCGGCCGAGACTCCCCGCGAGCGCCCGCCGGTGGCTCGCGTCGAGCGCGCCGAACGGCTCGTCCGCGAAGAGCGTCCCCCACGCCGCGCCCCGCTCCTCCCGGAGCCACTCGCCCGCCGCGACCCCGAGCTCGAAGCCGGCGAGGTCCTCCGCCGCGCCTGACCGGTCCGATAACCGGACCCACAGGCCGTCCTCGACCCGCCTGCCGCGCTCGGCACCGCACGCGCACTCCTTCACCTTGGCGCTCGCGGGGAACGGGAGGCCGCACGCGTCGCACTCGGCCGCGGGCTGCGCCGTCTCCCGGCCCCACTCGAACGANAGGGAGAGGCCGATCTCCGCCCGCGCGAGCCGCTCGTTCGCCCGCTCCTGTACCCGCCCGAGCGCGTCGCGCGCGAGCCGCCGCTGCGCCCCGTGCCGCCCGAGGACCGCCAGCGCCTCCCGGCTCGTCGCCGCCTCCGCCCGGACCCGCGCGAGCTCCGCGTCGATCCCCGCGAGCTCCCGCTCGACCCGCAGCGCCGCCTCCCTCTCCCGCGCCAGCTCGCCCGCCCGCGCCGCCACCTCGCGGTCCGCGCGCCGCGCCTCGCTCAGTCGCTCGGAGATCGCGCTCGACGCCTCGGAGATAACACCGGTGTTATCTCTTCGGGCCGCCGCCTCGTCCATCGAGGCGAGCCGCTCCCGCATCGACGCGAGCCGGGTCGCGCGCTCCCGCGCCTCCCTGTCCCTCGCCTCGACCTCCCGCAGCTCGCGCGAGGAGCGCTCGTCCTCCCTCGCCGCCGCCTTCTCCCGCTTCTCCGCGGCCGCGAGCGCCGCCGCGTTCGCGTCGCGGTCCGCGTTGATCTGCACCACCGCCGGGCACGCGNGCGTGGCGATCGGGCACATCCCGTCGAACTTCCCGCTCGCGACCCGCCGCCGCGTCGTCGTCTCGGCCGCGGCGAGCTTCGCCGCGCCGGCCGCCTCGCGCGCCCGCTCCCGCACGACCGGCAGCACCCCCGCGATGACCCGCAGTTCCCCCGCCGCGTCCTCCTTCTCCCGCCGCGCGNTCTCCTCCCGCAGGTACGCGCGCGTCCTGTCGTCCTCCGCCGCCGCCTCCGCTTCGGCCTCTCGCCGAAGCGCGTCGACGTGCGCCGCCGCGAGGGACTCGACCCGCTTCCCCGCGGCCGCCGCCTCCCCCCTCGCCCGCGCGACTTCCTCCTCCGTAGGCCCATGTCCCCCGGCGAACCGCGCGAGCGTCTCCCGCGAGGCGACGAGCTTCTCCTCCCGCGCCCGGAGCGCCGCGAGCGCCTTGCCCTCCCGCTCCGCCGCGAGCCGCAGCGGGCCGAGCGCGAGCCACTCCGAGACGATCTCCTGCCGCTCGCCGGGGCGCATCGCCTGCGAGACGAGCCGCGCGAGCCGCTTCTGCTCGAAGTAGGCGACCGTGCAGAAGTCGTCCTCCCCGAGGCCGACGTGCCGGACGAGCAGCTCCGCCGCCCGGTCGCCCTTGCTCGTCACGCCCGCGACCCGGCACGACAGCTCCGTCGCGCCCCTGCCCCGCCTGCGGTCCACGACCGTCCCGTCGTCGAGCTCGACCCGGACGCCGCCCTCCGCCTCCCCGCGCGAGATCCAGTCGCCCTCCCGCTCGCACCCGAGGTGCTTGAACGAGCCGTAGAGCGCAAACCGGGTCGCGGCGAGGAAGGACGACTTGCCGAGCCAGTTGCTCCGGCCCGCGTCCGCCTCGAGCCGCGCGACGACCCCGTAGACCCCCGGGCCGAGGTCGACCGAGTGCGTCCCGCGGAACGTGAGCCAGTTGCGCAGCGTGATCCGGGCGACTCGCACGCGCTCAGAATGCCGGGTTGCTCGCGTCCGAGCCGGCGACGAGCACGTAGTCTCCGTCGTAGTCGCCGCGCGAGGTGACGACGAACATCACGCACGTCGTCCCGGCCGACCCCGGCTGCCCCGCGCCGGGCGAGTCGAGGAGCGTCGGCACGTCGAAGTAGACGAACGTCCCCGGTCGGACCTGCTCGTGCCTGCCCCCCTCGAACCACCCGACGGGGTCGTCGTTCGTCTCGCTCACGAAGACGAACGCGGATATGTCGAGCCGCACGCCGGGAGGTCCCCGGAACCCCGCGACGATCCGCTGCAGGGGGAACCCGTCGATGTTCTTCGTCCGCGTCTCGAAGACGCGCCTGCCCGCCGGTTTGTCCGGGATCCGGTTGTCGAGGTCCGACTTCCCGTCCTTGACGGACCACCTCAAAGAAAATGGAAACCGCATGCGCGGATCATGCGTCAGAGCCCCTGCTCGGACAGTCGCGATTCAAGCCGCGAGACGAGCGCCGATCGGTCGGCGGTCCGCATCTCCGCCGCCATCCGCATGACGACCTCGCGCGCGGTCGCCTTCGGGGTCCGCTCCCGCCTCTCCTGCGAGACGACGACCGTCTCGCGCCGCCGCCGGACGACCTTCACTCGCGCCGCGCCGGCCTCCCTCAGCCGAGCCGCGAGCGCCTCTACCTCCGCGTCCGAACACGCGGGCGGCGGGATCAGTCGAAAGATCGCTCCCGCCTCGATCGCCGGAGTCCCGGGCGAGTACCAGAGCGGGCTCCCCGCGTCGACCGTGACGAGGGAACGCGAGTCGACCCGCCTCTCCGAGAACGTCGGCGTCAAGGTCTTTTCGACACGGACGCGCATCAGGACTCCAAGATCCGCCGGATCATGAACCGGAGGTGCGTGAAAGCGCCCGAGAACTTCTCCGCGCTCACCCAGCGGTGAGCGATCGAAGAGTGGCCCTCGCTCGGCCCGCGCCTGATCTTCGGCGCCGCGCTCACCTTCGCCTGCTGCTCCGCCGCGTAGGCCCTCCACCGTGCGTCCTCCCCCGCGAGCGCGTCCTCGAGCGGGACGCCGGAGAGCACCGCGCCGTAGACGCGCGCCTGGCCGAACCAATACTCGCTGTCGGCCTGGTCAGCACCGGAGAACGAGCGCAGGCCGGCCTCACCGAGTCGGTAGTGCTGCTCCGACAACTTCGCCAACTCGCCCCGCTGCTGCTCCGACAATTCACGGACGCGCATCAGACCTCCAGCACGAGGAAGCCGGGCGCGTTGCGCTCCTCGTCGAAGCGGAGCCGGACGAGGCTCCCCGGGATCCGGACGCCGCCCGCCTCCTGCATCCGGTGGTAGTGCCCGTTGACCATGATGACCCGCGAACCGAACCGCTCCCGGAGCGCCGCGGCCGGGAAGATGACGTCGCGGCCGCGCGCGAAGTCGTCCGACTCGCTCCCGCGCTCCGCCTCCGGCACCGTCAGGTGCCCGCAGGCGACGACCGCGCGCGGGCTCCCGAGGACCGGGACCGCCGCGACGAACTCCCCCGGGTCGTAGTGCAGCGCGCGCGACACGTACGGGAGCCAGAGGAAGAGGACGCCGAACTCCGGCCACGTCGTCTCGGACGAGGGGCGCTCGTAGACCCGCACGTCGGGCCCGTGGTCGTCCGAGGCCAAACCGAGCGCGGCCCCCGCGATCGCGGAGAGCGTGCTCGTCCCGTGCCCGTCGTCGATGACGTCGTGGTTGCCGGCGATCGCCCGGAACGAGACCCCCTCCCGGGCGAGTCGGAACGCGGTCTCCGCTAGCTCCGCCGCGCACCGGTGCGACGTCGGCGAGTCGGGGTCGCACAGATCGCCCAGGAAGACGTACATGTCCGCCCCGAGCCGGACCGCCTCGTCCGCGGTGGAGCGCATCGCGGACGACACGTCGTCGAACCGGTCGAGCCCCGCCGTCGAGGCGTCGAGGTGGAAGTCGCTCGCGAAGACGATCCTCACGAGCCGGATGATGCCGCCCGGAGCTGCTCGTACCGGCTGACGAGGGCCTCCGCCACCCGCTCGCGGCGGCGCGGCGCCTCCGGCGAGGAACACCACGCGCAGCGGCCGCACGTCCCCTCGGAGCGAGAGAAGGCGAGCAGCGGGAACCAGCACGTGCTCAGCGCGACGGCGAGCACCTCCTTCCGCTCCGCGGTCGTCTCCTCCGTCACGCGCGCGATCTCAGCGACCACGCCCGCCGCCCGGCGCGCTAGCGCCTTGCGGGCGAGGTCCTCAAACACCGTTCGGGTCCTTCGGCGCGCGGTACGCCGCGGTCTCCGACCGGATGGCGTCGTCGACCGCCCCGCGGAGCGACGACGCCAGGCGCGCCGTCCTGAGATTCTTCAGTACTGCGCCCGCGCCCTGCCCGACTCGCTCGCCGGCGAGCGAGTAATAGGAGCCGCGCAGCTCGACTACCCCGAGGTCGAGCGCGACGTCCAGGAGATCTCGGGCGCGATCGAAGCCGGCGGGAGAGTCGGCGCCGTTGCTCGTGTGGAACCACGCCTTCGGGACCTTCTCCTCCTTGCCGCCGACCTTCGTCTTCCGGATCTCGACCCGGTGACGCTCGCCGAGCGTGCGCCTGTCCTTCCCCTCCCCCTCCCACACCTGCCCCTCGAGCAGGACGCGCGACACGATCGAGCTGTCGAAGAAGAGGCTCTTCCCGCCGGCCAGCTTGAAGTCCTCCGAGAAGAAGTCGCTCTCGTCGTTCTCGTACTCGCGCGTGATGATCGCGATCGCCGTCCCCGTGTGCGCCATGAGCGGGACGAGCTCGTCCATCCACTGCGAGTTGAGCGCGGCCTTGTACATCGCCGCTCGCCCGCCCATCCCGTCGATCCCGCCCGGCTTCTTCCGCGCGCCGGACTTCTCCTCGCCGTCCGCGCCCTCCTTCAGCAGGGTCTGCATGAGCCGCTTCGGGACGAGCTTGCGGATCGAGTCGACCGCGACGAGCCCGGTCGTGTCCGGGGGGACCTCGCCCCTCGCCTTCGCCTCGCCGATCGTCTCGGCCCAGCGCCTCACGGCGTCGACCGTCTGCTCGTAGGTCCGCGGCCGGAGCGCGCAGAAGCCCGGGTGCCGGACGAGCTCCGGCCCGACCAGCTCCTCGACCCAGTCGATCGGCGTCGTGTACTCGGCGTCGACCAGCGCGAAGAAGTGGTCGCGCGCGAGGAAGCTCGCGCCGAGACCCAAGACAAATTCCGTCTTCCCGTGGTTAGACGGGCCGTGGATCAGGCCGGGCCGGTCCGTCGGCCAGCCGAGCACGCGCGTCACCCGGTCGACCCACGGGAAGATCGTGGGCACGCCCCGCGCCTTGAGCAGCACCTCGCCCGCCGGCCGCCAGCCCTCGAAGCGAGACGCGACCGCCCCCATCGCGGAGAGCCGGTCGCGCCCCTCGGCCGCGCGCTCGGCGAGCGGCGTCCTCGCCACCCGCATCGCCCGCCCCCTCATTTCCACGAGGGCGGGAAGTCGTCCTTCGCCGCGTCAGAACTCTGGAACGGCTTGCCCGTCGGCGCGGCCGCCCTCGCCGCCCGCCGACCCTTTTGCGCGGGCTTGTCCTTCGCGGGCTCCGCCTTCTTGACTTCGACGACCGACCAGCGCTCCTTGAGCGGTTCCGCCCCCGGTCGCAGCTCGTGGATCGCCGCGCACTTCTCGCAGACGAACCGCGACCTGCCGTCCGCCGTCTTGGCGTTCTTCTCCGTCGGGACGATCGAGACCGGGTGCTTCTTCCCCGCGCACTTCTCGGACAGGCACGGGAGCCCGTCGACCTGGAACGTCTGCTCGTCGTACGTCGTGCCGCAACCGGCGCAGAAGACGTCCTCGTTCCCGAGCTCCTTGAGGCAGTAGTCGCAGCCGATCTTCTCCTCGTCTGCCGCCGGCCCCTCTTCCTTGCTCTGCGCCTTCTTGGGCTCGCTCGCCTTCGGCTTCATGAGACNGGCCTTCTCGGCCGCCGCGAAGATTTCGNCGAACGGGATCGACACGCCCTCGCAGAGGTGCGCCTCCATCTCCGCCCGGAGCAGGGCGCAGTCGCCCGGCTGGTAGTCGGCCGCGACGTCCGGCGCCTCCTCGCGGAGCAGCTCGAGCACCTCCCGCCGCGGCTCGTCCTCCAGCGCGATCACGTTGTACTTCCGCTGCGGGTTCGGCTCGTTCTCGTCGTAGGTCCACTGGAACGGGTACGGCCTGCGCGTCGGGTCGCCCTTCTCGCGCCCCTTGCGGATCATCTCCTCCTTGATCGCCTTCCGCATGCCCTGGCCGATCGCGTCGGCCTCGGTCGCCTTGAGGACCCCCGCGTCCGGCTCCTCGTCGTCCACGACGAGGAAGAGGTACTGGCAGCGGGCCATCAGGTTCTCCTTCCAAGAATCCTTCGGCGAGATCCGCGCGTTCTTGAGCTGCTGCTTCTGCTCCTTCGTCAGGTCGCGCGAGTTGAACATCCCGACGATCCCGCCCGCGTGCAGCGTCACCGCCTGGTCGGGGTCGTCGCCCTCGAAGTGGAAGACGGGAGTCGTCCAGTCGAGCGCGCCCGCCTCGATCGCCCGGTAGACCCAGTCGGTCAGGAAGGACATCGGGCAGAGGACCGGCGGGTGCTCGCGCTCGCCCTCGTCGTCGCGGAAGTACTGCTTCTTCAGGACCTTCTCCGGCTCGTGCGACACGAAGCGGGACTGCACGACCCGCAGCTCCTTCTCGCCCTCCTTCTCGACCTCGATCACCCGGAACCACTTGTGGTTCCAGATCGCGACCTTCGGCCGCCCGTCCTCGTCCCGCGGCGCGCCGCTCCACGTCCGCGGGTGGATCCAGACCTTCGCCGACCCCTTGTCCCGCCACTTGAGCCAGCCCGCATTGTTCGCCCGGTTGCTGTGCTTCAGGAACTCGTCCAGCCCTACCCCGATCTCCTCGCTCATCGTCTTTGCTCCTCTCGCTCTTTCGCTCTTCTTGTTCGTCGTTAGTTACCGCCTCGCGGTCCGGACCATCGCGTCGAGCGCCTGCTGCCGGGACGCCCACAGGTCGGCGAACGCCTTCAAGTGCTCGACCGCGCGCTTCGCCTTCTCCCTATTGATCCGCGTCGCCCTGTACTGGTCCGGGAACTGCTTGCCCATCTGGCTCTCCACGTCCGCGTCCGTGATCGCCTTGTTCCGCTGTCCGGCCGACTTCTCCGCCTGCAGGACGGCAGTCGCCTGCGCGCGCATGTCGCTCTCGAGGATCGACGCGTCGATCTCGAAGCCCTCCAATGCGACGCGCGCGTTCACGTAGAGCAGGTGCGCGTCGCGCGCGCGCGAGCACGCTAGGTCGAGCTCGTTGACGAGGATCGCGGGCTCCGCCTCCGACGCGCGCCCGAGCGACAGCCTGTCCTCCAGCTCCGCGTACACGCGCTCGACGTCGACCCGGTAGAGGCGCTCGACGACGCGGTCGAACGCGCCCATCGACGGGGCGCGCGCGAAGCTCTCGGCGCCTGACATCGCCTCCTCCGTCTCGCGCCCGAGAGTCGGTTCCTCGTCGCGCGGCGCGCACTCCGAGGACGACTTCGCGTCATCTCCGCGATCGAGCTCCGGTTTCACGACCCCGATCGGCCTCGCCTGACTCCTGGTCCTCACGCGGCGGATGATGCGCGGGTCAAGTCGCGAGCATGAAGTCGAAGCGGACTTGCCCGTTCCTCGCGACCGGCCGGGTGAGGCGCTCCCACCGTTCCCACCGGCCCGACGGGAACGCGGCCTCGAGCACGCGCAGCGTCGGCGGGTAGACGAGCTGCTCCCACAGGTGGTAGCGGTCGCACTCGCCCGCGTAGTCGGCCGCGGGGATCGCCGCCGGCTCTCCGGCCGGGCCCTCGACCATCACGAAGTCGATCTTCGCGCCCTTCTCGACGCGCTCGCCGCGCTCCTTCAGGACGCGCGCGACCTCGACGTGCACGCTCTGCTTCGCCCACTCGCCGTCCTGCTTCCGCTTGCGCGCGTACTCGCCGAGCGGCTTCGTCAAGCGCTTCGACAGGAAGACGTCCTCGAGCGAGAGATCGCCCTTCAGGACCCGCTCCTTGAACGACTCGACGAGGCGTTCGTACGCTGCAGGGTCCTCGCACTCCTCGCGCAGCAGCATCTCGATCGCGCGCATCTGCAGCTCGCGCGCGAGCCGGACCGCGTCGCCGCGCTTGTACTCGAGACCCTTCACCTCGAACTTCGCGCCGTCCCGCGCTTGCTTGCCCTTGAAGTGCGCGTAGCGGCCGGCGTAGCGCTTCTTCGCGACGAGCACGAGCCGACGGAACTTCTTCTCGTAGGCGAGCTCGATGTGGTTGCGCGTCGCGCCCCGCTCGCGCACGAGCCGCGGGTAGAGCTCCGCGTTGCACCACCGCACGAACGCGAGGAACTCCTCGTCCGTCGCGCCGCTGCCCTCGAATCCGCTGTCCGTGTCGCAGTAGAAGATCTCCAGTCCCCGCTCGCGCGCGGCGGCGATCGTCTCCTGGATGAGCCACACGCCGCCCTGCGCGGTCGACTCGGCCACGTCGAGCACGTAGAAGCGCGAGAAGCGCGAGCCGGTCACGCCGTAGAAGGCGTTGATCGAGTTCTTGTACGCGGTCGACCGCCGGTCCGCGTCCTTCCACTCGGGCGAGCCGGGCGGCAGGGCGGCCTTGACGTCGTCCCACTTTTTCCGGAGCGCGAGCAGCTCGTCGAGCGCGATCGGCAGGATCCCGCGCGGCTCGTTCGCGACGAGCACGTTCGTCAGGGGGACGCGGCAGTGGCCCTCGGAGATAACACCGGTGTTATCTCCCCGCCCCCGCACCGTCTCGGGCGAGAGGTTGAACGTGCGCATGACGTTCGGGTAGAGGCGGGCGAAGTCGCACACGTGCACGTCCCGCACGATCCCGGTGCGCGTCGGGTCCATCACGTACGCGCCCTTGAACTGCTCCTCCTCGCCGCTCTCCTCCGCGTAGTGGAACGTCGGGAAGCGGTGGTCGCGCTCGGCGCCGAGGCGCAGGAGGAAGCCCTCGACCTGCCGCGTCGGCCGGACGCCGCCCGTGTCCGGGAACGTGAAGGAGCACTGGCAGAGACTCAGGAGCAGCTCGACGTAGCCGGTCGCGCCCTCGATCAGTGCGAGCAGGCGCGCGTCGTTCGCGCAGTAGCGCCGCAGCCGCTCGGGGTCCGCGAGCCAGAGCTCCCACGACATCGAGCCGTCGCCCTCGAGCTTGTCCTCGCCGACGAGCTTCCTCGCGACGCTCCCGAGCTTGAGCGACTGCTTCTCGTCGCCGCTCTCGCTCGCGCTGACGTTCATCTTCTGGAACACCTTGAGCTGGTCGAGCCACAACCAACGTCGCGTCTCGACCGGGACCCGCCGCCGCTTCGTGCGCCCGAACAGGTGCGGGAAGTCGAAGAAGTCGCCGGCCCACGCGCACACCTGGTCGTAGGCGTCGAGCGCGCGCCAGAGCGCCTCGACGAGGACCCGCTCGGCCGCGTCGGTCTCCTCCGCGAGGACCGCGCTCGCGACGACCTCGCCGCCGTCGACCGCGACCGACCAGGCGAGCATCCGGGCGCGCTCCCGGTCCCGCTCGCGGCTGTCGGCCTCGATGTCCAGGTAGCAGCGGCGCGGCCTCGCGACCTGGACCTGCTCGTCAGTGATCCACCGGCGCACCGGGTCGACGTCCGCCTCGAGGACGGTCACCCCGCGCGCGGCGAAGAACCCGTCTGTCCGGCTTGCCTGCAGGCACGCCCAGCGCTCGCGCCACGAGACGCGCAGGTGCGCCCCCTCCTCGCGCACGCCTGCGACGTGCCGGCTCGCGCGCAGCTCCCGCTCGAGCCCGGCGTCGACCTCCGAGCGCCGGAGGAAGCAGCAGTGTCGCGCCCGCTCCCGGCGCGTCGAGACGGCCGAGCCGCGGCGCTCGACGACGAAGAGCGAGTCCCTGTCCCAGTAGGCGTTGACGATCTCCGGCGCGGGCGGCGCCGAGGCGGGTCGTCTCGCGGAGCGGAGGATCACCCCGGCGAGTATGCGGTTCAGCCCGCGCGGCGGACGGTCACGTCGATCGCGAGGAAGCCCTCCGCGTCGTAGACGACCTCGTAGCCGACGAGCACGCCGTTCACGAGCTGCTCGGCCCCGTGCGGGCCGTCCTGGAAGCGCTTGGCGCGCTTGCCCTTCTGNCCGTGCACGTAGAGNGGGATCGACCGCTTGCCGAGCTCGTAGGCGCACGTGACGCGTTCCCGCTCGGAGATCGCGGGCGCCTCCGGCTTGGACTGACCCTTCGGCCGGCCGCCGTGCCCGCGACGGCCGTGGTCGAGCATCGGCGCGGCCTTAATGATCGGCAGCAGGTCCTTCTCCAACTCGGTGAAGGACTCGGTCTTCGCGCGCTCGACGAACTTCGCGAACTGCTCGGCCGCCGCCGCCTTCTGCTTCTCCGTCTTGACCGGCGCGTCGATCGCGACGCGCGCCGAGTGCAGCAGGTGCGCCTTCTTGACCCCGAGCTCGATCGCGAGCTCGCGACTGAACTCCCGGGCGACGTCCATCATCCGGAAGCAGTGCACGTCCGAGAAGCCGAACTCGCGCGCGAGGAACTGCCCGAAGCTCTTGTAGAGCGGCGCGCCCGTCGCGGGGTCGCGCCGCTGCTCGTAGAGCTTCCGGTCGTAGATGACGAGCAGCTCCTGACCTAGGTCCCAGTAGTTCTCGAGCTCGCGCTTGCGGATCTCGTTGACTCGGGCCACGCGCACGTCGAGCTCCCGCTCCGCCTCGGAGATCGCCCGCTGCTCGGGCTTCGCGAGCCCGCTCTCCGCGCCCGCGTCGACCGGCGGGGACTCCGCTGCCTGCGCGGGTTCCGGCTGACTCTTCTTCGGCTTCACCTTGTTCTTCTCTGTCTTGACGAGCGACTTCTCAGCCGTCGCGGGGGGCGCCGCGGCAGCGATCGTCGGGTCGGTCTCTTTGTCGCCGCAGAAGGCGCACTCGGGGATCGACGCCGGGGTGCGGAAGCCGCAGCCGCCCGTCTTGATCTGGCACGTGAGCCGCTCGCCCGGCTGCGAGAGGAAGTGCTCCTGCAGCCGCTCGCACTTCGTCTTGAGGTCGAACCCGCCGGTGGTCCCGCCCGTGTCCAGCTTAAATTTTGCGAGGTAGCTCGTCACGAGCTCCTCCTTCACCCGGTCCCAACGGTGTTTCTCTTCGCTCTTCATAGGTCTCCCTCCGCCGTCTCCAACGCGAAATTCACGACGCGCGCCATCGCGCGTCGCACGTCGTCCCCGCTGCCGGCCCGCATGCGCAGGCACTCCGCGGGGTCCTCCGAGTACATGATCGCCGCCGCCTCGTCCAGGTCAAGCAACCGGGCCATGGCCCGGTCGAACAGTCGCATGTCCGGCCCGTTCAGCCGTTCCCGGAGCGCCCGATAGAAGGCGCGCCCCTCGAGCCTCGCCTCCGCCTGCTGCAACTCGCCCGCCAATTCTCCGGTGACGAGGCGATCCTCGGGACTCGACTCGATCGCCCGGTCGTCCGCGCGCGCGATCGACGAGAACGACAGGTCGTGCCGGCTCCTCGACTTGCCGTCGCCGGCTCGCCGCTGCCGGTGGATCCACTTCGTCGCCTTGTCGACGACGTTGAAGACCACGTAATCGACGAGCGGTCTCGCGCCCTCACGCCCGGGATCCCAGTCACGGACAAACCGCGGCGTCGCGAGGAACATCTCGGAGACGACGTCCTCGACCTCGACGGCGGCCGGCAGCGACCACCGCCGCGTCAGGCTCGCGGCGAGCCGCCCGTAATCGTCGCGCGCCGCCGCGTAGAAGCGCCGCCNCGCGCGCTCGTCCTCGACGTTCGCCCTGACGTCGCCGAGCGCCGCGACGAGGCGCGCCCCGTACTTCGCGCGCCTCATGATGCCCTCCGATCGGAGACGAGCACGAGGCGGCTCATCGCCCGCGTGACCGCGACGTACCAGAGGTTCTCCTCCTCGCGGCTCTGGTGGCGCCGATAGGTGCCCTCGAGCATCCAGACGGTCGGCCACTCCAGCCCCTTCGCCCGGTGGGTCGACGACAGGACGATCGTGCCCTCCGGGTCCTCGGTGAACAGGTCGAGCAGTCGCCCACGCACGTCGGAGACGAGCGAGGCGCCCTCGGTGAGCGCGAGCAGGCAAGCGGCCGAGTCTCCCGCCTCCTCGATCGCGGCCTCGCGCGGCGGGTCGAACGCCTCTAACCGCGCGACCTCCGCCGCGAGCCAGTCCTCGACCCAGCGCACGAACTCCGACACGTCGCGCGCGCCGCCGCGCTGCGCCCTCTCCAGCAGGGCGAGCAGTCCCTGGCCGACCTTGCGGCCGACGATCTTGGCGCGCTTGCCCTGCTTGAGCAGCGCCAGACAGTGCGAGACGAGCGGCGCGTTGACGCGCGAGAGGATCGCGTCGCCCGGCGCCGCGTCCCGGAGCATCACCTCCGCCGTCAGGTGCTCCACGCGCCCGTCCGGGTTCGTCGGGGCCGCCTCGTAGTCGGGCACCGCGGTCCGAGCGAGCCTGACGATCTCCTTGCCGCACCGGTAGGTGACCGGCAGCCGCAAGTCCGCCGCCGCGAGCTCGGCGCGCAGCTCGCGCATCCCGTCGGAGCAGGCGCCGCGCCAGCCGTAGATCGCCTGCCGGTCATCGCCGTAGCCGATGACCCGCCCGCCGCGACGGCGCGCCATCTTGAGCAGCGCGTGCTGAGCAGCGTTGAGGTCCTGGACCTCGTCTGCGATCACCCGGTCGAACTGCTTCGGCGTCAAACCGAGCTTGACCGGCAAGTAGACCATGTCGTCGAAGTCGTACGCGCCGCGCCGCTGCCAGTCGCGCACGCCCGCGTCTAGCAGCGAGATCACGTCGTCGCAGAAGCGCGAGAGGTAGCGCTCGTAGCGCTCGAACCACTCGGGCGTGCCGTCGGGCTTGCCCGCGCCCACGTCGAGGTCGAACCGCTCGGCGATCTGCCGGATCTCTTCCGGTCGAGCGGCCAGCGTGTTCTTGGCGAAGCCCGACGCCCGCGCGAGCGCGCCGACGCGGGGGGAGCGCTCCTCGACCTCCGAGGGCCACGCCTCGGCGATCAGGCGGCGAGTCTTCTGGTCGTCCGGGTCGCCGAGTCGGCCCTGCCGGGCGGCCTTGAACAGCGCGCCGCGGCCGAGGGAGTGCCAGGTGCGCACGTCGACGCCGCCGGGCTGCTTGCGCTTGCCCTCCTCCGCCATGCGGGCGTTGAACGCGAGGTAGGCGACGTCGCGCGCCCCGCGGAACCGCTCGACGGACGCGAATGCCGTCGTCGTCTTGCCCGTGCCCGCGCGCGCGACGACGACCGTGTCGCCCTCGCGCCGCTCAGCGTCCTGCAGGATCGCGACCTGCTGCGCGTTCGGCCGGGGCAAGATCGCGCTCTCGACCTCGACCGCTCCGGGCGCGTCCTCGTCCGAGGCCCACGAATCGATCAGGGAACCTTCTTTGCTCATGCTCGTCTCCGTTTCGCCGGCTCGTCCGTCCGGCAGGGAGACACTGAGACATCTTGCCGGTTAGGTCAAGATGTTTTTTTCGACGGGGCGCCGATCGGGAAATTGAGACTGGCGACCTTGGAGATCCACCGGACGATCGTGCGGGGCGGCACCCCGAGCGCTCTCGCCGCCTTGACCTGGCTGCCGTGCTGCGCGATCAGCTCGGTCAGGCGCTTCGACGCCCGCTCCGGGTCGTCCTGGATCAGCCGCCCCATCTCCGTGTAGCGGAAGCCGCCCCTGCCCCTCGGACGCTCGGTCGGTTGACTCGTCTCGGAAACTCGCGCCATGCCCGGATGATGCGCGGGTCAACCGTTCGCGACCGCGGCGACGTAGGCCGCCACGAGCTCGACGTCGATCATGCCGGCGAACTTGGACGCTTCCAGGTCCGCGCGGATCTGATCAACGCCCTTGTCCGCGTACGCCTGCTTCAGCTCCGTCTCCAGCTCGGGGTCCATCGATCGCCTCCTGCAGCGCGGCCCGGGTCGCCTCGAGCCAGCCGGGCATGAGCCTACCAGCGCGCCGCGCCCTGGCGACGTCGCTCTCCAGCCCGAACCGGTAGATCAGCTCGTAGAAGTGCTTCTGGTCGTAGCGGAACTCGCGGGCGACCTGCCGGACGTTGCCCCGGTGCCGGACGACCGCCTCGAGGAGCGCTGCTCGCCCGCGCGTCGGGTCATCCCGGCAGATCTCGCCGATCCGGGTCTCGCAGTGCGGCCGCCACTCGCCGCGCGAGCTCTCCCGGAGAACGACGTNCGAGCTCGGCCGCGTCAANTCCTTCCGGGAGATCCGCCCTCGATACATCGGCCCACCGGGAGAATGCCGCGCGGGCGGCGCGCCAGAACTTCTCGCCCGCGGCGTCCGGGTCCGAGGCGACGACGACCCGCCGGAAGTCGCGCAGGCGCGCCAGGTGCCCCGGCAGGATCTCCGAGCCGTAGATCGCGCCGAACGGCAGGCCCGTCTCCCGCTCGACCGCGAGCGCGTCGAATGCTGCCTCAGTCAGCACGACGAGATCCCGCTCGTCGGGCCACCGCTCCTCGCCGAATACCGCCGACTTGTCAGCGCCCTCCCGCTCGTCCGGCTCGAGGAACTTCCGCCCGGCGCCCGCGAACAGGCGCGCCGTGTAGCTCACGAGATCGCCCGACGAGTCGCGGATCGGGATGACGACCCGCCCGCGCAGCCGGCCGTCCGCCGCGTAGCCGAGCCCCCAGCGCTCGGCCTGCTCGGGCGGCACGCCGCGGGACGCGAGGTAGTCGCGCGCCGGCCTGACCCACTCGGCGACGGGCGCGACCCGCACGCCGTCGGGCAGGGCGAAGGCCCGCGGGGGAGGCGACTCCTCGACCTCGACAGAGAGCCGGACGCGAGCGCGCGCGCTCCCCGTCTTGATCCACCGCCACGCCTCCTCGCGCGTCCGCAGGCCGAGCAGCCGCAGCACGAGCGAGACGACCGAGCCGGAGTTCTGCCCCTCCGGGCACGCCCCGAGGCACTTCCACAGCCCGTGCCGGTCCGGCCTGCCGGGGTCGTCCCGGATCGACCACGAGGGCGTCCGATCGGCGTGGAACGGGCAGCGCGCCCAGAGCTCGCGGCGGCGGCGCCTCGCGTCTATCCCGAGCCGGGAGAGCACCCCCGGGACGTCAACGTCCGCGATCGACACCGGCCCGCCGGTCGAGCAGCGCGAGCACGTCTGCCTTCAACGCGAGGAGCAATCGATCCGCCTCGATCGCCTTCTCGGACCAATCAATGGCGAGCACCGCCTCGCGCAGATCGTCGAATCTCTTCTCGAAGGATTCGTATTGCTCGCGTGCCGCCTCGGACGCTTCGATCAGGCTCGCTTGCTCGCCGATGATCGACTCCGATCTCGCACCACGCTCGACGATCTCAGACAGCTTCATCTCCGTCTCCCGCTCTTTTTCGTCGGTTCGTCCAGGAACGAGTCCACGGGTCCCCGATCGCCGGGCTGCTCGTACTCGATCGTCCGGCCGCCCGAGATGATGCCGGTCGCCGGGTCGTGGTCGAACTCGACCGCGAGGGGCCACTTGCCGTAGCGCTGCTTTAGGACGAACAGCTCGAGCTTGTCGTCCGGCACGTTCTTCCAGAGCGCCGGCCGGTGCACGCCGATGATCGTGTCCGGCACGTCGACCCACGCGCCGCTGCCCTTGATCGCCTCGCGCGTCGGGCGCTTGTCCTGCCGCTGCTCGACGTCCTTGCCGCGCAGGTGGTGCACGAGGACGTGGTGCGTCCGCGTCGCCTTCGCGATCGCGAGCTGCCGCCACAGGGCCCGCTCCTCGTCGTTCGGGTCCGTCTCCGTGAGCGAGCGCTTCCAGAGGTCGAAGACGCACACGTCGCAGCCGGCGCCCTCGACGTGCGCGTGCACGACGTCGAGGTTCGTCGAGTTCAGGACCCGCTTGCCGCCGTGCTCCTGGTCGAACGGGAGGTCGAAGAAGCGGACGAACTGACGGATCTCGCCCATCGCCTCGCGGAGCGCCTCGAACTCTGCGGGCGAGATCTTCCCGGTGCGCAGTCGCTCGCGGTCGAGCCCGAGGTCGAAGGCCGCGAGCGACTCCAGGTTCGCCTCCGCGTCCTGCTCCCACGCGCCGTGCAGCACCTTGCGCTCGCGCCTGACCTGCGCGAGGACGATCTGGTTCGTGACCGTCGTCTTGCCCGCGCCGGACAGGCCCATCACGAGCGTCACCTGCCCCGGCTCCATCGCCGGGACCATCCGGGGCCGGCCGTCCTCGTAGGCGTCGAGCCCCTCGATCCCGTACGGGTAGACGGCGATGCCCTCCATGCGCCGCCGCACCCGCCGCTCCGCTTCTGCCTGGACCTGCTCGCCGTCCCGCAGGTAGCGCAGTCCGGCGCGCCCCGCGAACGCCCGGCCGACCGCCGCGCCGAGCGCGCGCACCTTCTCCTGGTCGGAGGAGGGGTCCGACAGCGCGTCGAGCAGCGCCGAGATCGGGCCCTTGACGGCCTCGACCCGCACGCGGTCCCACAGGAAGCACTCGACGTGGAACGCGAGGTTCGCCTTCGACGGCCTCGATGCCGCGAGCGTCCGCGCGTACGCGAGGTCGACGTCGGGCGCGACCTGCTTGAGCGCGGCCGGGTCGCAGGCGAGCTTGCGCCGCTCGAGCTCGACGACCGCCGCCCACAGGGCCGCGTGCCCCTTCGCGTAGAAGCCGTCCGCAGGCAGGACCTTCACGAGCTTCGCGCGCACCTCCGGGTCCGCCATCGCCGCGGCGATCAGCGCCTGCTCGTTGATCGGGTCGTGCGGGACGCGCGCGGTCGTCTCGGGGAGCTTCTTCGAGGGCCGCTTCGGCTCCTCCCTCGGTCCCTCGCTCCGCAGGCGCATGAGTCAACCCAATTCGATCACGCCGACGTCGGCGCCCATCGCCTCGATGATTCCCGGCGCGGGGACAATGGCGAGCCGCTCACAGATCCACTCATACGGGGAACGCCATCCGGCGCCCCGAGTGCTTCTCCGCTGCTCATAGCGAACGCGCTCGAAAGCCAAACAGCGATCCGAGTACGAGAGTCTGACGTCGTACGTGATGAGCAGGAACGCCCAGGTTACAGGGTGAATGTGGCAGAGATATTGACCGCCGTGAGGCAGGACGTTGCTCTCTCTCAGCGTCACGACCGCGCGGCAGAGATCTTCGTACGTCAAGACGTCTTCCGGCACCACCTACCTCCTCACCGCGTCCACGACGAACCGCGTCCGGAGAGGATGCGCGGCGCCCTGCTCGTCGAGCAGCACGACCTCGCAGACGCTCCGAGCTTCGGGCGCGAACAGCAGCCACCGGACCCAGCGCCAGACCTGCCACCACCGCGGCGCGAACACCCGGAGCACCCGCCCGGCCCCGTCGCCCATCACGAGCCCGTCCGCGAGCGGCCTCACCGCGCCCTCTTCTTACTGCGCACCCGCGACCTCCGGGTCCTCGAACATCAAAAGGTTCGTCAAAGCGCTCCTCCTTGCCCTTCCCGGCGCAGCCACACCCGGTAGTCCGTGAGCAGCCGCCGGGAGACGAACTGCTGCTGCCACGTCACGCGCCAGTCGGAGCTCTCGCCGCGCGCGTGTCGGCGGCGCACCCCGGCGCGCTCCCGGCGCCACGCCCAGCGCATGAACTCGATCGCCGCCCGGCCCTCGCCGCCGAACTCCTCCCGCAGGAGCTTGCCCGCGGCAGAGCACGCCGCGAGGAACGCCCGGCGCTGCTCGACGTCAGCCGGCGCGACCCCGTAGACCTCCTCGTGCAGCCGGGCGTAGAGCGCGACCAGGTGCCGGGGGAGGGCGCGCTCCCACCCGCCCTCCGCCAGCCCGTCGAGCTCCCCGCGCGCCCGGTCGATCATCCCCTTAGCGCTGCCGTTGGCGGGCCGCTTCCGGGACACCCGCGCACCCCGCACGAAGGCGTCGAGCGCGCTCGACGCCTCGGAGATAACACCGGTGTTATCTCCCGGCTCCTCGCGGACCCTCACGACTCGTCCTCTCTCTCCGCCGCCTCGAGCTCGCGCAGCACGTCTCGGCCCGGCCGCCACGCGCCCGCGTCGAGGACGTTGACCGCCCTGTTCCACCGGACCATGGCCCGGAGCGGCGCGAGCCCGTGGACCAGCCGGTCCCACGGCACGTAGAGCACCGAGTCCGCCTTCGCGCCGCCCGCGCGGTCGACCCGGCAGAGCCGGCCCCGGACCTGCCCGAAGAAGCCCCGGTTCGTGTGGATCGGCGTGCACGCGATCCCGCGGGAGACCGCGGGCAGGTTCACGCCCGCGCCGATCGACCCGTACGTGCCGGCGGCGAAGCGGCAGGTCCCGTCGCGCATGCCGGCGAGGGTCCGCGCGCTCTCGTCCTCGAAGCCCTGCCCGTCGCCGACGACGACGCCCCCGCACGGCCTCACCGCGTTGACGTCCGCGCGCAGCAGCGCGCAGTGCTCGACCCGGTGCGCGAACGCGAGGACCTGGCAGCCGGCGTGCAGCTCCTCCAGCGCGAGGTCCACGATCAGCCGGTTCCGCCTCTCGTCGCGCGACATCTCCTGCACGAGCCGCTGGAAGACCTGCCCGTCCTGCCTCCTCTCGGGACTGAGATCGCGGTACCAGGGCGCGTCGAACTCGGTCGGGACGAGCCGGACCTCCGTGTCGAGGATCGTCCCGGCAGCGATCAGGTCCTTCCGCGGCACGTCGACGAGCAGCTCGCCGAACACGTCGTAGATTAGGAACTCCTTCCGGTCCTTGCGACGCTCATCCGCCGAGAAGCCGACCCGGTAGCGCGCGCGGCTCGTGTCGACGGCCCGGTAGAACGTCGCCGCCGCCGCGCGCCACACCTCGTCGAAGAGCAGCGCGTCGAAGGCGCCCGCGTACTCCTCCGCCCGCGCCGCGTAGCTGTGCACGAGCGCGACCGTGATCGGCCTGATCCTACGTCTGCTCCCCTGGATCACGCCGACGTCGCCCGGCGCGACCCCGATCTCCCGCGGCATGCGCTCGACCCAGTCGTCGAGGATCTTCTTGGTCGGGACGAGGACGCACGTCGGCCGCGCGAGGCGGAGCGCGATCGCCTGCGCGACGACCGTCTTGCCGCACCCGGTCGGCCCGCGTAGGATCCCCTGCTCGCTCTCCAGCGCCGCCTCGACCATCCGCGCCTGGAAGTCGAACGGCTCGACCGCCAGGCGCAGCCGCCCGAAGTAGTCGGCGACCCGCCTGTCGTCCTCGGAACAGGAATGTCGGAGGTCCTTGATCGACAGCGACAGCCCGAACTCGCCTTTCAGGACTTGCTCGACGCGGTCCCACCCGCCGCGAGGGAGCGAGAGCGAGCGCGGTCGTTCTTTCGCGATGAGCGTCTGATCCTCGCGCCACGTGCGCATGTGCTCCGGCGGCGGCTTGCCCCGCTTGCCGAGCCGGAGCCACCGCTGTCGGTCCGGGTTCGGGTGCGTGAAGGAGTCCTTCAGCCGCCCGACCGCCCTCTCGGGGAGACCCTCCCGTGAGACCTCGATCCTGCTGCCGACCTCGACCCTGACCGCTCCGGACATGGCGCGATCATGCGCGTCGAGTCGGGGGAGATAACGCCGGTTATCTCTGCGCTTCGAGCGAAAAAACGAAGCACATCTCCTCAGATCCTCAAGGAGAAGAGCAACGGAGGATCGACCACGATCTCTCCTGCTTCCCCTCTTCTGATCTGGAATCCCATTGCCCGCCCGCCGCCCTGGCACGCTAGCACGTCTCACGGTCGACTTGTCGGATCCGATCGCCTCGACTGGAGACACCCGCTCCTGGTTTGTCCCGGAGATAACACCGGTGTTATCTCCGCATGCTCTCGGATATGAAAACGCTGCCGATCGAGAGGATGGGGGATACGGTCCAGGGGATCAGGCTCTACGGTGACCCGAAGAGGAGGCCGGAACCGGAGACCTTCCGGATCCTGTTTCCGGGCGGGGAGGCGGAAGTCACGCGCACGAGCAACGGCGAGTATTGGGTCCACATCCGCGTGCACACGGAGGCAGAAGTCATAGGCGAACAGTCGCCGAGCGTCGACGAATCGACCGACGCTCGGCTCGACGTGCGCGACAAGCACTCGGTCGACTGCGACACGGGCGACTTCTCTGACCCGGCACTCGAGCACTTGGCCGTGAGAGTCGGCCTTCAGAACGAGCAGCCGAACCGCTCCAAGTAGAGGTCGAAGCCGACGCCCGCGGCCTTCGCGCGGTTGACCGCCTGCCAGATCCCCCGGTAGAGGACGGCCGCGGTGAGCGGGAAGCCGTCGTAGAAGGCGAGCCACGGCGCGCAGTCGTAGGCGTTCGTCGGCCCGGCGTCGTACGCGCAGCCGAACTCCCCGAGGTCGAGCGCCGGCACGCCGAGCAGGAAGAAGGCGCGAGACTCCGCGTAGGAGAGGTCGAGCTTGAACGAGTCGCGCGGCCTCGCGTCGAAGTCGAGGTCGTAGGCGAACGCGACGTCCGGGTCGGCCGAGAGCGGGTCGCCGTCGTAGAAGAGCCCGCGGAACCGCGCCGTGCCGACCTCGCGCAGGCACGCCTCCGCGCCGGAGTCCGCGAGGAGCCGGTTCGCCGCGCGCAGGATTGCCCCTGGGGAGACGGTGTCCGCGGGCGTCGCGACCCGGCGCCGGTAGGCGTCGTCCCCCTCGCCCGTCTCGCGCCGGACGCCCCGCTCCGCGCCGAGCTCGTCGAGCATCCCGAGCCGGCCGCCGGCCGGGCTCTCCGGGTTCGTCGCGGAGAGCGACAGGTCGGCCTCCCACGACAGGACGCGCCACGCGGCCGTGCCCGCCTCCGCGACCGCGTCGGGCGACTGCTCGATCGCGGAGGGGACGAACGTCGCGCCGCTCGCCTGCCCGACGACCGCCTGCCCGACGACGAATGTCCCCGAGAGCCGGTCGACCGCGGCGTGGGTCGCGGTGACGAAGAGGACCCGCCCCGTCGCGCCGGAGGGGAACTGCTCGGCCGTCTCCCCGACCGAGAACGTCCCGGCGGAGAGCGAGAGGGCGAAGACGCCCGTCGCCGCGAGCGTCGCGGTCCCCCCGTTCGGCGGCGCGGCGAGCGGGTCGGGCGGCGCGTAGCCGACGACCCGCCGGACGTCGCCCGCGTTCGCGCCCGCGGTGAAGCGCACGTAGGAGCCGACGTGCTCCGGGACGACGACGTCCGCGGCCGGCGCGACGACCAGCGCGTGCGACCGGACCCCCGGGACAACCGAGGCGAGGTCGTTCTCGTAGCCGGCGCCGGGCTGGAAGAAGTGCCGGATCGTCCCCGGCAGCGGGTTGTCGTAGCCGCGCCCCGGTCGTTGCGCGAGGGCGGAGACGGTGACCGACGACTCCCCGGGCGCGAGGCGCGCGGGGGACTCGAGCAGGTAGCGCCGGCCGGTCGTGACCGTGACCGGCCCGTCGAAGGAGTGGTCATTCGTCTCCTCCTCGAAGACGACGAGGCCGGGGGAGAAGAAGAGCGCCGCCTCGATCGAGGCGGCGCGGGCGAGCGTCAGGGAGACGCGGGAGAGCCGCTCGCCCGAGGCCGGCTCGTCGCTCTGGCCGGACCACGGGAGGATGAACATCGCCTGCGTCGTCCGGTCGACCGCGAGCGAGGCGCGTGCGAGCTGCGCGTGCCCCTGCGTGACCGCCTCCAGGCCGCCGCCGTCCCCGGCCTGGAGGAACGGCTCGCTGTAGGAGCGGTCGACCGTGCTCTCCCACAGGGCGAGCAGCTCGGCGAGGGTCAGCGGTCCGGTCTTCGGGGCCTCGGGCATGCGCGCATCATCCCCGACGAATCGAAGCAGCGGCAGGACGAATGCAGACGTCCTTTCGAGGCGGTGAACCAACACCACGAGGGCCGTGCTCGAGCTCTCCTCTCGCCCTGAGACCGCGAGGTCAACAGATGGGAAAAGTCGCCCGCGCGGGGATAACTGGCCCGCCGATTCGTCAGACGAACGTCACGTCCGCGAGCGTCGTCCGGAGCGTCGTCCCCGGCAGCGGGACGACGTCGCCCGCGGGCTCGACGAGCGTCCCCTGGTCGACGTCGAGCCCCGACGACGCGAAGCGCTCGAGCGCGGCGAACAGGCCGCTCCGGCGCAGCGTCGCGTTCACCGGCAAGCTGTTCACGTACTCGAAGAGGGCCGCGCGGACCGTCTCGGCGATCGCCGCCGTCCCCTGCGCGGACGAGAGAAAGCGCAGGCGCAGCGTCACCGGCACGATCGCCGGGATGCTGGTCGAGACGTTCACGTAGATCCCCGCCGCCCGGAACTCGAAGAGCGCCTCGCGGACGCGCGCGCCGAGCGCCTCGTTCGACACCCCGGAGCTGTCGGCGACGTAGAGGTTCACGATCCGCGCGGGCCGCGCGCCCCCGTCGAGCGCCTCGACCGCGCTCGCGGACACGACCCCCGGCACGGTGAGCGCGCCGAACTCGATCGCGCCGACCGTGGCCCGGCGCGCCGCGAGCCAGAAGGCGCGCACCCGGTCGCGGAACGTGTCGTCGTCCTCCCGGTCCTCGCCGCCCGCCGCGGGGACGTCGTTCGTCACCTGGACCGACGGGTCGAACTGCGCGTCGCGGAACCGGCGGACCTGGTTCCTCCCGACCTGGAACGCCTTGCCCGCCTTCGCCGCGCGCGCGGTCGCCGTCGCCGACGTGCTCGACGCGCCGAAGTCGCCCGCGCCGGTCGTCACGTACTGGATCCCCCCGAGCGACAGGAGCACCGCGTCCTTCGGGACCGAGCCGGAGCCGCCGGTCACGCCCGGCCGGAAGTAGCGGACGGGGACGACCGCGGCCGCCGCGTCCTTGCGCAGGAGCTGGTACCTGTCCCAGGCGTACCGGTCGAGGTCCTCGTTTTCGGACCCGTCGAGCATGAGCGCGGCCACGCGCGCGCCGAGCTGCCGGGTCACCTCCTGCGCGAGGAAGCTCGTCGAGCCGACGTAGAGGTTGACGTCGCTGCCTTCCGTGTCGACCTGCGCGGGGTCGATCCGCCTGGCGCGGGCGACGACGTACTGGCGGCCGATCGACTGGTAGTCGAGCCTCGTCGGGAGATCCATGGGCGCATCATCGACTCAGAGCGGGCGCCGCGACAGGACTCCGGGGGAGCAGGAACTCGTCTCCGTTCGAGCTAACACGCTCGCCCGGACACCCGGCCGAAGTCGGTCACAAGCCCGATGCGCGACGCCCGCTCGCTTTCTCGAAGGACGCGCGATGAAAAGAAATCAACGGAAGCGGCAGGAACTCGCCAGCGAGATCGCGAGTGCGATCAACCGATGTTCGGCCGAAAACGTCTCGAACACGCCAGACTTCATCCTCGCCGAATACCTCGTCTCCTGCCTCGAGTCGTTCGAGAAGCTCGCGGAATCGCGCGGCACGTGGCACGGACGACGGCTGCTCGCGAGCCCGAAGACTCCGCGAAGCGTGTCCAAAGAGAAAACCGGACCCGCCCCCTATGACGATCTCCCGGGTGCGCCGTTCGGCGATCCCTCAAAATTCAAAGCGAAACGAGCGGCGCGACCACCGAGACGCTCTCGCCCGAGCGCGTGAGCACCTCGAGCCGCAACCGGAAGACGCCCGGCGCGACCTGCTCGACGCGGGCTCGCGCGTCTTTCGTCTCCGGCTCGAGCTTCACCTGGTTCTCCGCCTCCGCGGCGAGCCTCGCGCGCGTCGAGTCCCGCGCGAGGCGCTTCACGAGGTCGGGCGTCCCCACCCCGTAGCCGGCGAGGAACGCGAAGCCGTCGCGCCGCGACATGATCCGCCGCGTGACGCGCTTCCGGAACGCTTCCGGGCCGGCGTCGGCCGCGTAGTCGCCCGACTCGTCGACCGCGAGCGCGACCAGGTCCGGGTCGGCGGGGTCGGAGCGGACGGGAGAGGCGAGGTCCGTCCGGCCGAGCACGAGCGGGGCGAGCGGGGCGGGCAGGCCGCGTCGCAGACCGTCGAACTCCGCGATGCCGGCCCCGGCGAGCAGCGGCAGCCCGTCGGCGGTGAACAGGCGCGAGGCGGCGACCGAGTAGCGGGCGGGGCGGGGGGAGAACGGGCGGTCGACCGAGACGTCGAGGAAGCGCCCGCCGGCCAGCTCGAACAGGGCGCGCTCGATGAGCACGGCGGTCACGGGGCGCGCGGGCAGGCCGTCGTCGCCGGTCGTGCCCGCGACGGGCGACACGGCGTACTTCTCCGCGTTGCTCCCGTCCTTCGGGCTTAGCAGCCCGTTGAAGAACACGGGCGCGTTGAACTCGAGCCGGACGACGTTCTCGCGGATCGGGGTCGCAGAGAGGAGCGCGAGGCCGTCGACCTCCCCGTCGCCCCACGCGGACCCGCCCCACGACGCTGAACCCCATCCGCTCATAAGCGCATCATCCGTCCGACGAACGGATTCATCTGAAAATCGCCGGTATCGTCAATCCGATGATACCGGTCTAAGTATTGGAAAATATTGGATGGTACCGGCGGTCCAGAGACAAACTTTCGTCGCTACGGGTCGGCGCCGAGCGACACGGAGAAGCCGAAGTCGGCTGTGACCGGCGTCGCGGTCGCGTCGAGGAACTGGACCGAGAAGCCGGCCGCCGTGACGCTCGCGCTGTCGACGAGCGGGACCGCGAGCGTGAGCAGCGGGACGAACGGCGTCACGCGCGCCGAGTAGCCGGCGTCCGGGAGCGGCAGCGAGAAGACGACGTCGTAGGCGTTCGAGCCGACGTTCCAGGTCACGCTCGCGACGTTCTTCCGCCGGCCGAGGACCGCGGTCGGCCCGGCGGCCGTCGTCACCTTCGCGGCCGCCCACTCGTGGTCCCCGCGGATCAGGGACTTCCACCGCTCGAGCTCGCGCGCCCAGCCGTCGGGGTTGCCGAGCGGGTCGAGCGCGTCGGGCGCGTTGTGCTCCGCGCGCTCCCCGAACGCGGGCACCCGGCGGGGGAGCAGCGTCGGGTCGGCCGAGAGGGGGAGCAGGGGGTCGCCCGCGTAGAAGGTCCGGCGCGTCTGGTCCTCCGCGCGCCCGCCGAGCCCGAAGCCCGCGTCGACGAGCAGCTCGACGAGGTGCGTCCCCCGGAGGTCGATCGGCGAGCAGAGCGTGACCGCGGCCGTCGCGGCGGAGAGCGTCGCGCCGGAGCGGGTCGAGGCGACGACGTCGACCGGCTTGCTCACTATCGACCACCGGTAGCGGAGGAAGGGCCCGCCGACCGCGGTCAGGGTGACGGCGACGCCGGTGTCGAGGTCCTCGCGCGACTGCCCCGCGACGCCCGCCGGCTTGCCCGCCTGGTCGATGAGAATTGAAACGGCCACGCCCCGGAGAGTAGCGCGGGAGATAACACCGGTGTTATCTCGGGGACAAACCTACTCGCCGAACTCCTCGTCGTCCTCGAGGCCGAACGTGCCCGACCTGCCGCCGCCGAACCCGGCCGAGATCGGGTCGCTCAGGTCGCAGTTGAGCGCGAGCCCGAAGAAGAAGAGCGGCGGGAAGTCGAAGCTCGGGAAGCCCGGGAGCCGGAACGTGACGTTGAACTCGAAGCCCGGGATCTGGAAGCCGCAGATCTCGAGGCCCGTCGGCGACGGCGCGAGCGAGACGCTCAGTGAGAGCGACTGCTGGTCGGCGAGGGACGGCGCGTCGGGCGGAGGCGGGAATCCGATCTTCTTACCCTCTCTTCCGGGGCATCATCCGGCCATGAAGCTACCGGAAGGCTGGCGGACATGCGGCGATTGCGGCGCGGCGATGAACCCTGTCGAAGTCATGCTCGGCGACGTCTGCGGGAAGTGCTGCCGCAGGAATCACCGCGCCGTCACGCGCCGCCGTTCACCCGGCAAAAAATCCGGCACAACCCGCCCCGGGGCGTAGCTGCCCCTGCAGGGGGACGCCCGGCGGCTTCTGCGCCTGCGCGGCGAACGCGGAGACGATCGCGAGCGCGGTCGTCGGGACCTGCGCGAGCGCGGGGGCGGCGAGCAGCGCGGCCTGCACGATGGCCGCCCACCCGGCGGCGAGCGCGGCGCCGGCGATCGGGCCCGGGAGCGCCGCGCCGATCGCGGTCACGAGCGCCTGCAGGAGGTTGAAGAACGCCTCCGTCGTCAGGACGTGCTCGGCCGCCGGGTTCGTCGCGGTCGAGACCGAGAAGAGGCCGGGCACGGCGAGCGCCGAGACCTCCGGGCTCGCGCCGGACGAGGAGAGCGTCAGGATCGAGTCGTCGACCTTCAGCGTGAACCTGCCGCCCGTCGCGTCGAGCTGCAGGACGAAGCGCGCGTCGGCCGACTGGAACCCGAAGGCGTCCGGCGAGAGCTGCAGCGCGCCCCCGTCGCCGCCCCGGAGCGTCATGACGCCGGCGCCGTCCATGGAGAGGAGCGCGCCGGTCGACGACTGCCGCACGAGGTAGGGCCCGTCGACCTCGTGCGCGTGCGGCGCCTTCTGCCTCCTGAAGCCGAACGAGTTCGTCACCGGGTCCTGCCCGGCGACGCTGCCCGTCGGGAACGCGTCGATCGAGTTGCACAGCCGGCAGAGGATCACGCCGCCCTCGCGGAGGTCGCCGCGCGGGACCGCGACGAGCACCTCGTCGCCCGCGACGAACGGGTAGTACTCGCCCTCGCCCCGGCCCGCGACGCCCATCCCCACGCGGCACCGGACCTGCTCCTTCGTCGGCTGCAGCGTCACGCCGACGAGCGGGCCGAGCTCCGCGTCGAAGACGACCGGCTCCTCCTCGTCGACCGTCGCGCTGCTGATCCACGTGCGCGGGTCGATCCCCGGGTACGAGTAGCCGTCGCCGACCGTGCGGAGGTCGACGGGCGCGGACATCGGGCGTCTCATGTCGATTTTCCTTGAATGTTAGGACATGATGTCCTATCTTCTGGTTCCTAGGAGGTTCCCATGTTCGTACGAGGAAGCGCGCGCATGAGAGTTGACCGGCTCATCGCCGACTATGGCTTTGACGTGACCACGAGCGAAGGGCGTCGATCGTACGAGCGGGCGATCCGCCCGGCGCGCGACCGCAAGATCAAGAGCGCGGCTCAATACGTCGGGATCTGCCGCGCCATCGCGCCGCACGTAGCCGGCGGCATCGACGGACGGCTCGTCGCCTGCGGCTGGAACCGCGTGCCGCCGCGCGCGTGGGTCAACGGCGAGATGGTTAGATTCCTCGAGTATTGGGCACGCGCCGCGGATCGACCCGGCGTCGTCGGATCGAGCTACAACCCCGACCCCGACCACGTGGCCCGAGCGTGGTCCGCAGACATCCCGGCGGCGCTTGTCCGATCGGGTCTACGGCTGACAGATCGTGAGGGGCGCGCCCGGCCGATGCCACGCGAGAGGGTCCGACGCCTGCTCAGCGCCGCGAGGGCTGCGCGACGGACGAGCGTCGGACGCCGCAACGTCTCGACGCGGGCACTGTGGCGCCTCGGACAGTTCTGCCCCGAGCTGCAGCGTGCTGCACTTGCCGCACTACCGGATGAGCATACGGATAAGCCGCTGCGGATCCGAGACCTCGACTGGGCCGCTGTTGCACGCCTGCAGCGCAACCTCGCGGCGGACACCACTGGCCGCATTCGCGCGGCATGGGCTGCCGGAAAACGCCAGGCGACGCTCGTTGAGGCCGCGCGGCCCGGCGATCGCGGGGCATGGCTCTGTCCGAGCTATCCAGACGTACCGCTTCCGATTGCTGCGCGTCTCACGCGAGGCGAAACCCCGGTATCGATTGCGTCGTCGATAGATCCCGATGCTCGCCTGACACGCGCCGAGGCGCACGCGTGGGCTCTCGCCGGCGCGCAGGAGTGCGTGCTCGTGTGGTGGTGCGAACACGAGTCTCTGCCGACTGTCCGGTCGTGGCCCGCGGCACGATGGCTCCGTGCGGTGCGCGATCGCGGAGACTGGCACGTGCTCACTCGCGAGCGGAGGATCCACGGGCCTGCCGGCGCGGAAGCGATCGTCCGCTACCTGGATCGCGTGGACGAGATCCAGGACTGCGACCTCGTGCGCGGCTCGCGGACCGGAGTGGACGCGGCCTTCGAACATGCCGCCGAGCGGTGCGGCGAGACGTGGATGGCGAAAGCCCGGGAAGACCATCGCGTGCTCGCCGGGCTTCCGACTGGCTGGCGGCTCTATCAGCGCTGCATGCGTCACCTGGCGACCCCCGCGCAGCTCGTGCGAGAAGGCGATGAGATGGAGCACTGCGTCGGGGGCTACGCCCCGGCGGTCGAGAGCGGACGGAGCGTCATCCTCTCGATTCGCGTGCTGGACACGAAGAGCACCGTGGAACTCGACCGCGGTGGGCGCGTGCTTCAGCACCACGGTCCCCGCAATGAACAACCGGGAATACTCGCGCAGCGCGTGCTCGCTCGCGCTGCGCGCAGGAACGGGTGGACCCTGCCTAGCCCCGCGAGTCCCTAGAACTCGCGCACCGTCACGCGCTCGGGCGTCGCGCCGGCCGGCGGCGTCGCGCTCGGCTCCTCGCCCGCGGGCAGCGGCCTGTCGGCGCGGACCTCGACGTAGTTCACGCACCCGAACTTGAGCGAGATCCCCTCTTGGACGTCCCAGTCGATCGAGGCCGTCTTCACGCGGTAGGTGACCTGCAGCGCGACGCTCGACAGCGCGCGCGCGTGGGCGTCGGCGAAGCCCGCCGGGAAGCCGAGGTCGCGCAGGAAGTCGGCCGGGCGCGTCGCGAGCTGCTCCTCGACCGCGCCGACCGTGTCGAGCCGGTCCGGCGACCGGGCCACCTCCAGGTCGAGCGCGTCGCCCGCGAGCACGTCGAGCGCGTCGGTGTCCGCCGCGTCGCCGCCGTAGCTCGCGAGGTCCTTCGTCTCGAACTCGACGCCGAGCTCGTTCCGGCCGAGCGCCTCGTAGGCGCCCTGCGCGATCGAGCGGAGCGTCGCCTCGTCCCTGATCCCCGAGACCGTGATCACCTTCCACCCCTGCTCGGCCGCGTTGCCGGGGTTGACGCGCTTCTGCCGGTCCCCCTTCTGCGGGTGCCGGACGACGAGCGTCTTCTTGAGCTCCGGCACGTAGCAGCGACACTCGATGTTCGTCGGCGCGTAGCGGGCGAACTCCCGCCGGCGGCGCGGCCGCGTCACGTTGCGGCCGAAGACGAACAGGCGCCGGAGCAGCTCGCGCCCGCCGGGCAGGACCCGCCCCGTGAACGGGTCGTCGGGTCGGCCGGAGAACGACGAGCCGTAGAGCGTGCGCGCGCGCTGGACGACGACCGTAGAGTCCTCGAAGCGGACGACGTGCCCGAGCGCGCCGCAGACGTCGGTCAGGTAGTCCCACACATTGAGCTTGCCGCCCCCGCCGGGAGTCGGCCCGAGCTTCGGCTTGAACGCCGCCTTGCCGAGCGCGCTCTCCAGGAGCGGCGGGTCGGAGCCGGGCGGCCGGTACTCCACGGACAGGCCGACGAACTGCGGGAAGTTCGCGAGGTACTCGGCGATCGCCCGGTCGATCGGGGTCGAGGGCGAGACGGCGAGCTTCGCCGGGGCGTCCTGCTCGATCAGCAGGCGCGTGTTGTCCGTGCACTCGACCGAGATCGTCGGCTCGCTCCGGCCGTCCCCGAGGTCCTCCTCCCACTGGTCGACCCACCCGGCGAATCGGCGGTTCGTCCGCCGGTTGCCCCGCCGGTCGACGTAGGAGTCGGGCAGCAGCACGTACTCGCCCCCGAGTCGCTCGCGGTCCGCGTCCTCGTCGGGGAGGGAGCCGGCGTACGCCTCGACCGCGCAGGCGCGAATCGTCCGCGGGTCGAGCGGCAGGTCCGCGTAGCGGAAGGTCGCCGTCATCGTGTCGGCGATCCGGATCCCGTTGCGGCTGATCGTCATCGTCGACGGGACGACCTCGACCGCGTGCGTCCGGCCGTCGTCGCTGCTCGTCCGCTCCTGCGGCGCGCCCCCGTCGCCTGCTGAGTCGCCCTTCGCGAGCAAGACGAGCGCGCCGTCCCGCTCGGAGACCTCCAGCCGGTCGGCGGCGCTCGTCTTCTTCGTCTTGTTCGTTCGGATCTGCGGCGGCCGCTCGGGCGGGTCGGGCGTGTCCCCCGCGCCGAAGTCGTCGAAGCGAACGATCAGGCGGACCTTCGCCCGCGGCCGGTAGCTCTGCAGGGGGACCTCGCGCATGCCCGGAAGCTACGGGAGCGACCCCCGAAAATTATTTTCGTCGCCCGTCGAATTCTCGTTGACTGCTAGGACATCATGCCCTAGATTGACTCTCGAAGCGGGGGACAACGGAGAAAACGGAGGACGCCATGGCGCATCAGTGGGATCGAGGGGTTCTTGAGGCATCGAGCTGGCACGGGTTGGAGGAGGTCGGGCAGATGGTCGACGCGGGCGAGATGATCGGCCGGGGCGAGTCGTCGGGCGCGTGGCCGATCAGCCTCACGGCCGACACTCTCAGGACGAGTTCCGGGCTGACTGTCCCGTTCGCGGAGGCGATCGTCGGCGGCTACCTCTCGCACCCGGACCGCGTGCTCGGGATCGTCGGCGGGCGGTTCCGCGCGACCGCGTGCGACGAGTGGCGCGAGCTCGTCCGGGCGGCCTGCGCGGCCGGCGCGCGACCGACGGGTGCCTTCTCGCTCTGCGAGGGGAGCCGCACGCTCGCGACGTTCGAGGTCGGCGTGTCGAACGGGTTGAAGACGCAGCTCCTGCTCGTCGACGCCTTCGACGGCTCGCTCCGCCTGACCTGCGGGTTCACCTCGATCCGCGTCGTCTGCGCGAACACGATGAGCGCCGCGCTCCGGACCGACGGCGGGGCGATGGCTCAGATCCGGCACACCGCGAGCCTCGAGCAGAAGGTCAACGCGCTCGCGGCGGGGATCGGCGAGGCGATCGCCGCCGGGACGAAGGTCAAGGACGCCTACGAGCGCGCCCGGAACACCTTCCTGAACCGCGAGCAGGCCCGGGCGATCTTCGACTCGCTCTTCCCCGAGGCCGGGGAGGGCGACAGCAAGGGCAAGCAGACGCGGGCGGAGAACGCGCGCGAGGAGGCGCGGCGGGCGGCCGCGCTGCCGGTGAACCGCGAGGGCGACCGACCGGGCAACCTGGCGACCATCTGGAACGCGGCGACCTACCTCGTCGACCGCAACGGCGACGGCTCGGCCAGGAAGACACGCGGCGACTCCGACGCGCTCGACTCGCTCCTCTTCGGCTCCCGCGCCGACCGCGTGCAGGAGATCGAGACGAAGATCTGCCTCGTCATGCGGGACGGGACCGAGGCGCTCGTCTCCGGGCCGCAGGCCGTCGAGGCGGGCATCGACTCGAAGCTCGTCGGCAAGAAGCTCCTCGAAGACATGCTGGTCAATTGAGCGAGTCCGACCGTGAGGGAGAAGCCCGGTAGGCCGAGCCCCGGGCTTTTCCACAATTCCTGTTGACATCTAGGACATCATGTCCTAGAGTGACTTTCGGAAGCGGGGAACGACAGACGGAGGGCGTCATGAGAGTCACGCGAGAACAGAACGGAGCCATGCTGGCTGTACTCAGCAGCATCCCGACCGGAAGCCGACTCAAGATCCGATACGTGCCGGAGAACTGCCCCGGTCCCGTCGACTACGAGGGCGACCTGCTCTCGGTCGGTGAATGCCGCGCCCTCGGGCACCCGACCTTCACTGCGCGCGTGGCGACCGGGACGCGCACGTTCGCGTGCCTGGACGACCGACTGCTCGGCCTGAAGATCGTCCGCTTCGGTCCGGCGGAGAAGCCGACCAGAAGGCGGGAGAAGCGCCCTGCGCGAGACGAAACACCACGTCCCGCGCCTACATCGGCGGAAGTACAAGCCGCGTACGAAAATGCCATGGGGAGGAGCTGACCGCATGAGACCCGAATTGCAGGTCAAACAGTACGTCGCGGTGATCCGCAACGCGCTCGGCCGGTTCCGCGTCTTCGAGACGGGCTCCGGGGCGCACTACCTCTTCGTCGCGATCGACGCGAACGGGTGCGACCACGGGGTCCACGTGCCCGTGCGCAAGAAGGATCTGCGCGCCGACGTCCGCCGGATGCTCGCGCACGGTGTCGGGAACGACTGCCTGCCTCCGGAGATAACACCGGTGTTATCTCCCGGCTCCGTCAGGAGCGACCTCACGGTCTCGGCCTGGCGAGACCCGAGCATGCTCGGAGGATCCGCCCGATGAGCTGGTTCATCGTCGACACGCGCGACTGGGTCGCGCAGCGGGTGACGGAGGACGCGGCTCGCCCTCCCGTCGAGCGCTTCGTCAAGCTGTGCGCCGACACGGTCGAGGAAGCGTTCGAGATCGTCAGACGGCGCGCGGCGACGACACGCTCGACAATCGCGGGATGAGCAGGCTCGCGCCGACCGGCGGCGACACCTGATAGGCCGGGAAGCCGTTCGCCCTCGCGACGTCGCCCCCCCTGTCCGCCGAGCCGAGGAAGCGCCGCGCGATCGAGGCGAATGTCTCCCCCGCGCGCGCCGCGTGCACCGCATACGCCCGCTCCTGGTCGGCCGTGTCCGCGCCCGAGACGTCCGCGAGCGCGCTCGCCCGCGCCCGCGAGACGTGCTCCAGGAGCGCGGCGGAGGCCGCCCCCCGGTCGACCTGCCGGAACGCGTCGTCCTGGTACTTCCGCGCGCGCATCGTCGAGGCGACCCGCCCGCCCGGCGGGACCCCGACCTCGAAGGGGGCGCGCCCCGCCTCGTCGGAGGCGCCCACGAACGACAGCCGGACGCTCGCCCCGGTCGCCGACGCCCGGGTCGCGAGCGAGCGCGGGAGGTTCGTCGCCTTGTCCGCGATCCCCTTCAGGCCGTTGACCGTGAACGAGAACTGGGTCGCCGCGCGGCTCACCCGGTCGAGCAGCCGGGAGGGGGCGTCCGCGAGTCGCTCGAGGTCGCCGAGCGAGAAGGCGGTCGCCGCGTTGCCGACCCGGCGCGCGCTCCTGATCGCGGCCGTCTCGATCGCGGCCGTGACGTCGTTCATCGCGGAGGCGAGCGCGACGAGCGAGGGCCGGAGGCTCTCGTCCTTGACCGAGACGGCGCGCTTCTGGTCGGTCCCGCGCCCTACCCAGGCGAGGTCGAGCGACCAGCCGACGTCGTCGGCCCGCTGGAACTCCGGCCGGTACTTCGTGATCCGGCCGAGNCNGACNACCCGCCGGTCGGCGTCCGCGCTCCACGTGACNCGNAGNAGGCGCGCCGCCCGCGCGAAGTCGTCGAGGACCTCGTGCAGCGTGAAGGCGTTCGACACGAGCGTCTCCGGCGCGTCGGGCGAGGAGAAGAACTTCGCCGGGACCCGCACGAGCCGCGTCGTGTTCCAGACGCCCGTGAGGGANGTCTCCGGGTCGATCGGCCCGAGCACGTGCTGCGTCGCCTCCGAGTTGCCGGGGTACCACTCGGTCACGACGCGCTGCTCGACGGGCCACGCGGCGCCGCGGAAGGGAAGGGACGGGCCGGCCAGCTCGAGCCGGCGCCGGTCGCCGTCGAGCTCCTCGATCGTGAGCGTGCTGGGGGGCGCCATCGCGGCATTCTCGCAGGGTGATCGCCGACCTGCTCGCGCTCTTCCTCCCGCCGCTGCTCGTCTTCGGCGGGCTCACTGTCGCGGCACGAATGACACGTCAGCGCTCTTCCAGCAGCTCGCGGTGATCCCCGCCGCGCGGGCGTGCTTCTCCCACGAGGCGCACCTGACGCGAGCGGCCTTCGAGTCGACGCCCGAGTTGCCGCTCGCNTAGCCGCGGAANAGGCCGCCGACCGAGCCGCTGTTCTTGTAGAGCGCGAGCACGTCCGCCGCGAGCGAGGCGGCGAGCCGCCGGTCCGTGCAGATCTGCCGGCGCGTGTGCCCCGCCCACGCGCGACCGGCGCGGAGCTGCCAGAGCGAGATCGAATAGCCCTCCCACGGCCTGTGCCAGGGCATCCGGTCGCCCGTGAGCCGGCACGTGTCGACCCGGCGGGAGAAGTCGCTCTCGTGCTTCGCGAGCACGACTAGGGCAACCGCGAGCGCCTCGACGCGGGCCGGGCCGCTGAACGGGTAGCCGTCCTTCTCCGCCGCGACCGCCGCGACGTCCTCCGACGTCGCCCGGAGTCGCTCGACCTCCGATCGGTCCGACAGGTCAACGGACGGGGCGGCGGCGAGCGAGACGACCAGGGTGAACACGTACGCGGCGAGGGGGCTCATCCCGGGGGAGTAGCACGCCCGCAGGACGCGCGCCGAGATAACACCGGGCGCCGAGATAACACCGGCGTTTATCTCCCCGCTACAGTGCCGGTCATGGACGAGCTGGCGAGGGCGGCGCGCATGCGGGCGAACCCGGACGCCGGCCGCGTCTACTCGCAGCTCCTCGAGGACTTCGACCCGGCGCTCCTCGGCTGGGTCCTCGCGACCCGCTGGTCCGGCCCGGTCTCGGTGCCGATCGGGCAGTTCGACATGGGCCGGCGCGAGGGGTGGCGGGCGCAACGCGAGCCCGACAGGGTCGACTCGTTCGCCGCCGACATCGCGCGCGGCCGGCCGACGAAGCCGATCGTCGCCGTGAAGGAGCCGGGGAGGGACGGGCTCGTGGTCGTCGACGGACACCACAGGCTGCTCGCGTACGAGCAAGCGGGCGAGGACCCGGTCGCTTGGGTCGGCTACGTGGACAGCGCGGGCGGCCCGTGGGAGAAGATCCACGACCGGCAACGCGCGACGGTGACCGATCAGAGTCTCGGCGCCTGACTCCTTACTTCTTCTTGCCCCGCTGGTGCCGCTTGAACTCGGCCTCGCCGAGTCCCTGCTTGCGGGCCCAGACCGCGAGCGCCTTCGGGTCCTCGACGCCCGGCTTGCCCTCGAGGGCCTTCTCGATCGTGGCCGTCTTGCGGGACTTCGCCCACTTCTTCAGGCCGGCGGACGTCTTCTCCGGGATCGCCATGGGGGAGCAATCTTCGCATCATCCACCCATGAGCAATGACCCCGAGCATCGCCGCGGAGATCTTCAGGACGATCCTCGAACGATCGAAGGATCCGGAACGTCGTGAGGATGCGCGTCGAAAATTAGAGGAGCTCGTCCGAGAGTTCGGCGAGGAAGCGACGCGGCGCGCCTAGTAGGGCTGTCGCGCCCACGCGACCATGGGGTTCGCGCTCTTCGCCGCGGTCTGGGCGGGAGCGGCACGGGACGGCGAGGGCGGCGAGGGGGGTTCCTGCTCCTCCGGGGACGACTCGACGCCCGCGAGCTCCTGCGCCTGCTTGAGCAGGTCCTTCGCCGCCTCGCACGCCTCCTCGGCGTCGGCGGCCGCGTCGGCGGCGCCCTCCTGGTCCTCGTCGTCGGCCGCGTCCCGCGCCTCCTTGGCTGCCTTCTCGGCCTGCTCCATGAGCTTCGGGATGTCGGCGAGGAGCTTCTTGACTTTCTTCGGGTCTCCGTCCTCGGCCTCCTCGGCCGCGTCGACGAGGTCCTCGATCTGCTTGCCGATCTCGTCGATCTCGTCGGGGGCGGCCTCCGCGGTCGCCGCGAGGCTCTCCGCGTCGTGCTGTTCGATCCCTGCCTCCTCCTCGGCCGCCTGCTCCTCGGGGGACTCCGCGGCCTCGTCGGCCGCCGTCTCTTCCGCTTCGGGCACCTCGGGCAGGACGATCTCGCCCGCGTCGAGCGCGGTCTCCGCGAGGCCGACGATCTCAGCCATCGTCGCGTCGTCGAGCGAGTCCCAATCGAAGAGGGGGGCGGCCGCAGGCGCGGCGGGCGGCATGTCGGGCATCGGGAGATCCTCCGGGGCCGAAGACTACAGCGCGTCGACTCGCATCATCCGGTCATATGGGCATGTTCAATGCGATCCTCGAGCACGACTTCGTGATGATCGGTGGTTACATGTACTGCAAGCGGTGCGGGGCAAGCCCGGACGGTTTCGCGATTCCGGGGTACGTCGGCTCGTGTTCCCTCAGGTCCCGAACGGCAGCCCCGTCGACGCCTGGTAGCGCCGAGTCGCCTGCGTCTGCAGGTCCCGCCGGAACACGATCGCCACGCGGTCGGGGTCCTGGTCCCGGAAGTCCTGCTTGATGTTGAACGTCTGACCCCCGGAGAAGTTGATCTGCGGCGCGGCCGGCTTTGCAGCCTCCTTCGCCGAGACGAGCCCGGAGACGTTCTTGAGCTGCTCGGCGAAGTCCTTCGCCTTGTCGCCGACGAGCCCCGCGAGCGTGTCGAAGCCCTCCGCAGTCAGGCCGGAGGCGGCCAGGAACGCGCCCTGCAGGCTCTTCGACTTGACCAGGATGTCGGCGATGTACTGCTGCGCGCCGGCGTTGCTGCTCTGGATCGCCGCGTTGAACGCCTGGTCGATCATCGCGACCGGCTTCGAGACGTCGAGCCCCGCCGTCCCGCCCGTCTTCTCGAGCTCGGCGAAGACGGCCGCGACCTTCTCGACCGGCTCGACCTGCTGCCGGATCGCCCGGTGCGCCGCCCACGCCTTGTCCGCGAGCTCGCCGGCCGCGCGGCTGTTCTCGCCGAGCTCGGTCGCGGTCTCGACGTAGGCCCGGCGGACCTCCTCGAACGCCTTGATCGACTGCGCCGTCTCCGGGCCGACCTCGGGCGCGGCGATCATCTTCTCGAAGAACGCCTTGCGCGCGGCCTGGTCCTGCTCGGCCTCGCTCTTCCCTCCCCCCGTCTCGGCCATGAGCTTCTGCCACTGGTCGACCGCGAGGGCGAAGCCGGCGACCGCGGCCGCGAACGCGCCGATCGTCGCCGCCCCCGCGAGCGCGCCGCCCCCCGTGCCCGCGATGCCGAGCGCCGGGACGCCGGCCTGCGCCGCGCCGATCAGCGCCTTGCCGCCCTCGACCGCCTTGCCGACCAGCGGCGCGNCGGCCCGCGCCCCGAACGCGACCGCGATCTCCGCCTTGTGCGCGAGGATCCAGGCGACGACCGCCCGGGCGTGATCGAAGGCGGAGACGATCGCGTTCCGGATCTCCTCGTGGTGTTCGCGCAGATAGGCGATCCCGGCGCGCACCTCGTCGGCCGCCTCGCGCACCCAGCGGCCGACGTCCTTCGCCATCGTCTTCGCGAACTGCTCGACGCCCTCGCGCCCGCCCTCCAGCTCCTTGACCAGTGACGACAGCTCCGGCATGACCGCCTCGAGGAACGGCTCGCCGATCCGCCGCTTCGCGATGTCCCAGAGGTCAGTCATCTCGTTCACGAGGTCGTGCGCGGTCGGGGTCGCCTTCGCCAGCCGCTCCGACACCTGCCCGAGGCCCTGAGCCAGGAGCTGGATCCGGCTCTCCTCGGTGAGCTTCGACCAGTACTCGGCCGCCTTCTTCGTGTCCTTGCCGAAGATCCCGGTCGGCTGGAGGATCTGGAAGAGCTGCCCCTTGACCTTGAGGACGCCCTCGGACATGAAGCCGTACTCGCGGGCGAGGTCCGAGGTCTGCTTGCCGAGGACGTTCGCGACGGTGCCGAGCTCGTTCACCCCCTCGATGGACCGCGCGATGCCCGCGTCGCTCGCGCCCATGAGCTCCGTCATGACCTGGAAGGCGTCCTCGGTGTCGGAGACGAGCTGCTGCGTCCCGACCGCGATGTCCTCGATCCGGTCGCCCAGCTCCCCGGACTTGTCGGCCGCGGCGTCCCACGGGATGCCCTGCACTCCCGCGATGAGTCCCGCGATCGCCTGGGTCGCGTCCTGCTCGTGCGCGGCTGCCTGCGCGAACCCCTCCCCGAAGCGGAATATCTGGTCGATCGCCGGCTTCAGGTTGACGGCCGCGAACGTCGCGAACATCTGCTTGCCGAAGTCGGCGACGGACGACTTCGCGTCGTCGGACGCCCTCGCGGTGTCCCGGAAGCCGTCCTTGATCCTCGACAGGAGCGAAGACGCGTCGGTGTCGAGGACGAGCTTGACCTTGACTTCTTTCTCCGCCATGCGGTGAGCTTCTCACCCGACCGCGTCGCTCACCCCGGTGCTCGGCGACTCCGCCCGGATGAGCTCGGAGAGCTTCCGCAGGTGGTCGTTGACCTCCCGGACGGTCATCCGCTCGATCTCCGACGGCTGGCACCGCATGTACCGCCCGAGGTAGACCCGCCGCCAGACACGGAGCTCGTCGTGCTCGGCGAAGTCGAACCCGAGCCCGAACGAGAAGCGCATGACGCCCGACGAGTAGGGCGGCCGGAGCGAGTAGCGCTTGACGTTGTCCGGCTCGGGCGCGACCAGGTCCGCCGTCTCCCACGGGTCGAGCGGGCGGCCTTCCTCGTCGCGTCTCAGACCGCCGAGACGACCGCGACGCAGTTTTCTAAAAAATCGTCGGTCTCCGCCTGCGTCATGAGGTGGAGCTGGTTGTAGACGTGGACGATCAGCGTCCGGCACTTCGCGCCGATCTCCCGCCAGAAGACCTCGACGCTGCCCGGGGAGGAGAGCCCGGACCAGTCGGCCGGGTGCTCGTCGACCGCCCGGATCATCTGCTTGGCGAGCTCGGTCTGCGCGCGGTTCGGGTCCTTCACCGCGCGCATGAGCGCCACCCGCTCCTCGCCGTCGGAGATCTCCCACAGGAGGCACGTCCGGTCGCCCTTCTCCGGCGCGCGCGTGAGGCGCGCCGGGAACCGGATCGCGATCACCTGGACGTTGCGCGGGAACTTCCACGGGCGCTCCGCCGTGTCCGCTGGCACCTTCGCCCACGGCGGCAGCCCCTCGCCCGCGTCCGGCAGCGGGAAGAACGTCGCCTTCGGGGTCGCCTTCGGCGCGAGCTCCGCGATCGCTGCCTCCAGCGCCCCGGCGAGCTCGCCGTTGCCGACCTCGCGCGCCGCGACGAGCTGCTCCGTCAGACCCGCGATCGCCCCGTCCCTCTTCTGGCTCATGTGTCTCTCTCCCTTCAAAAGGAGGGAGTCCCCGCTCGGGCGGGGGAGAGCCCGGCGTCCCGGGAGAAGGGTGACCCGTCAGGACCGCCGGGGACTTAACCGAGCAGGGGCTCCCTCGCGGCCGAGCTTAGGCGACCGGAGATAACACCGGTGTTATCTCCGCGGTCAGATCGCGTTGACCTGCGTCGTCCGGTCGGAGCAGGCGAAGGAGAGCTTGACCTTCGCGTACTCGGCGCGGCCGCCGATCGTCGTCGGGATCGCGCCCCACGCGACGTCCGCGTAGGTGATCACGGCCGTCTGGCCGTTGACGAACAGGTCGGTCCGGACGACGTTGAAGGTCGGGAACGCCTCGCGCTTCGCCTTCGCGACCACGCTGTCGACGAAGGTCAACCAGCCGGAGGAGTTGACCTGGAACTCCAGGTCGCCCTTGAAGCCGTTCAGGATCTGGTCGACCCGGTTGACCGGCTCGCCGAGGAAGCCGTCCTCCTTGATCTCCAGCGTCACCTCGTCGTTGAAGCTCCCGATCGCCTGCAGCTCGTCGACGAGCGCCCCGTCCTGCAGGATCCGCAGGACGACCTCTTGACCCTTGAGCCTGGGATCCGCCGCCATGATCTCTTGCCTTTCTGCCGCGCACGCGGCCCGTCGCGAATTTACGCGAGCGCGGAGCCGTCGAGGGCGACGAACTCGGGGACCGGCGGCAGTTTCGGCCTGACCTCGAAGCCGCCGTCTCCGGCGTCGTTCAGCTCGTAGCCGACGATCCGATGCTCGCGCATGAGCGTCCTCAGTGCGCCCGTCAGGATCTCCCGCTGCTCTTCTCGTCGGATCACGCGGCCTCCTCGAACTCTACGGTCTCGCCGATCGTCGTGTCGAGGACGATCACGTCGAGCGACGGCAGGAGCTTCACCTTGATCTTGATCCGGAAGATCCCCCGCTTGAGCTCGTCGGCCGTGCTCGCGTTCGTCACGCGGTAGCCGGCGATGCGCTGGTTGTCCGGGTTGTCCGGCGACAGGAGCGACCGGAGGAACGTGTCGACGACGGACACGACGAGCGCGCGGCGCTGCACGGTCGCGAGCTTCTTCACGAACGGCAGGACCGCGATCGCGAGGCTGTCCTGGATGAAGTCCGACATGCGCCGCCGCTTGATCGTCCGGAGCGCGGGGTAGAGCGCGGGGTCCACGTCCGCCGCCTCGGTCTGGAAGAACGCCTCGCCGCCGTCGATCCGGAGCGCGCAGATCCCGCCCGCCTTGAACGCGACGTAGTCGGCCATCTGCAGGTCCTGCACGTCGGGGTTGCCCGCCTCGATGTCCAGGATCCCGGTCAGGAAGGACGTCGCCTGCCCGATGTTCTCCTCCGGCGGGAGCTGGCTCATGAGGGACGCGCACCACACGTCGGAGCCGACGTCGAGGTTGCCGTCCGCCGTGAAGCCGGCGCCGCCGTCGAGGCCGCGCGCCGCGATCCGCGGGACGTTGACTCGGGCCCCCGGGAAGTTGTAGACGACGCGGTCGCTCCGGTACGCGACCGCGCCCGGCTGCGAGGTCGTCGAGAGCGCGAGCGCGCGCGTCGTCGTCCCGAGCGGCGGGCGGATCGTCGCGACCCGACCGAAGCAGCCGTTCGCGGAGGCGTCGAGCGCGTTGCTCCGGAGCTCGTTCCGGACGACGTTGCTCTGCCGGGCGCTCGCGATGATCGTGATCTCCTTGCCGACGTTGCGGACGCTCTTCGTCTTGCCGACCGCCTGCACGTACCGCGCGTCGATCGCGGCCTCCGACAGGGCCGCGGAGATCGGCAGGAGGTTCGTCACGGAGAAGGCGCCGAGCGCGATCGGGAACGCGCCGGTCGAGTCGCCGACGACGTCCACCGTCGCGACGCCCGCCCCGAGCCCCGTCCCGTCGTCGAGCGCGTGCCGGACCTTGACCGCGTAGGGCCCCGACGAGTCGGCCGCGACTGCGAGGTCCCGCATCGTCACGAAGTCGATCGCGCCCGTCGAGACGCGCGTGCCGGCGGGGATGGAGCCGGCGGTCCCGACCTCCGCGTCCGCGGTCACGCCCTCCGCGAAACCGAAGGCGTCCGCGTCGGTCGTCGCGTCGAGGACGATCGTGGGCTGCGCCGTGTAGATCCGCGCGTTGCCCGACGAGGTGCGGTCGACGAACGTGTCGGGGTCGGCCGCGTTGACGATCGCGTTCGCCTCCGCGACGGTCACCGCGTCAATATCCGCGACGTTGCCGGTCCCGGGGACCGCCGCGCCGGCCGCGAAGCCGGTCGCCGTCGTGACGATGAGCGCAGACACGGCGACGACCTGCACGCTCCCGTCCGTGCCCCGAATCCGGCCGTTGATCGACGTGACCGCGCCGCCCTCGTCCACGAACGCGGCGTAGCCGGCCGCGAGGTTCATCCGGGCGATCACCTGCGCCTGCGTCTGGTCGGCCGCGAGGAAGACGGCCGTGTACTCGGTCCCGTCGAGCGCGAACGTGATCGACTCGCCGCCCGCGAAGGTCGACGGGTAGGTGCCGGCCGCGCTGTTCAGCGTCGCCGCCGCGGCCGTGAAGGTCGCCGTCACGTTGCCGGCGCCGACGTCGAAGACGAGCGCCTGAGCCGGTTCCAGGTCGAACGTGAAGTCGTCGCCGCCGACGATCGAGGCCAGGCGCGTGAAGGTCACCTCGCCGACGCTCGTGTCGACGCGCGCGAGCAGCAGGCGCCGGAACGCCTTGCGCGCGAGCGCGACAGCGCCGTTGCCGTTCCAGTACTCCGGGACGACCGCCCCGTCCGCGAGCCGGGAGCGCGCGCACGGGTTGTTGCTCGGTACGCCCGCGTACTCGTAGCCGAGGTCGCCGAAGCGGCTCAGCACGTCGCCCGAGCCGAACACCTCGACCGGCCCCTGACTCGCCCCGGGAGACTCGTCGAACGCGAAGGGGCCGTTCTCGAACTCGCCCACGACGCACACCGTCCCGGTGCCGATCCCCGTCACGATCTGCGGCGGCTCGCGGTCGATGACCGCGACGCCCTCGATCTTGGCGAGCTCCTCGACTCCGGGGTCGAACCCGTACCTGCGGATGAACCCTACGCCCATGCGCGGGAGGGTATCCCGCGCGGTCGCCGGACGCCGGTCAGCACGCGCAGAGCGAGCAGTACCACCGCGCGCAGAAGCCGCAGAATACGCAGGGCCCGCGCCACCCGCACGCGGCGCACCGGAGCCGCATCCCCCTGCTCCGCCTCGTCACTCGGGGCGGTACGTCGCGCGCCACCCGCGCATCCCCCGCGCGCAGTCCGCCGCCTCGCTCACCTTGGCCGGGTCGGAGGGTCGCCTGAACAGCGCGTGCCAGAGGAGTCCGAGGAACGCGGCGCACATGGCAAGGAGCGACACGCGAGACGACGCGAGCAGCACGAACAGCGGCTCGTCCGGCTCGGCGTTCTCATAGCAGTCGTACTTGCCCGGGTTTCTCTTCGTGGCCATGGGCGCGATGATGCTCGGTTTGTCCTTGAGATAACACCGGTGTTATCTCCGGCGCATCATCCGGGTCATGAAGCGAATACTCACGAGGCGACAGAACCGCAAGGCGAGGGGCGAGGTCGGCGCGGTAGCCTTCCGGTGCAAGGCGGGGCGGGAGATCGTCCGGTACCCGTCGACCCCGACCGAGCGCGAGCGCCTGCTCCGCCGACGCGAGGCGCGGGTCCTCTTCTAGGCGCACTCGGGCGGCCGCTCGACGGTCGCGCAGTAGGAGGGCTCGAGGACGAGCACGGACTCGGCGGGCCGGAGCACCGGGTAGCGCGCGAGCCGCACCTCGGGAACCGTGAGCTGCACGCTCAGGCCGGCGCGCCTGCGGTTGCGCGCGACGTCGGGGTCGTCGAAGTTCTGCGCGCCGAGCAGGAGGAAGGTCGCGACCTGCCCGTAGTAGTCGGGCAGGACCACCGCGAGTGCCTGGCTCGCCTCGCCGACGAGCGCCGCCTTGAGCCCGGCGACGAGCGCGCGCCGTTCCGCCCGGCTCGCCCCCCACACCTCGACAGTGAAGGTCTCGACGTAGTCGCTCTCGTAGACGAGCACGGTGCCCTCGCCGAACTCGTCGACCGTCTCCTCGAGCTCGCGCGGCGGCCCGAGCGCGGGCGCCTGCAGCTCGCCCGGCGCCGGCAGGAAGGCGACGCTCGGCAGGTGCAGCTCGTGGTTGTTGTCGGGCCACTCGGTCAGGACGTCCTCCGGCCGGACGCGGAACTCGACCGGGGCGCCGCCCTTGTCGCCCGTCCGGCGGAACCGGAGCAGCGAGACGTAGAGCTTCAGCCGCGACAGCGCGGCCGAGCGCGCGTCGGTCGTCGGGAGCGGCTCGAGCGGCAGGGCGCCGGTGACGAGCTCTTCGGGTGTCATCGCCCGAGCATTATCCGCGCGAGCGGCGCCTTCGATTTCGCTCAGTAGTTCACCTGATC